CCCTGGCCACCACCAACCACCCCGACGCCGTGAGGGAGAACATCCTCCGCGCGTACCGTGGAAGGTGGCCAAAGTGGGAGGAGGTGGGACTTACCCGCCGAGGCGCTAAAATCTGCGTCAAGCGGGTAGGCTGCATCACCTACTTCCGTCTGTCCGGGTATACCCCGGATGGGCGGGATGTGGAGCTGGACCAGTAGTAGGTAGGCGGGTCTGGAGATGTTTGGGGTTCGAATCCCCACCCGCCCAATCCGGACATCCCGTCCGGTGTTACACAGAGGCAAGAATGGCAGAATATCTGAAGGTGTTCTTCGACCGTGAGGTGCAGATGATTGAGGACCTCCATCAGTTCCCCAATGGGGACGGCGGAATCGTCCTCGTCCGAGCCCCCACCCTCCTCCAGGCCATCCACGGCTGGGCGCGGGTGGTGGACATGGACCCGGACGAATTGTCCACGCATTACGAGGGCAAGAAGACCCTCTCGGTGTGTGACCAGCCCATCCAGCTCGAGGTGGACAAGACCATCGAGCTTGGGGAGAAGTACCGGTTTCTGGAGGTTGAGCACCCCGAGGGTGTAGTTGTTGCATTCGATGGGAGGCCACCCAAGCTCCTACATCGAGACCCAGGGGATGCTTACCCCCAGGGACATGGGGTTTCCCTGTACGTGGTTCCCCCGAAGTAAGTAGTATTAGGCACGCTAGGTGGGCTTCATCCCTAGTGAATTCCGGTTCGACTCCCGGCGTGCCCATGTTGTATCGCAAGGAGGTAATACAAAATGAAGTCATTCGCAATGATTGTAGGACGTTCCATCCAAGTACGGGTGGATGGAGCCCCCATCCAGCTAGGTAACGTCACCGAAGAGACCAATGGATGGAGATTCGACAACCCCACGGTCTCTCATGTTTGTCTACCATTCACCGTCCTCGAGTTCTTCGAGGGCGATAATCCCGACGAGTTGATAATCGAATCCAATGGGGGCACACACCACCTGGTTGTGGACGTGGTATTCTCCCCCAATGGGACCGTGTGTGTTTTCCTACATGGGAATCAAGTGACCATCGGTGGGGATGAGACCCTCATCAGTGCCCATGGGCAGGGTAGCCCAGATAATAAGCTCAAGCTAGGGTAATGGGCCCAGGTTAGGAATCCAGGTTAGGGGGTAAGATTAAGGCACGGCCAGCATGGTTTTTGCAGATTGTCGCGGATTTCCTGTGCTGGCCGCGTCCGCCTTGATGTTCGGAATCGTTTTGGTAGCTTAACCAGGCGTGAATGGCATACGTATGGGGAATTCCCTATACATGCTCGCCTTGAACTTTTTGCGGGTTGAGGTCCCCTTTTTGTGGTGATTGGCCTCCCCGGACACGACTTTAACCCGTAGTACAGATGGAGGTAGTCATGGAAGAGATTGATCGGCTGAAGAGTGAGAATGAAAGGCTCCGGAAGGAAAATGTACTCCTCCGAGCAATCATTAACATGTGGAAGGAAGGATGTTGGTGCTGGTGATACTATGAAAGTCCGCATACTACATAAGGCGGGCTTCAAGGCGGGAGGGGGTCTGGACCGATAGATGTAGGAGTATTGAGGGGTCCCGGCCCCGGCTTGCTGGCGTGACCATCTTGAGAAGGTTGTACGTGAAGGTAGGATAGGGAGCTGGATGCCAGCTGAGGGTACTCCATCAAGGTAAGGATTGAGGGTCCTCAGGTGGTATTAAGCCACCCACGATACACAAGGATGGTGATGTATGAACGTTGTGGTTCTGCGCGGTGTTCCGGGTTCTGGGAAGTCCACGTATGTGGCGAAGAATCTGCCCGAGGCGAAGGTTGTCTCGGCGGATAAATTCTTCATGGTGGACGGGGAGTACAAGTTTAACCCGACCAATCTCCCAAACGCACACGCAGCATGCCTGAGGGAGTACATGGGGCACGTGATGTTGGGATACCTGGACGACACCGTGGTGGTGGACAACACCAATACTACGGCGGTGGAGATCGCCCCGTACGCGGCGATTGCCCTGGCGTTTGGGTGTGAGCTGGAAGTGGTAACGCTGGAGTGCGACCCGAAGGTGGCGGCAGCGCGGAACATCCACGGGGTGCCGGAGGGAGGGGTGCTGGCGATGCACAAGCGGCTGGTTGAGGCACAGCTGATGCCCTGGTGGCAGCACCGTGTGGTGACTCAGTAGGGAAGGCAGGCACGATAGGATGTAGGATGTGTACGGGGTTCGATGCCCCTCGTGCCCATGTAGTTAAACCGGTATGAAAGGAGCGTGCATGTTTTACTTCAATCTGGACAGGGAGCTGTACAAGTGGGGGGACGTGGTGAACGAATTCGCCACCATGGGCAGGAGCTACGGTGGTGAAGTCTACTCCGCCCCGTACGCGGGAGGTGCGCTGGTGTCGGACAGGCCCGAAGACCCCACAAGCGTTCGCTTCATTGTGCCGCTGGATGGCAAGCCCGTGGAGCAAGACAACCGGAAGCTGGTCTGGTTCCGCCACCGGAACATCCTCGACATGTGGGCGTTCTGGAGGTGTGAGGAGTGGGTTGTGTACGAGCCGAACAAGTTCGGTGAAGAGGTGAAGTGAGGGGTAGGCGTGATAGAGGTGAAGTGAGGGGTAGGCGTGATAGATGTAGGATGAGCACGGGGTTCGATTCCCCTCACGCCCATGTAGTTCAACCACAGGGAGGTAATACAATGGACGTGTCCAAGCTGTCGCTGCACATCTTCAATGCGCTGAACAACGGCGTCATGGACGAGCTGGCCCAGAAGAATGGGCTGGTGGTGGAGTGGGTTGACATCCTGCCGCAGGGTGGGGTGGTCGTCAAGACCCCGAAGGGCCTGCACCGTTTCATTTACCAGGAGGGGAAGTAATGATTTCGGGAGAGATTCCGTTCCTCAGCAAGGGGCAGATTGAAGAGATCGGCAAGAAGTATGATGGGCGCGTGGTGTTCAGTGCGGGCGATTCGGACTACAAATCGCAGGGCTGCATCGTGCTTGCATCAACCGAGCAGGACGAGTGGAGGGTGCTGCACGTGTTCCACGGTGGTGGGATCGATGCCCACCTTGGGGTCAACACGTACACTGCGGAGAAACTGCTGGAGTACCTCACCACCGAGGGTGGCAACATCGTGAAGCACGAGTGGAAGAAGTTCCTGGAAGACAGGACCGGGAACCACAAGCACACAGGCCCCTCATATGAGGGGCTGGTTGAGACGTTGAAGTTCGACACAGAGAAGGAGGACGCATGAGCTGTGAGCACACGAAGCAGAACTCGTACTGGGTACATGACGCCAAGGGCATCCCGCTCTGTAGGGTCTGTTCGAACTGCAAGGATGAGAAGCTGGCGAAGTATCGGCCTGAGGTCCTCAACAACCCCAGCTACGAGGCAGACGAGGACATCGAGCCGGATGATGGTGTCCCCGAATGGAAGAGGCGTGCAATCGAGGAGGGGGATTACGACTACTCAGACGTCTATGGTTTCTAGGCGCTGAGCGCCTGGCACGCCGCTTGCTTCACTCGCGGGCGGCGCGGCGGGCGATGAAGGGTGGAGGGTTTCTGGCACGCGCTCTGCAGAAAAGAGAATTTGTCAGGCGGCGCGCGGCAAGGTTCGAGTCCTTGGCCCTCAATAGGCAGTAGCGGTGCTGCCGAAGATTTCCCTGACCCAAAGAGGCAGGGAGAAACCGGACAATTTCGTCCGGTTAGCAGGAGAAGTACAGCAATATGAACACCAACACCGTTGAGATGAACGACGCCAAGGCCGCAGCGAAGAAGTCCCTCACCGAGGCGGCGGGCGTGAAGTTCACCACCCCGACCGGCGCGTTGGGTGTCGTCCTCGCTGAGCCCTCCGTCCGGGGCAAGCCCCAGGCGGAGCTGACGTGCACCGAGCCTGGGTGCACCGAGCTCCACGTCCGTGAGGTCTCGGATTGGCACCAGTGCGGCAAGTGCCGCACGCACGCCAAGAAGAAGGGCGGGTCTGGCGGAGGCAGCAAGTCCTCCTCCGGTGGCGGCTCCTCCGTCCAGGGTCTGATGAAGATCCTCGACACGGACAGCGACGAGGTCCGCGCCATGAAGCAGGAGGCGAACGAGGTCCTGCTGAAGGTGCGCGAGGCCGAGAAGGCCAAGAAGGAGGCGGAGAAGGCGCAGGCCGCTGAGGCCCGCAAGGCTCAGCAGGAGGCGCAGAAGGCCGCAGCCGAGGAGCAGCGCAAGGCCAAGGCAGCCGATGCGCTGAAGGCCCGCCTCGCCAAGATCCGCCAGGTGGCGGCGGAGAAGGGCATCGAGGTCTCGGCCAAGACCGAGGTTGAGGCCGAGGGCTGATGCAGTGTGGTGAGGAGGGGTGGTGGGTTCGGCCACCACCCCTCCTGTAGTAGGGAGTGTACAGCGGGTTAGGCCGCTGTACGTCTCCCCAATCCGCATCCAAGTTCAAGCACTTGTGTTGATTGGGGAGGCGTCTCCCCGGCACTCATGTCGGGCACCCTCTCAGGGAGGTAGTCATGAATCTAATTGAAATCATCGTTGGCCGTGGTATGAAGTTGTGGGTGGACGGCAAGCGGGTGAAGGAATTCTCCTACGAGGAGACCGACACTGGCTGGTCTTTCTCCCAAGGTGACATCTCCTCCATCGACATGGAAGTGCCGATTGAGGACTTTTACTCTGGGTCGTCAGACCCGGAGAAGCTGACCGTGGTGCACCGTGGAGAGACATACACGCTGCCCGTGCGCTTGGTTCTCACGCCTGGCGAGGGCGAGAGCAAGGTAAACATCTGCGGCGAGCAGATTGTGGTAGATGAAAGCAACATCATGATTTTCGCAGCGAAGTAGTACAACCCCAACACCAAGGAGTGAAAATGAGTTTGATCGGAATGATTCACAGTGGAGCTGACTACCTTTCCTCTGCTAGCCGCACCCTGCAGGACCCGCGCTTGACCAACGAGGAGCTGGTTGAAGTATTCGACAATCTGAAAGTCGTCGAGGGCGGAATCGGAGAGGTGGTGAAGGTCGCCCGTGAGCGGGTGATGGAGTTGGTCAAGAATGACGGCGAACAGGACGGCAACTCGCTGAAGCTGAACGTGGGCGAGTTCGAAGTCCTGGCTCGACCCCGCAAGCTCGGGCCCGATGCCAAGTTGGTTCAGGCCCTACTTGAGTCGAAGGGTCTGGAGTTGAACGTGTACATGACGCCGAAGATTTCGTACAGCGTCAACGAGGCAGCGCTCAAGATTCTCGTTGCAAACGGAGCCTTGACTGAAGCTGAGGTCAAGGCCTGCATCCCCGAAGTTGAGTACAACCTGCTGAAGCCGAACCGCCTGTAGTGCAGTAACGCCCAGGGGAGGAGGCGTCGTATCCTCCCCCTTCGTATAGTGTGCATGAGCCAATCCCGGTTCGTGCCCGCCACAGGGAGGTAGTCATGCAAGCAGGCTCAATAGTTTTCCATCCCCTGTTTAAGGGGCCAGGTGTTGTAGTCTCGGTTGAGGACTCGCCACTGGGCTCAATTGCCAAGGTCCTTTGGCAGGGAATTTTGGAGTACTCGCTTCATCGGGTCACTAGCTTGTCTCACGAGCCGGTGCCCCTTCACCCAGACCTCCAGGCTTTGGAGGCAGAAAGGAAGAAGTAGACATGCCAGACATTTCGATGTGCAGGAACAGTGGGTGCAAGGCCAGCACCTACTGCTACAGATTCCAGGCCACGCCGTCTCAACGTCAGTCGTACGCAAGCTTTGCCCCAGACAAAGAGGGCAAGTGCGAGCACTTCGTTCCGACGAGCTATCTCCGTTCGGAGCGGATTCTGCAGATCGCCAAGGAGAAGGGCTTGCCGGTTGAGACGCTTGTACTGCAGATGGACGAAAACGACCCGGAATACTGGTCGCCATTCCCCACAAAGAGGAAAGGAGAGCAACAATGAATGAGCTTGTAGAGAAGGTCAAGGCACACGCTCTTGCTCATTACGAAGAGGGCGGATGGGACTTCGTGGTGGAGGCAATGCAGGATGATGAGATCGCCAAGATTCTAGAGCGTGAAGGCGCTAAGGACGAGAAGCAAGCAATCGGTGTTATGGCAGAGATTGCGGGACTCCTGGATGAGCAGCGCCGGGAGATTCAGTCCACGATTTTCTAAACGCAGCAGACAGGGAGGTACGCAATGTACTACGCACAGTGTTTTGTCGGTGGTGTGCCTGCTGTCGTTGCAGACATGGATGTGAACGTTGCACAGCACAGGGAGTATGAGGTTGTGTCTGAGCTTGACGGCCTGTACAACGTTGAACTGACTGACGAGGAAGAGGCGAAGCTGGACGAGGATGAATACATCGAAATCCAGCTTGGCAAGGTGATGATCGTAGTTGAAATGCCTTGAGGAGGAACTATGATAGATGACGTCTCATATTGGTATTGCATCATGCAATCAGATGGAGGATTCTGGGTCGTCCCGGATGAGCCAACAAGTGGAAAGTGGGCGAAGTTTGGTACATGGAATGAAGCGTACGCTGCGGGCAACAGACACAGAGTCGAATGCGAGAAGAAGCTTTTGGTCAAGGCTGTGGCTCCCACAGCCAAGAAAGTGATGGAGTAGCGACATGCATTTCTGTATGGATGAAGTGGTTGCGGTGATGATGGCGGTTCCGTTCCTTGGTGCGGCAGTTACTCTTATCCGTGGTATCTTGAGGACTTGACTATGCAAGACAAAATGATTGAAATCTCTGCTGAGCAGATTCCGGCGTGGAATTTGTTGGTGATGCGCACCGCCTTGAAGCTTGAGGCATTTACCGGAATGAAGCACTCAAAGCACGGGTCAGTGGTGCCGATGATTAAGGGCGTGCTGATGAACGCAGGCATTGCACCGGTCAAGGACAAGAAGAAGCTGCTCGAGCAGTATGAAACCCTGCTCAGGGCGAACGGCCTGTTGAAGTAGAATCAAACGTTGTCCCCCGCAAGCGGAGCCCTAAGTGGCACGCCGCTTGCACCCTTTTCTGTGTGTGGCGCGGGCAAGGCCCCCACACCGGACCCCTCAACCCCCAACCCAAAGAGGTAGCAATGAATGAGAAGCCTGTGGCTAAGAAGTTAGTCATTGACGAGCCAGCAGTTTTGGTTCGGGCGAAAAGAATCGGAGACAAGGCCATCGAGCCTGCGTTCACGGCACGAGACATGAAGGCTCTATCTCGCACACTTCGCCTTGGACTGGGATTCTCCCAGTATGAATGGGCAAGGCTATTGGGCGTTGAGGAGAAGTCGGTCGCTCGTATAGAGAGCGAACGTGGCTCGGTCACTCGCCAGTTCGGGAATTTCGTGCGGCTCTTGTCTGTTTCTCGTGTGCGAGACATCGAAGTCACGCTCGATGCTCTGCTTGCATATGATGACTCCGATTATGCAGAGCACGCCAAGAAGAGCTTTGTGGAAAGAGTGAAGGCACGGGCCGTGGCGGTTCAAGCCACGTTCGACTCCACTCTGGTTGAGGTTGCAAGGCTGGTGGACCTGGATTGGTACGCTCAGAAGTACAATCGCGTGCGCTCAAGCGGCGCATACAAGGGAGGTAAGTGATGAAGACGATGATTGTTCGCGGTGATGCGGAAGTTGAAGTTGACGTTGATTACAAGGTTCACAGTTACGGTTATCCTGCCCGCCGTGGCAAGTATCCGGAGGATGACGACCCCGGCGAGGGACCCGAGTTCGAAATCACCGGGGTTTGGTACCTGGACGAGGACGGTGATCGTACCATCTCCGCTCTAAAGGACATCACCGAGAAAGAGATGAATTGGATTGAGGCCGAGGTTCTCGAAGCAATCAATGAATCGGCAAGCAGCAGGGATGACGATTATGACACCTCTGCCGAGGACCCTCCGGATTACGACGTTTGTGATAGGCTGTGGGACCCATACGACAAGTACTAACAGGGAGGTAGCATGAGCAAAATCAAGTACGAGTACGACAGATATGAGACGTTCGACCGTGACGAGGTTGCGCGTTTCATCGAGAATCATACCACAGACATTGAACGCCTAGCAGGTGAGGCAGTCTCCGCTTTGGAGTCGTTTGGCAGTGACACACCGGAGTTTGACACCCATTTCCTTCACGCATCCAATTGGGGAGGCTACGGCCAAATCCTCTCCAATGAGAACGTTGAGTTGTCGCTCCCACTTGGTGAGGTTGGACGAAGGTCGTGGATTAAGTATGCAGTAGTGCCAATCCACATAATCTTGAAGAAGCATCTGCCAGTACAGTTCGTAGCTTATGCAGAGTATAGGACACATAAATCCAAGGCGCTAATGTTCGACATGAGCGCGGCAAGTATGTATCAAGGTGGCGCTAAGTTCATGGGCCGACCGTTCAATCCGCCTGGCTCTCCGATTGAGTACTTTTACTCGCTCGCGGACATGTACACGCAAGCGCTCGAGATAAATGAGGTCGCGCTGTCGACACTCAAGACAACGGGCAAGATTAGTGAATACATCGCCACGTTCGTGAGAGAGCAGAGTCTACCGTATGGAGCGATCAAGTTCGAGCGTATCGTGTCGAATGCAATGTGTGAGAAGTGTGGAAGGTGGATTCCGCACCACAGCCTCTCACGCCACAAATCGAGCCGCACGTGCCAGGCAGAATCCACATCTAAGGACGTGCGGGAAGCAGGCTACGTCAACATCACGCATATTCGCGGAATTGGAAGGGTTCTGAAAGCAGATGTTGGTGTTGTTGCCCGCCCGAAGTCCATTGAGTATTGGGCTCCAGACTGGGTTGCAGCAGCCATCAAGAAGTACAATGATGGTGGAGGATTCGCGGGCATGAGCCTTGACGAGTACCTCGACAAGATGCGACCCGCAGATGCAGAGCAGATGCAGTTGCCGAACGATGAGTATGATGGTAACAGTGAAGAGTAAGCCTGGACTGGCACGGGCCGTGCACCCGCCGAAGACGGTGGGAGAGTGTAGTAGAGCTGGCACGGCCCTTGCTTTTTCTGGCGGCAGTCCCCGCAGTCAAACCCCCAACCCCGCAGTCTCACACTAAACCAAGGAATTTATGTCCAATCCGTCTTTGTCCATCAATCGCCTTTCTCTCACGGACTGCAAGAAGGCGCTGTCCTACTCACTTCGGTCGAACACGCCCATTCACCTGGTCGGTCCTCCGGGAGTTGGCAAGTCGGCCATCATTGAGGGAATCGGAGAGGAGACCGGCATGCCGGTTGAGACTCTGCTCCTCTCGCAGTGTGACCCGACCGATATCGGCGGTTTCCCTGTCGTGTCGAACGGAGGACTCGACCGCCTGCCGCTTGGTGCCATCAAGCGGGCATGCAACGAGCCCGTGCTCCTCTTCCTGGATGAATTGTCCTGCACGCCTCCTGCGGTGCAGGGTGCGAGCATGCAGCTCATCTACGCTCGTCGGGCTGGTGATAGGAAGCTCCACCCCGGCAGTCGCATCGTAGCAGCATCCAACCCCAGTCACCAAGCTGCGGGTGGGTGGGAATTGGCACTTCCCCTGATTGGCCGCATGACCCACATTGAGATGATGCCCACCCGAGCAGAGATTCAGGATTACTTCTATCGGTTCGGCATCGACCCGAGTGAAGTCCCCGAGTTGAGCGACGAGGATAAGCAGAATCCGGAGGTCGTGAAGGCCCACCGCGAGATGCAGGCTGATGCGATGAAGCGTCGGGTTGCGATTGACTTTGCAGCCACGCTCGAGTCCTCGCCCGACCTGCTGCAGCTTGAGCCGCCGCCTGGCACCCAGGCAGAGGGCAAGCCGTGGGGTGCGCCACGCTCGTGGCAGCGTGCGGTGGAATTCGTTGCCGAGGCTCTCCTCTCTGGCGAGCCTGACACCAGTCCCGTGTTCATGGCGGGTCTGGCAGGCAACGTGGGAGACCAGCCCGCCGCAGCTTACATGGCGATTCGCAAGATTCGACACCAGCTGCCGGGAGTTCGAGAGATTATCGCCTCCCCCGACACGGCCAAGATCCCTGCGAACATCAACGTCGGCATCGCGGTGCTTGGAATCATCGGCCAGGTAGCAGCTGAGGACCCCTGCCCCGCCTGGGTCTACAGCAACCGCATTCAGGACCGTGAGATTCGGGTCGCCGCACTGAACGTGCTTGGTCGCCCCGACTTCGGGATCAAGAAGCACAAGTCGAGCAAGTGGTACGCGGAGGCCGATAAGGCGCAGACCGAGCTTCTGCGTGGAATTGGGAATGCGATGAGGAGCTGACCCGTTCACGTCGCATCCCCGACTTCTATAGTCGTGGCATGTTCGACAAAAACAAGTGGTTCAAGGATAGGTATTACAGGCGCAAGGACGCAGGTAAATGTGTTAAGTGTGGAGTTCGTGAGCCACGCGAAGGCACATTTACCTGCGTCGACTGTTCGATTAAGGTTGACAAGAGGAAAGCCGCCTTGATGGAGAAGGCAAAGGCCAACGACTTGTGCGTTGATTGCTGCAAGGCGAAGCGCGAGGATGGAATTGTCAGGTGTACCGCATGCGCTGATAAGCTTTGCAGACGCGACATAGACATCAGAATTAGGTCAAAGACGCATGTACTCGAGCAATATGGTGGTGCAAGATGTAATTCATGCGGCGAGGCAGATTTAAGGTGCTTGTCGCTCGACCATGTAAACGATGATGGTGCTGCTCACAGGAGGAAGTTGGGCATATCAGCTGGCTTGCAGTTTTATGCATGGCTTAGAAAGAACGGATATCCTAACGACCCTCCCCTGCAGGTGCTTTGTATGAATTGTCAGTTCAAGAAGCGCAATCAAGTAGTAAGGATACAAACAACAGGGAGGCCGAATGAGCAAAGCGATTGAGAAATGCAAGAACGCGGTGATGGTACTTGGATTCCAGTATCCTCACTTCATCCTGATTCACGCTAAAATCTCGAATTTGTACGTGGAAGACAACGCACAGCCGACAATGGCGATTGCGAAGTCTGGCAGAATCCACGTCAATTCGGATTTCGTGATGAACATGGACAAGGAGCATCTCAAGGGGGTGTTAGCCCACGAGATGCTGCACCTTATCCTCAGCCACCACGACCGACAGCAGGGGAGAGACCAGTGGGTGTGGAACGTTGCGAATGACATGTGCATTAACAACGCTCTCCGCACAGACGGAATCTCGCTCCCGCCTGGAGGTCTATTCCCTCCTCCGGATTACAAGGGGGATCTATTCTCAGAGAATCTGTACGATTGGCTGATGAAGAATCCGGACCAAGTACCAGAGAAGCCACAGGGGATTCCGCTCCCAGGTGGTGGATGCGGCACGCTGGACGACGGCACGGACGTAGATTGGCGGCAGACCGCGATTGAAGCGCGTGCAATGTCGCAGCAGGCGGGGAAGGGAACTGCGGGGTTCGCAGGGCTGCTTGCCCCACGCGCTCCTAAGATTGACTGGAAGAAGGTGCTGCGCTCTGGATTCCAGCAGGCTGCAGCACGTCCCGGTCGAGACTCCCAGACGTTTGCCCGCAAGTCTAGGAGGTCGCCTGCCGAGGGTCCACAGTTCCCCGGCTGGGTCGGCCACGAACCGAAGGTGGCGATTTCGATTGACGTCTCAGGCTCCATGTCGAAGGAATGGGTCGAGAAGATCGTATCGGAAGTGAAGGCCCTGCTCAAGACGTACCCCGGAACGAAGTGCTATCTCAACGCACACACTTCCGAGGTAGTCTACAAGTCTTGGGTTACTGACCGCACGACTGGCAAGGTGGAAGACGCCACGCAGTTCAGTGGTGGAACCGACCCACTACCCGCTTACCTTGATATCGGGGAACAGGGGAAGTTCGACTCGATGGTTCACTTCACCGACTGCGAGTTCTTTGGTGATGGCTGGCCTCAGGTGCCAAGTTCAGTCAGGCATCTGATTGTAGGAGGCTTTACACGGGACCCGCACACGAAGCCGCCGCCTGGCTCGACGTTCATCCCGTGTGAGACCCAGTAATTGAAGCAAGGTGCGACTGAGGAGGTCTGTACGTCCGGTTCGAATCCGGACGCACCGCTTGGCTGTGCATGCCGCACAGCTTTTACAGGGAGGTAGCACCATGAAGAGCAAGCTTAAGCCGATTCAGTTCACTTACACGCTGGAGAACGGAGAGGAAGTGACGGTTGAGATTCCTTCCGTGAAGGAGATCTGCAGTCGCTGCGACGGTGAGGGCGTGCATGACAACCCCGCTTTCTCCAACGGAATCTCCGGCGAGGAATGGGAGCGGGACTGGGACTACGAGGAGCGCGAGATGTACATGTCTGGCGCGTTCGATGTTCGGTGTGATGAGTGCGACGGCAACAAGATTGTCATGGCTCCGGATTGGAAGGCAGACTGGGGCAAGACCGAAGATGGACGTGACTTGATGGGGCTGTACGAGAAGCACTTGGATGACGAGCAATACTACCGCATGGAGCAGGAAGCTGAGCGCAGGATGGGAGCTTAACACACTAAAGAGAAGGAGGGACGTGAAATGCTGCGTTTCAGTGATGGCATGGAGTTTAACACCAGTGGTCCAATGCATATTGAGCGCCGAAGCGACGGCCTGTACGTTGTTGGTGGCGGAATGATGGTGGCCGTCAATACAGTCCAAGAAGGCAACAAGATTATCGAAACGTACAAGGCGAAGGTTAAGAAGTAGTAGAAGAAGTCCGTTTTACCACCAAGGAGGAATACACTAATATGAGCACTAACGATAAGATTCAGTCCGTTCTCCGCGTCATTTACCCCAACGGCGTTCCTGTTGAGGAATTGGGCCGTGCGTCGGAGATCGCAGCCGCCATGCAGAGCGTGGTGCAGCAGGTGGAAGTTGTCGCTCCTGCACAGGAGGCAAATGCGTCGCCGCCTGCGAGCATCAACAACAGCGCGGTGCTTCCCACCGAGACTGCGAACCGTACGACCTCGAGGACGGTTCTTGGCGAGCGTATCCTCAAGATGCTCAAGAAGAATTCGGCTATCACGGAGTTGGGCCTGGCCCGCAAGTTCGGGACTTCGGTCGATGAAATCCGCGCCGAGTTGAAGGAGCTTGGATTCGAAGTCAAGAATGGAAGCCCTCGCCCAGGCTGGGGACGCATGGTGCAGGGCATCCTTGAGACCGGTCCTGCAACGACCGTGGAGATCGCAGATGCGCTCAACGTCGATACCATCTGTGTGAACCGTGGAATCACGGTGCTCGAGCGTTCCGGTCTCATTGATAGGGAGCCTGCAGGTAAGAATCGCAAGGGTGTGACGATCTACCGCTGGTCCTTGAAGAAGTAGCACAAGGATTGGCCGAAATCATGCGTGCCGTAAGCATAGTAGCGACGGGCGCATGATCTTGGGGAACTGGCCCACCCCAACTGACGAGGCAGGCCACAATCTTACTGTAAGGGAGGCAGTATGACTATCGATGACATCAAGAGGAGACACATAGAGTTCGGCGGCAAGTTCTTCGATAAAGAGCACATGCGCTGGTTCAAGAGCCGTGTCCATAGCAAAGTCTATGAGGGCACTGGCGGCGTGTACTTCGTAACCTCGAGGTTACGAAGTACGTACTTCGTAACCTCTGAACAGAGGCGTGGAGCACGCAGGGAATACACCGTCAGGCACTTCGATGGTGGTGGAAGAATCTATGGTACAATGGCTGGGTCTGAGACCATGAGGTTTTTGCACTCTGGTTCCGCTCATACGATGGCTCGGAGGCTCGCAAACATCGAGCTCCTCAGTGAGTTCGAATTCCACAGCGATGTGTGGACCACGCTCCCTGACGCTCATCATATGAAGACTGCGCTCCAGGCTAAGAGAATAAGGGTCAAATTTTGTCAGAGGACTTGCGCCTACGTTGTCCCCAAGTGGGTGCTGTCCGCGATGTCTATATTCTCGAAAGGTGGGTTCGGTGATCTCACAATCGAGGAATACCTCAACAAGATGGAAGCGATGTGAAGCGCAGCAATTGGCCGTGGTTGTTGTACTTGCAGCAAAGGGAGGAAGCACAAATGGGAAGCAAGAAGATTATCATCAAGAATTCGATGCACACCGGTCCCAGGCCGGTATACGGGGTGTTCAATAAGGACGGCGAGCTGCTCCAGCCTGGAGACAAGATTGTTTGTTTCCGTGGAGAGGAGTGGGTGTTTGAGGCTTGTCATCACCCACGTAAGATTTGCTGTTCAAAGCTCGATGGGGTTTGGCAGCAGGAATTCTACCCAAGCGTGTTTGATCTGACGATCCGATAGGAGGAACTACCATGGTTGAATGCCAACATGTAAGGTGTCATCAGTGCAACGATAAGTACTCAACTGTCCTTTCGAACGAGGCAGAGCGACTCCAAAAGGAGGTCGAAGCCCTCAATAAGGAGATCGCCAAGAAGGAGGAGCTCCTCAAGGCCGTGGCCATCATGCAGCGAGAGGCGTGTGTTAAGCAGTACGTGCTCGCCATGGCGTTCAAGATGGGGGACGAGGACTGGGTGCAGGTGATTAAGGGCACGCCGCTGGTCACGGAGCTTGACCCATGAGAGTCGCACTTGGCAAGTTCATGATTGATTGGGTGGCGCTTGGCGAGGTATATAATGGAGAATACGACCCATACGATGTACACGATAAGGAACTCATCCGGTTTGACGTTTATCGTGCTGGATTTGAAGGGTGGGAAGTCGTGGACGATGGTTCATACTGCACCGAACTCCCCGCCACCACGTCCTCCGAGCTGCTCGTCAAGCTGAGCCACACGATGTTGAACCGTCTACACGAGGCGGAGCAGAAGGGAATGTCGTTGAAGAAGGCGTGCGAAGTCCTATCTTGGGTAAACCCATCGTGGGTGGAAAATGGAATGCATACACTGCGGCGTTGAATTCAGCCCCAAGCAGAAAGCCGAGCAGTCGAAGCTTGAGGGCAGGAATTTTGGTAAAGTAAATGAATGCATCGACTGTGCATCAGACGAACCGGCTCGGTTGACCGGCGTCATGGTGTACGGACATAAGACTGCGGGTTCTATTCAGATTAACCGGGACCCGCGCCTCACACAGTACATGCTTGCCTGTTCACCTTCCGCAGGAATTCGTTATGCCATGTCGCAGAACGCACCTAAGGTGAAGAATGGAGCAGTGTCACTGTTCGTCACAGACGTCGCCAAAAGACGTTAGTGGGAAGTACGAAGTACAGAAGTGGAGCCGCCATGGATACAGGTCCATGGCGGTACTCCACAAATTTGAAACGGCTCAAGCCGAACTTCACCGTCTGCTTGATAGCAGGAATTGGTGGGGACTACCACCGCGTATCATAGAAAGGAAAGATAATGATTCAGCCAAGAGTCGGGATGGAGATTGAGTTCAACTTTAGCAATGACCCGGACAAGGAAAAGCACACACTCCGCATAGATGATATTGGTGGCAGCTGTGGTAAAGAAGGATGCGAAGGTGAACGAATGGATTATACGACCTTGAAGGAAAGTTCTCGCTTCAAGAAGTATGGTTCGTGCTATACATGCACGACCCAGATTACGAAGTGGGCGGAGAACGTTCGCTTCTTGAATGGACTTCGGCTAGTTAAATAGCCAAGGCGCCTGGCACGGGAATTGCATATGGATGCGGCGGAACAAGTGGCGATGGAGAGGCTAGAGGCCGTAGTTATTCTTTTGAGCGACACTTTCCCCGCTTCCCTTGGTCTAATTAGGGATGGATCATCGGGCAGATGCAACCTAGTGCTGAACAGCCGCGTGCCTACTTTGATGTTCAGCAAAGGCCACGCCTACGTGAACCCTGGGTTCGTAAACAGGGTGACGATGGAGGAACTCGCGTCACTCTTTATCCAAGAGCTGCACTCTTTAGTGCTGCAGGAGTTACGCGATGAGTACGACGATGAAGACGACTAAGCCAATGATCGTAAGGGATTTGCTTCTTAAGCTTGCCGATTTTGACCTTGACATGCCGGTCTACATTGGCAAGAATAAGGATACAGTAGTTGATTTGAGCATTGAATCAGAAGTGCAGGTCGAGGAAATCGAAGTTGGCGACGACGTAGTGAATGCTGTTGTGATTGAACCTTAAGAGGAGAACACCAAAATGGACGTGAACATCAATCAGATCATCGACTACCTCAACAGCATCAAGCCTATCCTTGAGGCAACCAAGCAGGACGCGGGCCAGATCGTTCTGTCGAAGGACACGCAGCCCGATGCACTCACCGTGAAGGTGCGCAACATCGACCAGCGACTGTCTTCGATCGAGGACTCGTTGCACCAGATCAACAGCGTTTTCAACGTTCTGCTGACCAAGCTCAAGACCAACAGTGATGGCAATTTGGAGGAGATCGCCACAGACAAGATTATGTCCAGTGTTGCTGAGACTATCGACTCCTCGATTGTGCTCGCTGTTGAGACCGAAGTCAAGCAACAGATGGGCAATACTGAGTTTAGTCTCTACATTGACCACGAAAAGATCGCACGCGAAGTGGACGTCAATGAGGTTGCAAACAACATTGAGGTGGGCGACATCGCACGTGAAGTCGATCTGGATGACTTGGCGGCGAAGGTGGCCGAGAGCATCAGCATGGACGATGTTGCCGAGGCAATTATCGGGAAGAGCACACACGAAGATGCGGACACTCTGATCGAAGAGAAGATTACCGAGTTCGTCAGGAATGCGATCCGCAAGATGGCGCGTGAGTACTAGGGGATAATTACATGGGTGACATGAACGAACTGAACCGGCAACGGACGAGCGGGCTCAGGCCAATGAGTGGCACTGAGGCGGCAGTTTACAATCTTGAATTTTATCACAGCTTGATGAAGAAGGAGTCTGCGAAGATCGAGCAGCTCTTATTCAAGGCCCAGCGTGCGATCGAGTCTGGCAACGCTGCAGAAATTGAGCGTGTGACCGAGCAGCTTGACAAGAGCCAGGCAACTGAGCAAGAATATCGCAGCAAGTTTGAAGAGTATTGTATGCAGTACGGTCTCGTGAAGTAAGATTCACTGGTGACCCTTCCATCACGCATGTTCCACCTCCCTGGCGTGCGTGATGGTCGATTGGGCCGTTAGCTCAATGGTCGAGCGGTCAGCTCATAACTGATTGGTTGCAGGTTCGAATCCTGCACGGCCCACTTTTAAACCCCAAGCAAGTGAGTGTACAATGTCTGGTTGGCCCAAAAAGAAGCAGAGGACGAAGGACAAGAACGTAGTTTACTTAGACACGTACTACAAAGAATACAAGGGCGAAGAGGGACACCTTCGCTCCGAAAAGAATCTAACCATTCTTGCTCGTATAAAGCACCATGGCGATTGCATGGGCATGATTCCAGAGTGGGGCGATTGGGGTGCAGTCAGTGGCCTTGATGGTGGCGGCGACATTTCAATTTACTAGGTGACTATATGCTATACGAAGTAGATTTTAAAGTAGAGCGATCAGTCATGGCCGACGCCCAGCTGTATGGCATCAACATAGTGTCGCCGCAGCTGAAAGACGTTTATATTACAGCCGCTAACGACATGAAAGCCTGCTTTAGGCCAAAGTCGGGCTTGGTTGGCGTACGTTTCACCCCAAGCTCAAGTACGTACGGTGTACGGGCTGACAAGTACGACCTGCTTTGCACAGCACACGTACAGATGGGTGCAGATTCAAGCATTAATAACGCAATCTTGTGCATCAATAAGCTGGTATCGGACATGAAGGGTGTAGTTGAACACGAAGTAACAGGGGCAAAGCTCCTACCCAACGTCAAGTATATGGAAGCTGGTGTGGCTGCGGTCTCGCCGTAGAGGCCGCCGGCACGCCGTATGCAGTTACAACACGCGCAATCCCCAATGAGAGTGAAATGAACTACACTGTATCTGAATTGTACGCAGGTGCGAACGACGGCTGGTATGAGGTCCAGGGCCTTAAGGTCCCGCTGCTCAACAGCGCCGTGATGATTGACATCGGCTGTCCGCAGACCGACCCCAGCGCTGCAGACGCCATGAAGAAGGCGCTACACGGACTACGCTCCGAGGATAACCGCATCAAGGACGGCGACTGGTTTGAGACCCCGGTCGGTAAGTTCATGGCACAGTCTCCCTCCGTTCTCACTGAGGACGAGGCTAACGGGCGTGCAGCTAAGATTGCGGCCCAGCAGCAACCCCAAGCCCAGCAGGCACAGGCACAGCAGCCCACGCAGCAGGCGGCTGGCGTTAACCCGAACACAGTCAATCTGCCTCAGACCGTTACGTTCAACGTTGAAGTCGCAATCCCCGCCCCGTCAAGCGGCAGTGCAGCTCTATCCATCTCAGTGCCAAAAGGTCTGGCGCATTACAATAACTACATTGTAGACCAAATCGACAAAGAGCTTGCCAAGCACGGGGCGTCAATTAGGGGAGCGCACAACTACGGAAACGTGCTGAACGTTATCGACTTCCCTAACGGCGACAAGACGATGCTCGTAGGATACGACAACGACAGCGTTAAGGTCGTAATTGAGATTAAGCAGTAAGCAGCCCAGGGACCGTAGCTCAGTTGGTAGAGCACAGGACTTTTAATCCTATGGTCGTGGGTTCGATCCCCACCGGTCCCACTCTACACCAAACCACCAATAAGGACCACACTAATATGGCACTTGTGGATTCACTTCCACGCGATGCGCCTGGGTTTAGAATCTTCCACATCAAACGCGTCCTCAAAGAGATGTCCGACCAGGAAAGTGAGCGCATTGGTCGGATGTTCAGTGACAAGGACGACTACGCGCTCCTTATTTCGCCAGATGAAGTCGTGAAGCTGTGCGACAGGGTTGGTCTCGAACTTTCACACAGGCAGAACGCATGGGGCGACTACGACATCTGTATAGTCCCTAGGTGGATAATTGAAGCAATTGAGCAATACAGCAAGATGGATGGCGGGTTCGCAGATCTAACAATCGAAGAGTATTTAGCAAGGATGGTATAATGACTCATGTACTAGTAGCGGTGGCGTCTGGCATTCTATCTGCGTTTGCAACGTCTTACTACTACAAACGCAAGATCAACCGCCAAAAGAAAATCCTAATGACTACGTTCTCGTCGCAGCTGTCAGAGGTATTTGACAGGCATGAGACCGAAGTGGCGTCCATTATGAACCGCATCGCCACGCTGTCTACGATTGACACCAAGGTTCGTGTCAATCACTACTTCCACGGCGACCACTTTAACTGATGAATATCTTCGTACTCTCTACGGATCCCGTATCTGCTGCCAAGCAGCAGAACGATAAGCATGTACGTAAAATGGTGCTTGAGACTGCACAGCTACTATGTGCGGTCTATGACCCAGGCACGGCTCCGTATGGGCGTACGCATTACAACCATCCGTGTGCTAAGTGGACGCGGGCCTCGTTTGAAAATTACGAGTGGCTGTTGATGCATGGTATTGCACTTGCAACAGAGTACACCATTCGGTTCGGTAAAAGGCACGCGTGCGAGTCTACAATCGAGTGGTGTGCAGATAATGCATACAAGCTTGCCTTCCCCCAGCAAGCATTAACGCCTTTTGCCCAGGCAATGCCAATTGCGTACAAGTACCCAGACCCTGTTATTGCATATCAGACGTACTACATTGCAGACAAGTATTACTTTGGCTGCTGGACTCCACCATCACAGCCACCTGACTGGTGGCCATACCCTAATATGTACACGCCATGATCACACAAGATATAGATGCCGCAATCCTCAAGCAGATCTCTGTTGGCAAGCCAATCGTAAGGTTTGGCAAGAAGTGGGTCACTATTGTAGGCGACCACCGTGCTATCGATCACATTCGTAGGTCCGGTGTACAGCAAGACCCCATGATGTCGTCACGCAGTCAGGTGGTGGTGCCCGAGTTCGTGGGCGATGCGGTCCGTACCTTCGTCGCAAATGAAGGATTTGGTGACATGCAGTTGAGTGAATACCTTAACCGAATGTGGGGGGAACATAAGGCCAAAGCCAAGTAGCGCCTGGCACGCGCTGTGCAGTTAGTTGTGATGCGGCCACGGGGGGTGGGCGCATTGCAGTCAAACCGCAGTTCGAACGCTGGAGCTGAACTAAAATGTTGAGCGGGTCTGGTGTCTCCAAAATCGAAGCACTGGCGCGTCTTCGCAGGTATGCAGCAAGCCAGGGTATTACGATTGACTCACCCAGAGCTGTCCGGTACGCAGCATCGCAGGGCCTCACAGAGGATGATGTTGACGCAACGGCAGTTGACAACACGAAGGTAGACAATACTGAGGCAGTCAGACACTACGCCGAATCACTGAACCTCAGTGTGCAAGACCCGGTGGTAAGGAAGTACGCACAGTCTGCCACAGCACCAGAAGACGTAGACTCGGTTTCGATTGATGCAAGCGTGGACAACAACAAGTTCAAGTGCGCCGTACTTCACTACGCACAGTCGCTAGGTCTTGACGTAGACGACAGTCGTGTAGTTAAGTATGCTAAGGGGCTACTCAAGCCTAGCGGCGATTTTTCAGTCGAACGACGCGCAGAGGTAGTTGCAGTAGATGAAGTTGAACGTAAAATCAAGGTCGCAGTAGAGAAGTATGCAATGGGTGTCGGACTACCAGTTTATGACCATCGCATCGTACGTTATGAAAGCAAGATGAGAGCAGGCCCGTTTAAGCATTTGCTTGAAGCGGCAAAGTCGCAGGCGTAATCCCCATCCCGCCTACGACGCCACAAGGTGGGGAGGGAGCATTGGGCTCCCTCCCCCCTGTGGTTCTCCACAAATCAACCACAATTAATACCATGAGTCTAATCCGTAGCCTCGAACTTATCGAGTCCGCGAGCCTGGGTAATGACCGGCTCGCATCAATCCGCAACAACGAGTCCAAAGAGCTTAAGCAGTACTTCTATTGGGCACTCTCCCCGGACGTCACGTTTGGCATCCGCAAGGTGGACCCGGACCCAGACGCACCATCTTCGTATAGGAACGATGATGAGTGGTGGTCTGCGCTCAACGAGCTTGCTTACTGTCTGTCCAAGGATGAGTACGGCGACCGTGTTATGGCTGGCAACTCGGCCAAGCGTGCAGTATCAACGCTGCTATCTAGGTGTGGGCCACTACAGTACAAGTGGGCATCCCGCATGCTTTTGCGTGACACACGGCTGAATGTTGGTGCTAAAGAGATCAATAAGCTTTTCGGTCCTTCTACAATTCCTCTGTTCGCCGTGCCACTGGCCGAGCAGTACAAAAAGCTAAAGTCCAGGCTAGGTAATTGGTACTTACAGCCTAAGCTTGATGGTGGCAGATGCGTGGCACGCATTGTGGGCGGCAAAGTTACTCTACTCTCCCGTACTGGCAAAGAGTGGAAGGGCTTCCAAGAGATCAAAGACGAGATCGCCACGCTTTACGGTCGCATGGGCACGACCGACGATATTAACTTCGACGGCGAGATTGTGGTTTACAAGAATGGGCGCATGGATTTCCAGGCCATGCAGCGTCTGTTCTTCGCCCAGGATGGGCGTGCTCCGGAGGGCGACCTCAAGTATGTAATCTTCGACATGGCTCGTGGTACAGAGTACGACGAGCCTAAGACTAACTATGACGACCGGCTGCTCAACGCAATGATTACGATGAATGCGTTTGCAGAGGGTCTTAAATACCTTGAACTGGTAAAGTACGAGCGTGTGCAAGACCCCACCGAGCAGATGCTTAATGACCTGGCGGTAAAGTACGTGGCTGAGCAAGGGTGCGACGGCCTTATCATGCGCCGCGCAGATTCCGTGCCCAAGAACAAGCGCACAAGCGACATCACCAAGGTAAAGCCATTCGAGGACGCTGAGGCAACAGTCATCGACAAGGTTGAAGGCAAGGGCTGGCTCGAGGGCTCGCTTGGTACGATGGTTTGCAAGATGCCGTCAGGCGTCGTGTTCGAAATAGGCACGGGCGAGGGCCTGACCAAGGACCTGCGGCAAGAGCTGTGGGACGACAAGCAGCTAATTGGATCTACTGTTAACTTCAAGTATCAGAGACTCTCAGATGATGGTGTACCTGTCCTCCCTACTTTCCGTGCAATTAGGCATCCCAACGACTATGACCACTCCACTCCCTAAGCTTTGGTATACCGCTGCAAATGGTTGGACCCGCCTCACGCACGAAGACACAATCGCAATTATGCTTAACACTGAGAAGGTCAAGTGGGGTATCTCCGCTATTACAGGTGAGTATATCGTACCACAATGGGTGAATGAGGCCCTAAAGACATACAATGACAACGGTGGGTTTGCAGGCATGAGCCCTGCAGAATACCTGGACCGTGTTGCTGACGAGAAGACAGACGAGCCGCAGCATACATTCTAATAAGTTGACCGGATGTGGGCTCGCGTCATAAAATCTGCGAACCCTCCAAACAAAGGACATGTCGAATCATGGCGGTTAGCGTTGAAGAGTTAGATAAGGTTGAGTCCGTTCTTTCACTCCTAGTAAGCTGGTCTGGTGTGTCAGATGACACACCAGACGATACGGACATATTGGAGTGCGACGGCACGACAATCACCCTTGGCGATCTTCGTGATTGCTTTACGGCTCTTCAAAAGGTACGCGACTCTAAGCTAACGTCATGAATTGGCAAAAGCTCAACCAGATTAAGGGCGCAGTAGCATTGGCTGCACCTGTCGGTGACGTGGAAAAGAAGATGGTTAAGGTCATAGACCTTATGGCCACGGCTGCTACTAAGTATCGAAATGACGACAGGGACGGCGCTATGGCCCTTGTCCTTGAGTCAGTTAAAATGGTTGATGCTCTTGGTTTGGACTTGACGTCCGAAATGCTTCAGCAGACGCATTCGCCTCTGGTCCAGCCCAATCCTGAAGATTTCGATTATAATTAAGCCGCTGTAGCCTAGAGGACAGGCAGCGGATTTCTAATCCGTTCCACGGGGGTTCGATTCCCTCCAGCGGTGTTATAATTATTATTGTAGGATGGACATTATACCACCCATCCTATTGATAGTATTCGCTGGCTTGTTAGGCAGTTACTCTTCCATGAAGTCTTTTGGCGGCGGTAGCATGGTATGGCCTATCTTGTCCGGACAGGTAACGGTTTTAGCGTGGTCATTCATGACTAAGCAAAGGTTTAGTCCAGTAATGGCAGCAATTTTATTCGACGGTCTATACTGTACTTCATGGTATGTTGGCGTTATGCTTCATGGCACCAAGATAAATGGAACTCAGGCAGTGGGCATAATGTTGGTCATGTCTGGCATGATGGTCGCTGGTTTTGGCAGCAGGTGATATGCTATACGTATATTCAGACGGATCTGCGTCGGGTGGATTTGGTCCTGGCGGCTATGGTTGGATTGTGTGTAGTGGCGACGAAGTAATCCGAGCGGGATTCGGTGCTTCTCCTATCACTACAAATAATATAATGGAACTTGAAGGCGCAACGAAGGGCGTAGAGTGGATATTGTCTGCGAATATAGTAGACCCAGACGGTATCACCCTTGTATCTGATTCTCAGTACGCAATAGGTATCGCTGATGGCACGTATACACCCAAAAAGAATAAAGAGATTGCGTATAAATTCAAGGCTTTGTTAAATAGTCTTGGTGTTAAACTTGTCTGGGTGCGCGGTCATAGCGGTCACCTAATGAACGACCTTGCCGACTCACTTGCTGCACTTGGTAAACGTGGCTTCTATAAGACAAAGTCCAAAAAGCGTGCGCGTAAGCTGCGCAGGCAGTTCTTGCGAGAGTTAAATGCTAAACAGGTATAGCAGTGAAGAAATGGCACACATCTGGTCGGACGTCGAGAAGTATCGACGCTGGCGTGACGTAGAGCTTGCCGTCATAGACGCCCTGGCCCAATTCGGGTTCGTACCGCAAGAGGCAGCTGACGAGTGCAAGGCTCGAGCAGGCGACTTCACAGATGATGACATTAAAGAGATAGAACTTATCGAGGCTTTTGCCAAGCATGACGTCATTGCATTTATCACGTTTATGGAGAACCGTATCGGTGATTCAGCCAGGTACTTGCACTATGGCCTGACTTCATCCGACATTGTAGATACAGCTCTATCCATGGGCGTAGTTAAAAGTTTGAGCATTATTGTAGACCAAATCAACGCCCTGCAGCGTGCGATGCTCAAGCTTGCCAACGAACACAAGTATACGTACATCACCGGACGTACGCACGGCATCCACGCAGAGCCGACCTCATTCGGCCACAAGATTCTTGTATTTGCGAAGGAGCTTGAACGCTGCGAATCGCGTGTTGTCAACGCGTTATTACGTGCAGGCGTAGCTAAGCTGTCCGGTGCAGTTGGTACGTTTGCACACACGAACCTAGACGTTGAGCATTATGCAGCAAGTACGCTTGGCCTCAGGCCGTCTATTGTGTCAAACCAAGTCATGCAGCGTGACATCCATGCAGAGGTTATCACGTCGCTTGCCATCCTGGGTGGATGCCTTGAGAGCATAGCAATTGAAATCCGGCATCTGAGCCGTACCGAAGTAGGCGAAGTCGCTGAAAGCTTCGGGCCTGACCAAAAGGGCAGCTCTGCAATGCCACACAAGCGTAATCCAATCTCGTCTGAGAACATATCTGGCCTTGCACGTCTGCTGCGTGGGTATGCGTCTACTGCCATGGACAACATGGCGCTATGGCACGAGCGCGACATTTCACATTCATCCGTAGAGAGGGTTATAATCCCAGACTCCATGTGTATAGCGGATTACATGCTACGTAGGATGTGCGGCGTGATTGAGAACCTGGCCGTCGACAAGAACACCATGGCAGGCAATATGCTCAAGACCCGTGGCCTGATTTATAGTCAGCGCCTTATGCTCATGCTCGTACGCAAGGGTCTGCTCAGGCAGGATGCATACGCACTCGTGCAGGCAGCATCTAATAAAGTACGTGGCAATCCGGACATTGGACTGTATACAGCAGCAATTAATCACGGCAGCATCGCTGCTATACTTTCTGGCGACGAGATTAAATCGTGCTTCGACGACAGCTTTTACATTCGACACATGGATGAGGTTTTCGACTTAGCACTACAGACAATGCCGCGATAAAAATTAAGGACTGGTCGCCTAATGGTTAAGGCCCGCACCTTATAAGTGCGTGACGGTGGTTCAATTCCACCCCGGTCCACTCTTAAAATGCAGGGTAAATAAACGTGAACAAGCAATCCGAACAGCGTGACGTCCTACAGAACATGTACCTCATCATCAATCCACTAATTAAGGCAACAGTGCAAGCCTGCAATGGGACCGAGCATCTTTTCGGCGGCTCTGGCCAGTGCCTCCACTGCGGCGCTCACCGAGACCCTGTATATAGATAGTACTGGCACGGCCAGTGCAGTATTCTTTGTCGTGCGGCGGCGTGTGAGAGGTAAGACCTCTGGCACGCCGTTCGCATATAGTAGTAGTGCTCAGCGTGGCGCTGAGCATTTAACCCTCAGAGGCAAACAATGAGCACCGACACCAACACCACCATTACTGATTCTGCAGATTCCGCAATCCTGACCGCAGCCACCAAGCATGGGTTCACTCCAGATGCGGATGGCCACTACACCATGGAGGCAGCCAAGAAGCTTGGCCTCGCTGGCATGAAGTTTACCACGCCGTTGGGCTCCAAGGGTGTCATCCTCTCCGAGCGCTCCGAGAAGGGCAAGCTCCGTGCGGAGCTGACCTGTATCAAGGGCGGTCCGAACCACATCCGTGAGCAGTCCGATTGGCACCAGTGCGCGGTCTCCCCAGAAATGAAGAAGGGTTCGGGTCGTAAGCCTGCCGCCAAGAAGGCTACTGCACAGGTAATTGATGTGCCTGAGGTTACGCCCAGCCCCGAGCAGGTAATTGCCAATGCGGAGAGCATTCGTGCCAAGCTGCAGGCCCGCCTGGCTGAGGCGCGCGCGCGCGCTGGCGTCGAGTCTCCGACCAAGGCTGAGACCGAGGCGTCTGTCTAGCATCGGGTAGATTCCCGATGCAGTCGTAAGGGGCTATTTAGTGTGCCACTACCTTACCTCTGGTGGCATTTTATCAAGGACAATTGTATGCCCATCGTGAACGGCACGACTTACCACGACTCTACCCCGAAGGCAGTGATTAATATCCTTGAAGACGCTCGCGCTTCCGGCAAGCGAATCCGCATTTATTACGGTGACAGTAAGACAGGCGACATCTGGCCAGACCTTCCTATGTGCGGCCCGGTCAATAGGTCCATGGGGCCAACGAAGATTCCGCTTCTTATCAAGACCTCGCGCTCGTTTGGTGGAGAGGGCATCCTCGACCACTGCATCTTGAAGATTGAAACTTCACCAGCGGACCGTGTTCTTTATGTAAGCGACAGGTGCAAGAATGGGAACTAACTACTATCTGATGGTAAACGTATGCCCTACGTGCAAGCATCCAGAGAACCAGTATCACATCGGCAAGAGCAGCATGGGATGGTCGTTCACATTTCAGGCGCTCAAAGGGTACGAGTCGCCAACGGGCGCACCGATTAACTCTGCCAAGGATTGGCGCGATGCTATGTCCATGAAGATTAATGGCAAAAGGGTCAGGATTATGAGCGAGTACAAACGTCCAATCTCTGCCAAAAAGTTCTGGGAGATGGTAGACGAGAAGAAGCAGGGCAAGAATCATCATACCGAGACTACGGGTGGACCTAGGCAGCCTTGGAAGGATGATCGCTCCTGGATTGATGCAGAGGGCCATGCATTTTGTATGGGCTACTTCTCCTAAGTATATCCAGCAGCAATGAGTAAGCATTATTAATGCAAGGGGCTATAGTTAAACGGGATAACATCGCCTTTGCAAGGCGAGATTGACAGTTCGATTCTGTCTAGCTCCATGCAACAATTATATTCCTTGATAGCTCAGATCTAGGTAGAGCGCCGAACTGTTAATTCGGATGTCGCTGGTTCGAATCCAGCTCAAGGAGCTTAGTTGATAAACATGAGAAACGGACCATACATATTAGTTGTGGCTCCAACTGGCTACCCTGGTAAGTTATACCGTGGCCGCTATGCATATGAACACCATATAGTATGGTGGCAAGCCACTGGGCAGATTGTGCCAGATGGCACGTTGTCCATCATGTCAACGAAGACAAGACTGGCAATCGGATTGAAAACCTCTCGATGTTGGCTGCAGGTGCGCACGCTTCACATCACAGTACCGCTGAGCGGCTAGAACTTACGTGTGCGCGCTGCAACACACAGTTTAGCCTAGTGCCAAGCAAGGCTAAAACGCGTTCTAGCAGGAACAAGTCCGGAAGACTGTTCTGCTCCAAAGAGTGTAGCAATGGCGGACAGCTACGGCCAACCCTTACTGACGACCAAATACCACATGGCACATCAGTTGGGTATAGATACCACAAGTGTAAGTGTACAGTATGCAAAACCGCACACAACACCAGAATTAGAGAATATAAAGCTAGATGCAGACTGTCTGGTCTTGATGTGAAGTGAGTCTATGATAAACGTACGCCAAAATCCTAAGCTTCTCTCAGACTTGTACGACATCTTCAACGAGGCAGACCCACTGGGCCTTATTAAGATGGGTGCGCCTCCCGATGAGTATGTGTCTGAGATTGAGGCAGCTATGTACCGCATAGACGAGATGAAGGATATAAAAACTACCCGTGTAGTCCTTCACGATGTATTCAGTACGATGTTCGATAAGCACTATGCTGGTACAGAGGGTACCTATACAGCACTTGCAGCTCTATTATTCGCATACCTAAGGGGCGAAGGACTGATCTAAGTGGACAAGTTACCTGCTGCATGGTACATAGCTTTAGGAGCGTTCTTTACGCTAGAGTTGTACATATGCGTCAGAGAACTGCTGCACAGATGACTGTCGGTCGTTTCTCCAGGGCAGACATCTTGTCTGGTAAGGCCATTGCAGAAAGCAAAGTGGCCAGGCCAGAAGAGGCGCAGGGGTATCTTGACAAGGATGCCGAGCTTGAGGCAGAGAAAGCAAAGACACCCCAGCACAAACGCAAAGCCGAGAAGGCTAACAAGAGCAAGGCACAGAACAAGATCAACTCTCTTGTGAAGCAGATTGACCGCTTGGAACGTCAACGCGGCGTACTAGACAAGAAAATTCAAGACCTACAGTCTACCCTCGCGTCGATATGTGACCACCATAATACAACCATGGTAGACGCGGAAGACGACAAGATTGAAATGCGCTGCTGTGTCTGTTGGACTCTATTATACGGATAAGATATACCAGTTGTCGCGGCGAGAAGGCGTGATTACCTTTTTTGTGGCGGGTGGCGTGGTGCCGCGCGCCTTAACCAAAGAGGGTAACATGCCGGAAAAACAGTATTCTGAGGCCGTTATTAAGTGGGCAGAGTCTCTTGGTTTCACCCTCGACGACCCACGCGTGAAGAAGTACGCGGACGAAACGGGTGGGCACATGACGGATGAGCGGGGTAGGCCAATTGATGAAGACTCCCGCAAGTTCGAAGACGCGGTGCGTAGATATGCAGAGTCTCAGGGTCTGGACACTGAACACCCACGTGTGCAGAAGTACGCACGTGGGCTTCGATCCAAGACCGGAGACTTCGGCGGGCGCGAGCAAGATAGCACCATCGGCGCTCGCAAGTAGCTGACATCTGGCGACCACGGGCTCCGACGAGGGGCCCGTGGCACGCCGTGTGCAGTTGTACTGCAGTACAATGGCCGCTACAGAGTTTAAAGTTGGGGATTTAGTCCGCTGCGTGAGCCGTAAGGGCGTGTTCGCCAAGCAGCTTAAGCCCACTGTTGGTGCAAGATATATAGTCACCGATGTAGAGCCGGGGTTATACTCGTATAAACTAAATGTACGGCGGGAGAATGAGCAACACTCTATTCTATCTGCCGCACTATTCTCATCGGTGGACTTTGAACATGTCAAAATGCAAGAAATGTAACGACTCCAAGTGGGTATCATGTACTGGCACTAAGGATTGTGAAGTAAAGGTCGAACACTACCATATTTGCGGATGCAGGCTGGATAAAAATGAGCGAAAGAAAAATTGAGCTTCAGGCTGGCACCGACAATTGGCGTAACGTAGTGGTTTTTAATCCTACGATCGACGAGATTGAGTTACACATCGACATCGCCAACAAAAGGCTAGCAGATGTGCGCGACAAGTTAGCGGCCAGCGTGGCCGACAATTACAGCATGTTCGGTGGTGGCACCATGCCAATACACGTGTTGTATTCGGCTACGTACATGAAGGAGAACGCTGACATTGTAAAGATGGCCATGGAGTGCGGAACTGGCACAATTTTCATGTCAAACTGGGCCAAGAATGGCAACTCTTCGTGGAGGTCTGCATATGCCCCGAAGAAGGTCGTACGCGAGTCCGTGCCAGAGTTTATTGGCTACATAGACGAACTTAGACAGAATAATGCGAAGTTCCTACTCCAGGCGAAGCATGACAAGCTCACCAGTAAGTCTACATATTTTATGGCATCAGAGCCAATACGCGATTGGTCTCAGGATGGCTCGGATAGTAGCTGGCCAGCTATCGAGCTGACTGCGTTCCGTGTGCCGTTCCAGTCTGAATGTCCACATTGTCGTACGGTAGTAAATACCAAGCAGCTGCCCAGCCACATGAAGACTGCCAGGTGTATTAACTACCGTATGTACAATGTTATTCACAGCGGCGACAATGAGCGCGTTGACTATCGCTCTAACAAAGAACTATACAACCTTTGTCACGACGGTCTAATTGACACCGAACTTGTAGCGTACAAGTATGACGCATACGTTCCAAAGTGGATTTACAGTGCATATCAAGTATGGAATAAGAACGGCGGCTTCGCCGGTCTGTCTTTGTATGATTATTTGCAGAAGATGAGACCTGAGTCTGACAATAGCCGAGCGCCTACCGTAAATGTGCACATGTATCGCCATAAGAGAGATCCACGCTAGAAGCAGTTAATCCAGTGACGATCAGTTGCTATCATAGGATATACTTAGGGCCGAGTGGCGAAATCGGTATACGCAGCGGACTCAAAATCCGCCGCCTTCACGGGCATGAGGGTTCAAGTCCCTCCTTGGCCAATTAGTATAACTATAGTGGCACGCGCATTGCACAGTCCGGCGTGCAACACGCGAAACGCCGCCTTAGCACCGCGAATCCTCCCCAAACCATACCCTAGGACAGGCCAAGAATGACGGCAGACCTCACGCCGAAGTATTTGATTAACGATTATAACTCAGACAACGGCGACCACGAAGTTAGGGAGACAACAGCCGACGAGCTTGCACATATTTTTAGCAAGTCAGTTAGCGAGATGGAGCGCGTCATCAAGTATAACATTGACGCAATAGAGAAGTACACGAACGACCAAAATGGTGGCTTGGAGGCATACGCCGTCGTTAACATCCATGGCGCGAGCCAAGGCTACACGACTGCTGTGCTCACACGCAACGCATACTCAGGCGTGGGTCGTAGCTCGTACTCAAGACTGATGAAAGTAAAGTTTCCCGAGCAGCGCGCGAACAACTCGGTAGGCGAGATTTCGCCCGAGTACTTCATGACGTTTACCGAAGACCTGGCCGACATTATGAAGCACCACGCGGACGTAATCCGTCAGCTACAGTCCGACAAGGGCGTACCGACTCTCAAGACCGACCGAATGCTGTTCGAGTTCTCGGAGGACGGATTCAACGTCAGCAAGTTGTCGGTACTTTATAAGTGCCCGAACTGTGGCAAAGATACTAAGGCAATCTCCATCACACGACATATGGCAGGGCAGCAGTGCCTAGTTGACACGGCTAGCCGTGATGTACGTGATTCTGGGTATGAAGAGCTCATTATTCACAAGCACCTAGGGTCGGTCATTAAGGCGAACGTAGGTGCACAGCCACGCCCAAAGGAGTACACCTATTGGGTTCAGCCATGGGTGAACGAGGCGATTCAGCAGTTCGAGAAGCACCCCGGATTTGCTGGTCTGAGTCTGTCTGAATATTTGGCTAAGATGGGCACAGATAAGCAGACAGGTAATTAATTGCTACTTCCAGGCTCTGGTGGCTTATTTTCTTCGGATGATTTCGCTGCCAGAGCCTCTTTTTCCCTCTTCTTCGCTGCGCGGTAGTCCTTCATATACTGCGCACGCTTTGGCCGTAGCTTATCACGGTTGGTCTTCGCCCACTCGGAGTTAAGTTGATACCTGCATGCTTTGCATACAGAATCCTTACCCCCTCTACAGAAATTCTCTAGGGGTTGCTCTGACTTCTCTGGCGGGCACCGCCAACACTTTTTAGATAGCTTAATCACTTATTAATTGTAACCTTACCAGTAGCTATGGGAATGCCATGATTAACAAAATGATGACTCGACTGCGTAGGCTAGTACTGCGTGCTGCCATTAAATTTGCTGGGGATGACTCCGTACTTGAATTCCCTAAGAATGTAAGACTAGTAGGCCCTGAAGTGGACCCAACCATTAAGCTCAACATGCTGCTCGGGTTTAACGTATCAGTTGACAAGGACCAGGTCCTGCAGGTGTGCGTAACCAATATGTACGTATCATCTACCGGTGATAATGCATACAACTTCATCAATGGGGCTGCTGCTCGTACCGTTAAGGATGCGTCTGCGCTGCTTGCCCTAATGGCAGCGAAGCACATCCTGGCAAGCCCAGCCGAGAATTACGAGCGTGGTCTAGCTCCATCACTACCACCAACATCAGCACCAGAAGTGGCCAGGCCAGATGACAAGACATACATTAACTAATGTATTTGAAAATGGCCATAAAGGAAGCGGCCAAAGCTAGGCATCACCACCAGCTTGCCGCAATCCTAGTCAGGGGCGGCAAGATTATAGCCATAGCCCACAATCATAGTCACGTCCACGCAGAGCACGCCGCCCTAAATAGGGCCTGGCGCAGCGGCACTGAGGGTGCGACGATGTTCGTGATTCGGGTAAAACGTTCTGGCACCATTGGTCTCTCTAAGCCCTGCCAGATGTGCATAGACCGAATGATTCAAGCAGGCGTACGTAAAGTAGTATATACTGACAATGAAGGCAATTTCCAGACTATGAAGTTGCCCAAGTCAACAGAACCTACAGCAATGAGTATCAAGTATCGTACGATACTCTGGAACAAAGTAGCATGAAAGGTAAAACATGGATGTCATGTCTCTCAAGCGTGGAACTCTCGTGATGTGTGAGCGCCAATGCCTGGATCCAATCGGCGCGAATGTTCAGAAGGGCACCCTTGGCGTGGTTTTTGAGGAGACTAACGCATACAAGGACAAGGCGGGCCCCATGGTTCGTTGGTTTAGTGGAGCAATGTGTAATGTATACCCAGGCGACGTTGAAGTAGTTAGAACCAATTAAGGAGTAAAGTATGGCCCTATCACAGCCGTTTGCATTCCGTTTATTCTTTAACTCAGAGTCAGAGGCTAAGGCCGCATCCAAGCACCTGTCTGAGTTCGAGCCTGACTACGTCTCTGGGTCTAGCACCGACCCCGCCAAGTGGAAGGTGGTATTCTACAGCGAGGACATGGATAAGGCCACAGCCGCAATCGTGGCCACACCAACCAAGCCCCTTGTTGCTGACTACTGGGACCCCAAGACTGGTTGGGGTACGGGCGTAGAGTACACTGTACTTTACAGCCGCCAGTAGTCTTAGCCAAAGCGCCCGTGGCACGACCGGTGCAGTATTCTCTGTCGTGCGCGGGCGCATGGGCGCCCAAGCACTTTAACTCCAACTCCAAGAAGGTCCGAATATGAACGCTACGAACGTTATTCCCCTGCAGCGCGTTGCACTCTCTCAGGATGCCGAGGCCCGCATCAATGCGAAGCTTGGCGACATTGCAAAGCTCCCAGAGTTCAATGATGCCCTGGCCGAACTGGTTGAGCAGATCAAGCGCGAGAGCCCTCAGGATGTGCAGGTTGCGCTCCCGAGCCTGTCCATGGACGACGATTCGTTTGTGATGTACGGTGGCACCAGCTACAAGTACACCCGCCATGCGCTCAACCAGATGGTAGCCCGCATCAAGCCTCAGGGCGTAATCGGCATGGGTGGATACCTTGCCGCCTGCCCGCCTGAGCTTCGTTCCCTGAATTTTAACTACTGGCATGAGGCCAAGTTCGCCGGGGCAGATGTGAACGACCGACAGAATAAGGCCGTCATGCGCATCCGCGAGGACGATGACAATTCGCCTATGATTCGCGGCGTGGTTTCCACTACCTACGTACCGGTGGACGACCTTCCCATCATGAACCGCATCGCCTCCTTGGTGCCTGGTGGCTCCCGTATGCGCGTTGCCCGTGGAGACCTCAAGTCTCGCTATACCATCGTCTGGCCGAACGCAAATGGCAAAATCGATGCGAGCGACCCCGTGAACGTGGCCGTGCATCTGGTTAACTCCGAGACTGGCGTCTCTTCCATCCGGATGGAGCCGCTCGTGCACATGGCCGAAGGCTACTCCATGATCGTCCCCGTCAACGACACCGAAGTGATGATTAGGCATGTTGGTGAAGCTTCTACTCGCCTCTCCAACGCGCTGCTCCGCACCGCCGAGGAGACCGCGCCGTTCATCGAGAAGCTGAACGATGCGAAGAACGACCCCACGCCCTCCACTGAGGACGAGTTTAACGAGCTTATGAAGCGTATTTCCTCTGCCTTCGACCTATCCGACGCTCGCATGGGCGATATCCGCAAGACGTTCGAGGCTATGGGCCAGCCTAATCGTGCTGGTTTGGCGGCTGCGATCTCTACGGTTGCCAACGACCTTGATATCGAGACTGGCGAGACCCTGCAGCGCGCGGCGGGCGTTATCATCAAAAACGGATGGAGGCTACTGCGTGGATAGACAAGATGTAAGACACGATGCCGCATGTCACTGGCATCGTGACTGGACCCAATGCTCCTGCGCTGTGTTCAGCAGCGCAGTGAGCTCTAAGGACGTGGAGCATGCTAAGCACATTAAAGGCTGCGGTTGGTTTCTTGATTGGCACGCGTGCTCCTGTGGGGCCCACAGCTATAAGAGTAACACCAATCAGTGACGAGCAGTTGGATGTCATATTTGATTGGCCAACCATTGCCGACGCGCAGAGGTTGGTCAATGAAGTACGCAGGCTGAACGCGAAGGTAGCAGAATTGGAGTCAAAGCTCAATGGCGCACAAACCAAAGAAGCTGATGGAAGTATGTAGTTCGCAAGTCGCATGCGACGGCGGCAACGTACTCGAAAAGGGCATGATTTGTGGCAAGTGTAAAGACACTATCCATAAGCGGGCTGTTGCAGCAGCAAAGGCGAAACTAATTGAGCCACAATTAATGGGGCTCGAGTGACACAAGCCATAACTACGTTAAAGGACGCCATGGCTGAGATACGCAGGTTGGGTGTGCGTATGTTGGCCATGGAGATCCATTTGAAGCGTGCGTTGAAGGTATGCGAGAAGTATGAATGCGTAGATGAAGCATGTACGTGTCCCGGCTGGCATCAAAGGGATACAGAGGCGGCACGCCGTGTGCTTGAGGATAAGTTATGACAACTGCAGTAAATTCATGTAAATACTGTGCGCCGTACTCGTCGGTATGCTTCTGCAATTCGCCTGTGCATATTACACCTGCAGGTGCACCTGGCGCAGTATCGCATCAGTACAACATTACCGTATCTGACAATACGATGCTGGCGAATAATGACAGTATAACCTTGCAAGGCATGACCATTAGTAATGATAAGCTGCACATATACGCACCTGAGCCTGAATTTGTAGATATGACATGTCCACACTGCCGTGCATACGGTGGTGTTGTACAGTTTTACCAGTTTAATCCTAGGCTTGCAGACCAAGTTGGTGTAAAGTGTGAGCCATGTGGGGCATCATGGTTTATGCCGAAGGGCAGTGCAAAGTTCAAGAAGCAGAGTGAACTTAATCTGAATGATGCAGAGAATGTAGAGGATTGGGCAGACGAGCAACTGCTTGCCCAGCTTGTACGTGCACTCAACAAGAACCCTAATGTTAGGCAGCAGCTACGCGAAGCACTTAACAGCACTAAGTGGTATAACTGCGCAAAATGCGAGGGCGGATATGAAGACCAAGAATGCACCTGCGAAGCGTAAGAAGACAAGCGATGGACCGAAGTGGGAAGAGCATGTAGATTTTGATGCAAATCACTCCCGATGGATCATGACACCGGATGATGCTAGCAGTCTTACTGTAGATGTAGATATTGACACATACGGGAATGAACTAGATCCGATAATCTGGAACGCATGGGTCACCGTTGAAGGCCAATTGTTGCATGCTACTGGCAGCACTGTGCGTGGACTTGAAGCTGCAAGGGAGGAGGCTATGGCTGCATATAACAAGCTAAAATCTGAACCTGCTAATGAGTATACGTCTGAAGAAATTCGTGAACTATTTGAGAATGTGGACCATCCGGCACATTACGGCGGAAAGATTGAGTGTATTGACGCCATTGAGGCCGCGACCGAGAGCCTGGACGGCATCGAGGCTTTCTGTACGGGCAATGCTATCAAGTACCTGTGGCGCTGGAAGCGGAAGGGCGGGACTGAGGACCTGCAGAAGGCGAAGTGGTATATTGACCGTATCCTTGGCGGTTATCCACCGGAGGCGAAGTCTAAATAATGGGCGACTGCGTAAAGTGTAAGGATGATTCTCCAGGCAAGAAGCCGTGCCTGATGTGCGATCTCGCCAAGAAGTGTAACGACAAGATTGACCAGTTAAACGTGCGTAACAAGTTACTCGCAAGTTTACTTGCCGAGGCAATTAAGCATCTACCGGATTCGTCAGAGCTTAAGACATATGCAGCAATTGTACTAAACGACCAGCCCAAAGATCCAGGAGATCAGACATGAAAGAGAACGACAAGAAGCCTGCGCACGTGTGCACTAACGCATTCGGTGACTGTGACCGTTGCACACACTCTATCGTATACCACCTGCCGCTTACCGGATGCACCAAGTGTGAATGTGATGAGTATAGGTAAATTATGCGCAAAATGAGCAAGGCACAGATTGAGGCGTTCAAGCGTGGGGCGGAGCTTATGCGCGAGCTTGCCGCACAAACTGTAGAAATTTCACCCACGTACAATGCTAAGACTACTGTTGGCGCAGAATATGCGCAACGTGTACGTTCAATCCCAACCCCGGAGCCGAAATGAAGACCATAGTTGACGGTAGACATTGGGGCCTTGATGGTAGGTACTCATGGTCAATCAGGGAGACTGATTCACCGAGTGGACCTGTGTACTATTATTGGCAGGTTAGTAGGGCTGCAGGTGCGGTAATTGCTCGTGGTCCTGCTTCAAGCCTAGAAGATGCGAAATCCAGGGTTCATGCAGTAGTAAGACTCATGAGGGTAAAGTAAATGTCATCTGGCGACATCAAAGACATAGGCAGCATTAAGGTCGTAGAAGTTAAAGACAACGAAGACGGCACGTGCACCATTATTTTTGATGTGCCTGACGACTTCAAGGATAAGCTTGTTGCTGCATTGGGATGGGATGAGTGGACGGACGAAGCGTTCAATCAGCTGACTTTAGATGCACTGAATCGTGCGTTTGAACAGCATGGATACGAGTACGAATACAAACTGGAGGATAAAATGAGCAAGAAGACTAAGAAGGTAGAGAAGAAGCCAAACACTAAGACAGCAAAGAAGGTACCCAAGCCTAACAAGAAGCAAATCACTGCCAAGCTAGAGAAGCGACTAGACGAACTTGCCGCCAAGGTATCAATCATCACAGGCACAGCTGAGGCTGACTGTTCGCTTACTGACATTGAAGACGCAGACAGCATTGAGAGTTTGGCCACTGCGATGCTTGATTTCTCCGACATGCTGCATGAGGTCGCCACTGAGATGCACAGTATCAACTACCAGCTAGAGAAACTCTGGGCGAAGTAATGTACAATTTATGCTTGAAGTGCTATAGCTGGGATAGGGCTGACTGCTTTTGTGATGTGGAAGGACTGAACATGCCCGTTAACAGCAGATCTGAAATTCGCAGACTAGCAATTCAAGCAAATGCAAACAGCAGGGTCACTGAGACAATGCTCGAGCTGCAGGCAGAAAATACACGTCTGCGTGCGGCTCTCATGCGTATAGCATCCCATTGCGGGGCACCTGGAACTGTGGTTTGTTCTGACATTGCACGCAAGGCGCTAACCAATGAAGACTAATGTTTACGTGACACTAATATACGAAGTAGATGTGGAAGACGACGCGTCCATGTCTATCTGCGTAAGCGATTTAAAGTCACAGGCGGAGTTCTTTCCGTACGAGGCAAACAGGTCCAGATATAAGTGGCGCATTAAAAGCGTGTCCGATGTGCATACATCTAAACCAATCGTCATACCAGATATCGGGTCCCAGGACGAATACGATGTAGCTATGAACTTAATAGACGAACTGTGGGATCGTAGCGGTTCGTTCTCTGATAAGATTATGGACGCGATTGGGCTTGCTGTGGAAAAATACGAGCGCGACACAGTTAAGGACGTGTAGACATGCCAGACCGCAATGACAATGCAGAAGCACTTCTAGCTAAATACGGTATACATTATCCAAGGTGCGGAGCATGGTTCGGTCCTGGATGGACGCACATCGTAGAAAAACTAATCGAAGACCTCATTGCTGCCGGATGGGATAAGCAGTTAGAGCAAGTAAAAGAAAAGTATGGCACTCTGAGGTTCTACGTTGGATCCGCATCTGATGAGATGTATGAACTCATACGTAAGGCAGAAGGCGCTTCTGCACGCACGTGCGAAGAATGCGGTGCTGAAGGCAACAACCGCGCATGGTATGCCAATTGGTATATTACATTATGTCAACCATGCGGCAAGAAGCACATAGCGAAGTGCAAAGCAGAAGACGCCAAGTATGAGTAGAGATACACAGTCTCCAGGCTCGATACTAGTTCATAAGTTCATGAACATGGACATGAATGCGTCTAAGCTAGCTAGGCTAGCGGGCTTGTCTATAGACACAGTGCATAGAATAATGTGTGGTGTTCAGCCAGTCACAGATGAGATAGCATCTAAATTGGCTGTTGTGTTGGGCACGACACAGGAATTCTGGACTAACATACAAACCGCTTGGGACATACACAGGCACAACGATATGTGCCAGTGGTGTCAACACATGTCGAAAATTGTACGACAGGCCAATGACCAAGTTGCTCTGCACGCGAACGTAAGCATGCATTTTAAGGCCAGGACACTCGAACTTGAGGCCGAGAATGCAGATCTGCGTGCCGAAATCGACTCCATAAAGCAGAGTAAAAATTCATAAGTTAGTTCCACCATGCCTCATGATCCTATGATTTTGATGTCACTTTTGTGTGGCCAATTTCATAAGGCTAAGGTATGGGGATACTAAAAGCTGACGCTGCAATAGCGTATTTAACAGTTGACGTAAAAGACAAACAGAAGCTACTCGATGCGGTATTGTACGTACGTAACATTTATTCGGATCTGTTGGTGGAGTACAATCCTTCTAATGCGAGTTCTCTGCTGATGGCTCGCTTCTACTCTCCATCCGTTACCATAATATCAGATGAAGTAGAATACGAAGAAGAGATAGAGAATGGAACAAGCAATGTGTACGCTACTCCATTTACTGATATAGACGGATACAAGATTTGCGCGTTTCCTTGTAAGATACTAGTTGGTCATTTTAACAAAGAAGGATTCGGAATCGTGCCGAATCCAAAGGTTGAACAGGAGATGGAGGATGCACGTCTCACAAGAGCTGCAACTCGCAACATCAGAGACTACATCAAGTTCAACCCACCAATTAATTACGACGATGGAAAAGCGTAATTTCAATGTAGGTAATTTAGGTGAGACCGGCTGGTTAATATGTACAATTGGCCGGTTTTCACTTATTGTTACGCAAGTAGGTTCGTTCCAGATAGTAGACCACAAAACTGGTGTAAAGACGGACATCACAAAGGATGAGGCTGCAGACCTGGCGAGCGTGTCCGGTGTGGTGTCTGAGTGGATTTCCGGTCATAACGTAGTACTGTAAGTTGAGCCCGGCCTGGCACGGCCATTGCAGATATTCGTGTGCGCGCGGCGCGGCGCGGGACCCCAAAGGCGGAACACTAAACCACTATGTCAAACGAACTAGTACTGTCCACCAGCTCCAATCGCTTCGAACTCTCCAATGAAGGCTGGCGCAGGATGAACGCCGGTCGTGGCCCAAAGCACTTGGTCCGCGAGGCTATCTCCAATGCACTAGACCAAGCCGATGCGAACGTAATCAACGTGAAGCTCGAACGCACAGACACTGGTGTTCGGGTGCAGGTCGAGGACAACTCGCCAACGGGCGTGCAGAGTCCTGAACATGTGACCACGGTGTTCATGACCAGTAAGGAGGACAGCCCCACGTCCCGTGGCCGCAAGGGTCGTGGCGTAAAGGAGCTTATTGCAGCTGCCCGCGTGGCTTCGATTGAGACCATTGGGTTCACGGTCCAGTTTGAGGAAGGCCGCACGGTCGTGAGGAACAACCGCAAAAAGGGCACGCGGCTGACCGCCGAAGTGGACGGCTGGACAGAGCGTGACATCATAGACATTGAGCAGCATCTCAATGGTTTTATAGTAGAGCACGGCAAGGCGCTGGTGGTTAGCGGCAAGCGCGTGCGTAGCCGTAAGCCGAACATGACTACTAGGGCCCACCTTGAAACTGTGGTTATTAAGGATGGCGTGCAGACGACTGAGTATCGTACAGCTGACGTGGAGTTGTACTACACAAAGCCCAACGAGACTGCATTCCTGTATGAAATGGGAGTGCCGGTCACGAACATCGACACGCCATTCCACATCAATGTAGAGCAGCGCATTCCGCTGTCCGACGACCGTACCTCCGTGTCTGGGTATTACACCCGCTGCCTGCTCGCACTCTGCCTTGAGGAGGCCGTGAACACGTGGTCCAAGAAGGACCTCAAGGACAAGTGGGTAGAGGAGGCGCTCATCTATGCGAGCCACTCGTGCCGGAAGAAGTACGTAGAGGTCATGTTCGGTGATGTAAGCAAGGCCGCAGTAAAGAGCACGAACCGGGATGCGAACGCTTCCCTGTCTGCCAACGGCTATACGGTAATTGACACCGACAATATGGCCAGGTCCGTAGTGGACGCGGTGAAGAGCGTGGTATCGGACGCAGAGACCATTGCCAAGGAAGTCGAACGTTCCGATGCTGGCGAAGAGATAGAATGGCATAACGCAGACCCAAACGCGCAGATCACAGCTTTCCTGACGTTTGCTGTGAATAGGCTGGCCGGATTCGAGCCAAGGGTTGAGTTCCGCAAGTACAAGCCGACGCTAGTCTTCAAGCGTGATCATATTTCGATCCTTGATGGTGGTGTAGTTGTTCTAAACTCGGCAGCGTTCGATGGAGTAGCTCCAACGTCCAGTACGTTCCTCCGCGCTCTAATCCAGGCCCTGGTAGCATACAAAGTCTGCAAGGGAGACAAGACAAATGCAACTGACCTCACGCTTGAAATTGCCGCAGAAGTGGCACACATGATGCACGAAGACCACGACGCGATTATGGCTTGTATCTAAACATATGAGATACCCATGGACTATTCTGATCCTTGGTGGAATGATAGTCTATTTGACCCTACCAGCAAGGGGTTGGATATTCATAATCAAATCTGCGTTTAAGTTGTTTATAGGTGCCTTACACTTCACAAAATGGCTAACTGTAGTTGCGCTCGCGTGGGGTATTATATGCTCGCCACACGTGTATAGCATATTCGGATGCACACCACTGTCCGTGCTGGCTGGCACTGGCGGCGTTTACGAAGATCCAAACTCACCAGCATATGCATTTGAGAGTCAAGAAGATGAAAAAGCACATAAAAAAGACACAAAGCGCAAGCGTGCCACACGTCCTGCCAACCACTGATCTTACACCGTATGTAGATGTAGAGATGCCTGACGATGTAGTGCAGGAAATGAAACGGTTGTATTCTGAGTATTTGGAGCCATACAAGCTTGAAATTCCAGATTATGCTATGAAGCATTTATTTCTGGCGTCACTTGAGGCCAACGCAGAAAAGAAAGCAGAGTATTTAGAGAAGGCGCGGCAGAAGTTCGAGCAGCACTACTTGGGCTCGTGGGCTAAAGGCAAAATTAAGCCTCTAGACAGTGACGCTCCGCCAATGCCAGAAGACGTAAAGGAAAAGCTTAAGGAGATTAACAAGGCCAAGCGCGAGCGCGAGAAGACGAAGAACGAAGTCGCCCGCATGGCGTCAGGACAGCCACCTAAGCATGCGGGCCAGCCCAAGAAACAAAAGGTGCCAGTATACAGTGATTCACAGTCGCAGGACGCTGTGGTAAAAAAGTACTCATGGGCAATCGCTGGCACGTTCCGTGCAGACCCGGACAAGCCAGGCGGCACCATTCTTGATATTAAATGTCAAAAGTCAGGCCCAGGTTGCTTGAGCACTAGGACGATCCATCTGGCTGACTGCTTTCAAGTCAAGCTATGCAGTGTCTGTAGACTAAGCAAGTAGGAGCGCATGAGTACAAAGTGGGTACAAAACGAGACTGCGAATCAAGTCGTAGCCAAGTTGCAACACTCAGTCGCCACGAATGAAGTAGACAAAGACGCCTTACAGACGACTATGGATCTTATATCCGGAGTTGAAGGATATAATATTTGGGACGTAAACAGGCAAGGCATCATTCGTAAGACGTTCGAACACGAACGCTATAAGCACAACGGTGGTAAGGCTGGCAATTCGGCCAGCTTCGGCACCGACATGTCAGATGTTGTGTCTACCTTTTGGGAGGCGGTATTTAAGTATCTCCCAAGGGCAAGCATGACTGGCGAAATCGTGTCTGTTCGCGTGGTTGACGGTCAACACACGGACGACCCTGACGACGAGAAGTCTACGAGCGGTCTCACATTTGCGCACCGCAACACCAACTGCAACCCAGTTCACTACTTGAGGAATATGGGGATAATGGGTGTGCGCAATATGCTAAATAAAGCATACAGGCGCAACATCATGATGGTGTGTGATGACTGTGGCGGTGGGTCTAGTGTCTCTACCAAGGAGGACTCGTCCGCGTGTGCAAAATGCAATTCCACCGATACGTGCAAGTATTGGCCAACGGGCAATTCGTCGTATAGGTCTAAGAAATTCCGCATGTGTAAAACGTGCGGCCATACCTGGCAGCGTCAGTTTAACCGTAAGTGTATTCACTGTGAATCGCAGAATGTGCGCATAGACGCACGCGCTCATGGCGGTGATGATCTGCTAGCACAGACTTCGAGCGGCGCGGACACGGAAACTACATTATCCGAACTTGAGGAAGATCTACTCATAGACGGGCTCATAACTAAACTGTACAACTACTTGCCGCTCGACCCGCGTGATCCTACAGCTGTGTCTAAGACCAAGGAAGTGTTTGATATCCTTGTAAAGTCAGAAGCATCTGCTGAAATGTGCAAGAAGTGCGTGGCATCCGCAAGCACCATCTGCACAGAGCGGTGCAAGTTATTTAAGACCCAGGGCAAGTGTGGCCACGAGAAAACACTTGACCCTGCAGATACGTGCGGTGCTGATCATTTCTTAATTGGCAAATGTGTGAACTTCTCTAAGAAGATTGGCGAGCACCACAATTGTAGCGCATCGCTCGCTGCACGTAGGGTTAAGAAAGTACGTGAATACGTGAAACGCTACATAGAAGAACATTCAGAAGAAGAAGATTGCGCCGCAGCCGCCGCGCTGTTAAAGAAAATGAATGTATGACGGAACCAAAGCTCGCAACACAAGTGAACGAACGCGGCGAGAATGAAAGGGTCGATACTAACATCTACTCGCTTAAGATTGTGTGCGAGCACGTGTCGTGCACACAGATACGCTACATTAAGCCACAGGATCGCACTCAAGTGCGTCACTGTAAAGTTCATGCGCGTGAAGCCCGCCTGCAGTCAAGAGCAAAGAGAGCACGAAGGACGCGCCAGGAAAGCACATAAGTAATGTTTCTGGCAATATATCAGTGCACACACACGCGAATGGGTTTCTGGAAGGAACGGGTCATCCTATAATTGTCCTTGCGACTTGAGTCAGGAGAGAAACATGAGACCTCTTTGTGAAACATACAAACACCTCAATCCTCCTGCCATAAGTTCGACAGACAAACAGTAGAACAATCCAGACAGCATGCTTAAGTAGTATATTACCTCTTCCGGAGAACGCAACCGTCATGTCTTCAAAGTTTCCTGAGATCAACACAAACGCAAAGAAGGTCCTACAGAAGCGGTACTACTGGAAGAATCCAGATGGCTCGTTTATAGAGTCAACACCAGAAGAGCTGTTCGAGCGTGTGGCCATATTTAACTCGCGTGCTGAGTTCAAATTCGGCACGCACGAGAAGTCACAGGAGATGCATGACCGAGCGTATGAAATGATGCGCTCCCTGCGTTGGATGCCCAACACTCCTACGCTTGCAAATTCGGGTCGTGACCGTGGGCAGCTTGCAGCCTGCTACGTGTTGCCGATTCAGGACTCTATGGAGGGCATCATGGATGCCCTTAAGAATCAGGCATTAGTTCAGAAGTCAGGCGGCGGCACTGGATTTAACTTCGGCAACATCCGCGAACGCGGCGCTCTCGTCAAGTCCACCGGACATAACGCAGCGGGTCCAATCCCAATCATTAAGTTGATGAACTACATGATGTCCGAGTTCATCACCCAAGGTGGCATCCGCAATGGTGCAAACATGGGCGTTCTACCGGACGATCATCCAGACATCGAGGAGTTCATCACGTTCAAGCACCAGGACGGTTCATGCGCATCGTTCAACGTGTCCGTAGCCGCAACTGACAAGTTCATGAATGCAGTACTGAATGACTTAGATTGGAATCTAAAGTCACGCGCAGATGGCAAGACCGTAAAGACCATTAAGGCCCGTCAGTTATTTAACCATCTGGTGAAGAGTGCCTGGAGCACGGGCGACCCAGGACTACTGTTTATCGACGCCGCAAACCGCGCAAACCCGACACCACACGTGGGCCACCTAAGTGCAACTAACCCATGCGTGACGGGTGAGACTTTAATCGCCACGGAGAATGGTCTACAGCCAATTGTGGATATCGTTCGCAAGAATGCTGCAAAGAAGGCGCTATCCCCATCTGGCGAGCTTGAGGATATCACCCAGTACATTGACTCCGGGGTAAAGAAGGTATATAAGGTTACCACTCGTAGAGGGTATTCAGTCCGCGCCACAGACAATCACAGGTGGCCAACTGAGGCTGGAGTTAAGGAGACCCGTGACTTAGTCATTGGCGATGTAGTTACGCTACAGCCAAAGATGCACAGAGAGCCTGTCAATCAGGATAATTTCAGCTTTGGCGAGTTAGTCGGTTGGCTCATTGGCGACGGCTACCTTAGCCACATGGAGTCCAAGTCTAGGATGGCAGGCATTGTAGTTGGCGGTCCTGACTTTGCGTACGTAGAGCATATTAACGGCTTAATTGCAAAGCACGTTGGAGTCCCAGCTACAGCCCACGTGCGTGAGCAGTTCAACACCACGCAGCTGCTATCGTCACGCATCTGGACGTGGGCTGTGAAGGATCTAGGTATCATCCCACACAAGGCGGGTGAGAAGGAAGTGCCCGCATGCGTGAACAATGCCAGCATGGATGTGGCGGCAGGATTCCTACGTGGTCTATTCTCTGCGGACGGCCATGTAGTCTACGACTCTCATAAGGGTAACTACGGTGTACGTCTAACATCCAAGAGTGAAGCTCTTATCAGTGGCGCACAGGTGCTACTGTCTAGGTTCGGTATCTACTGCACCAAGTATGACCGGTCACGTGAGCCGCGTGAGGAGTTATTCAAGCACACACTGCCTGATGGTTCAGTGCAGAAGTATGGCTCTGACGGCAGGTGTTATGAGCTTAGCATAACTGGGTCTGCAGTCGGATATTTCGCTAGCGAAATCGGATTCACCCAGGATTACAAGACTGAGAAGCTGAATAATATTCTAATAAACCACAAACTCCGTGAGACTAGCCGCCTAGACGAAATTGTGTCCATCGACTTCGACGGTGAGGAGGAGACATTCTGCCTCACCATTGAGCCCACACACCGTATGTGCGCCAATGGTATCACTATCTCCAACTGCGGCGAGCAGTGGCTACTCCCAAATGAGGCATGTACTCTTGGTCATCACAACCTGGCCATGTACGTGAAGACCGATGTTGTGTCCCCCAATTGGGAAGATCGCTTTGACTGGAGGCAGTACGAGGAGGACATTTACTGGGGTGTGCGCTTCCTAGATAACGTGATCGAACTCAATCATTACGCAACTGCAGAGATTGAGAAGATGCACCGCGACACCAATCGTAAGATTGGCCTTGGCGTCATGGGCTTTGCTGACATGCTAATCATGCTTGGCATTCCGTATGCATCAGAGAAGGCACGCGTTGCTGCTGAGAAGATCGCATCATTCCACCGTAAGCATGCAGACTTGGCCTCGTTCAAGCTCGGCAAGGAGCGTGGCTCATTCGGGTCCTTTGAGGGCTCAGAGGTACAGAAGGAGGGATGGTCCGCAATGCGTAACGCTTGCCGTACAACAGTCGCTCCTACTGGTACGACTGCGATGATTGCAGGTTGCTCTACAAGCATTGAGCCCGTATTCGGCTTGTTGCTACGCCGTGAGCAGGCTGGCATGATTATGTATGAGTCTCATCCGCTCTTCGAAAGCTGGCTCAACAGTCTCTCTGAGTCTAAGAGAAACAGCGTATATGAGTATTATTTTGCTCACAATAGCCTTATGGGTTGCCTGGATGTCCCTGAGGATATTCAGCTCTTATTTGCGCAGGCTAATGATGTCCAGCACAAGGACCACGTCCTGATGCAGGCTGTATGGCAGAAGCACATCGATAACTCAATCTCGAAGACCATCAACCTCCCGAACTCCGCGACCGAGGACGACGTGCGCCACGCATACATACTTGCCTGGCAGAACGGTTGTAAGGGAATCACTGTGTATCGTGACGGGTGCAGGTCCCACCAGGCTCTATCCACCCAGAAGAAAGCCGACACACAGCCGCAGACCAATGAAGTGCCCGCCGCTGCAGAGGTTGCGCCTGTGGAAGAGAATATCGTGGCTAATTATTCTGATGCAGGAGGACAGCTATGCCCAGAGTGCAATCAAAACACTCTAGAAATGGGTGGCGGCTGTGAGTCCTGCAAGTCATGTGGGTTTAGCGTCTGCCACATATCTTAATGGCAAGAAAAAGCACGATTGAAGTTGTCTGCATAACGACACCAGATTGTCCACGCAACAAAGAGTTCGAAGATCTGCTAAAGCTAGTACCAGACGGCAGAATGATTGACTTTTATACTCAAGACCTGGACGATCTGGCTGTCGTGGCTAAGCACAGAGTATTGCCTGTGCCGACTTTCCTAATACTGTCTGGCAGCAAAGTAGTAGGCAGAATAGTAAATCCACCAAAGAATGACGACATGGTAGAGATACTGCAGAACGCCATGTCGTCCTTTATAAAGTAGTCTAACCGAAAGGCAATACAAGTGCGATACTTACAGAAGGGCAAGTTCAATATTGGTTTAGATGCTGGCGTGGGCTCCTGCGGCAAGGGCAAGATGCTTGCGTACATCGTACTAGAGGACAAGCCTGAGTGGGCCACCTGTTCGTTCAGTGCGAACGCGGGCCACGTTACTGTACTAGACGACGGCACGGAGATTCTCGTCAAGCAGATTCCGACCGGTGTCCTAAATCCATCAACCAAGCTCATCATCGGGCCAGAGTCCACGCTCTCGCTCGACATCCTCAAGAAGGAGATTGAGCAGTTTAAGCTCACCCCAGAGCGTCTGTTCGTATCCGACCGTGCAGTGGTTGTAGAGGAAGAGGACGTCCTGTGGGAGAAGCAGCACCTAGGCCGCATCGGTGGTACAATGCAGGGTGTGGGCGCTGCTAAGGCCCGTCGTATTCGTCGCGAGGAGGGTGTACGCCTCTCCAAGGACATTGAGTGGCTCAAGCCATTCACCTGCAACACCACCCACCTAATTCACAGCAGACTTATTGCAGGCGAGACCTTCCTGCATGAGGGCCACCAGGGGTTCGGCCTGGATATCTCCCACGGCATCGACTTCCCATACTGCACGTCTGGCGGTACCAACACCAGTTCCTTCTTAGGCGGTATGGGTGTGCCTCCCAAGGCGGTGGGCGAGGTAATCGGTATCGTACGCACCTGGCCCATCCGGGTGGGTAACTTCGTAGCCGAAGACGGTACTGTAGGGTGGTCAGGTCCAGTGCCCTTTGACGCCAAGGAGGTCACCTGGGCAGACGTAATGTCAGAGTGTGGTGGTCCAATGGAGTTGTACGAGAGGACTACTGTGACTAAGCGAGTGCGTCGTGTGTTTACGTGGTCGGATGCTCTATTCCGTAACTTCGTGAACGTGTGTGGTCCTACACAAATTGCAGTGAATTTCATCCAGTATATCGACTGGCACGACAATTGCAAGAAGGGTGATTTTTCCACGCTGACAGAGAAGAGCAAGAACTTCATTCGTAGGGTAGAAGAAGTGGGAGGTGTACCGGTAACGCTAGTCGGAACGGGCGCAAAGAACGGTGAAATCGTTACTCGTAACGGTGAAACCATTCGTGCGGCTGGGGGCCAAATGGCGCTACCATTTGATTCAGAAGGCAGATACTATAATCCAGATAATCACAGTGATACAGTCAATTAATGAAAAACGGCGATAAAGTACAAGTCATTAAAGCAGCTAAAGGAAAGGCTTTGATCGTCTGTATGGACGGTACAAAGTTTAACCTAGAGCTGGACAAATCAATCGAAGTTAAAGACGGCGACATTCTCACAATTCATTTCTCTAAGTAAAAGGATATACACTACCATGGGTTTTCTAGCTGATTCTACGAAGCAGTCCGTTTATGTTGAAGTCAAGGGCGAGCCTGTTACCCTTCGCCCCCTGTCCGCAAAGCCGCAGACCGTCTGGGTCCACAAGATTCAGGAGGTAAAGACTGCTGGGCCTAACGGCCAGCCGCAGACGGTGCGTAAGTTCGCTTACGAGACCTGCACTGCGACTAACCGTTCCGGCGCAGGTTGCTATCTGTGCAGCACTCCCGACCCCCTCTGGTCAATGCTCTCAGGCGAGGAGCAGACGAACCGGCAGGGCAAGCGGGTTGACTTCCCCAAGACCCCCATCCACATGCTGCCTGTGTACAACCACAGCACCACGCAGGTGGAGGTGCTCAAGGGCGGTAACCAGATCTTCCAGGAAATGGACAAGTGGTTCGACACACAGGACACTCGCGGGCAGGACCTCCGCCGCTGTGACTGGCGTGTGTGGAAGACTGGCGAGCGCAAGATGACGCGCTATAACTCCCTGCGCCTCGATGCCTCTGCGTTCGACGTGACGCCAGAGCTTGAGGACCAGGCAAAGTCCGTGCTGACGGTCGCAATGCGGGACCGTGCGCCCACGGACACGCCCAAGCTCGTGGCTGCAATCCGTGGCGGCGATGGCTCCACCGCACTGCCAGAGGGCAACACACAGGCACAGTACGGGCTCCCTGCTGGACAGGCCCAGTTCCAGCTGCGACAATCCAACAATCCTGCAGTCTTTATGAACGGCGCAGCTGGCATCGCCAACGTCATCGCTAACGCGGTGGCTGGAGCCCCCATGACTGCACCGGTAGCTGCAGCTGCCCCCACCCCGGTGGCTGCTCCTAAGCTGCCGATCGTCAACGCGGCCACCCCGAACGTTGAGGTTAAGGCCGTAAATGGCGACCAGGCGTCCAAGAACGTGGTCGATGCGTTCAGCTCATGGCTGAACTCTCAGCCCGAGTTCCAGGGCATGGGAATGATTCAGACTCTGCTCCCTATCCTCAAGAAGGAGGTAGGTCACGCGGAGTACTACAAGCTGTCCGAGCATCAGCTTGAGACCCTCCGCATGGCTCTTGAGTCTAAGCTCGGTGAAATGCGCGGCGCACGGGGCTAACCCATGGCTGACGATCGTTTTAAGGATACGCCAAAAGGCAAGGACTTAGTTGCCCTTGCTACGGCGATTAACAAGCATCTGAAAGCAGATGTAGCCTCCGTGGCTTCGTCCCTTTCAGAGACACAGGACATTACATACCTGTATCCATCCGGGATTCTGTCCATGGATAGGTACTTGGGTGTGGGTGGTCTCCTTGGTGGTCGCGTAGTAAACGCATGGGGATGGGAGGGCACTGGTAAGACACTCACCGCACTGACGGTGGCCGCGAACATCCAGCGCTCAAAGTTCACCCCATGCGTGGGCAACACGGATGGAGAGGGTCGGGTGGCGTTCCTCGACGCAGAGGGTACGTATTCACCCGCAATGGCCAAGTCCGTAGGCATCGACACGGACAAGCTCCTCCTGTTCCAGAGTTCACCGGAGAAGATTCTGTCTGGCGAGGACTACTTCGATATCATGAAGATTCTCGTACAGAACGGTATCGAATTCATCATCGTGGACTCAATCCCCGCGCTTATCCCCTCCTCTCGTATGACAGCTACGATTGGCCAGGGACAGAAGGCGACTTCATCGGTGATGATGTCCGAGGGTCTGCAACAGCTTACCGCACTACTCAACGGGTTCAAGCGGTCGGTTGTGTGGATGATTAACCAGAAGCGTGCAAAGCCCATGGTTATGTTCGGCAGCCCCGAGGAACACACTGGCGGTAATGCACTTAAGTTCTATGAGACTTACTCCATAGAGGTTAAGAAGCGGGGCGACATTATCAAGAAGGTGCCCAGCATCACCGGCCAGTTCGAAGAGCGTCGTATCGGCGTAACGGTAGAGGCGAAGCTGCACAAGAATAAGACTGCAGCCATCCCTGTAACGCCAATCCAGTACGATATCTACTTCGAGAACGTGACGGACGACTCTGGCCAGGTCTACTATGCTGGCGTAGACGTGTATAAGGACGTAGTGCAGACCGCCCTGGCGCTTGGCGTCATTGGCAAGTCTTCATCCTGGTATACGTACGACACCATCAAGGCGAACGGTGAGGATGCCTTCATTGCAGCCCTGCGTGCTGCAGACAAGGCAATCCTACAGAAGATTCGTGACGAAGTATTGAAGGGCAAGGCTCAGCAGTAAAGTAGGTGGGCGTGGCGGGCTGTATTTGTACCGTTAGCTAGGGTTCGACTCCCTAGGCGCCAATGCAGTACCCAAGTAGTACACTAACCACAAAGGAGTAGCACAAATGGATAGCGGCAAAGAGCAGGCGAAGTTCGTACTTGAGCAGAAGGTCCGTGCCGTGATGAATTACGCGACCACGGACATGATGGACACCCTCGTGATGGTGAAGGGCAAGCAGAGGCTAAACGAGGAGCAGAAGGCGGAATACATCAAGGCAGGGAAGCGACTACTTGATTTGGCGAATGACATGGTGCGAGAAGCCGAGCGCCGTGTGCGTTCCACCGACGAGGAGCCAGAGCAGAGGGTAGAGGCCCCGGCTAAGTGGAACGTAATCGAGCAGGGCGCTGCGTACAAGGGCAATATTAAGGACGTAGTTTACGTAAAAGTAAGCTCACGCCCATACCTGCACGAGTCCCAGCGTGGCACCTGGAGTTGGCGTACCACCGTGGACGGACACGAGGGCTATCGCCATGTTTCCGTTTCCAAGCTGTACTGCGTAGTTCAAGACCCCGCAGATAATTCCATCTATGTGGGCGTAGATTCTACGTGGCAGACCGACCAGCCAGTGTTTAAGGATGTGTGCAACAAGCCTGTGCCTCACGGGGAGACTCGTGGCGGCACCTGGATGATGCAGCATTCGGACAACCGGTGGCCGTAAGTGGTCGTTCTAGCGCTTGATATCTCTACTAGCGCAGGGTACGCCGTCCTTCGTGACGGCGTACTCGTTTGTGCCGGTACGATTAAATCCAAGAAGAAGATAGACGAATACGGCACGTATCCGTACAGCTACACCAAGATGGCGGAATACATGGCACAGGCCATGTATAAAAAGGTACTGGCGACAGACCCGGATGTAGTTGTAATTGAGGAGACGAACAAGGGCAAGAATAGATACACACAGAAGGCCCTGGAGTTCATGCATCTGTCTATCCTAACCTTACTGGCGCAGGATAAGTACATGGACCGTGTGAAGTATGTAAATACATCCGACTGGCGCAGGATGGTAGGTGCACAACTGAATGTGGACGAGAAGAAGCAGAACACCCTGTTGTCGAAGGCGAAGACTAAGGCCAAGAAGAATGGCGTAGCGTTGGACAAGAAGGAACTTGGGATTCGCGGCAAAATCACGAAGAAACACGTAGCGATAAGGGTGGCAAATGCAGAATTCAACCTTGAACTCAGACCCAAAGACGACGACATCGCAGACGCAATCTGCATGGCGCTCGCATACACCAGAGGAGTGGCAATCTGCGATGGACATTGATACAGTAAGTGGTATTCACCAGCCAAGCTACGGTGCAAGCATACCCGACGTAAACATCACCAACATCCTCGCGACTGACCCCGCAGACCTGGCAAAGTGGGTAGCCACACGCCTGCTCAATCTGCGTCTCCCAATCCCAGGGCCGAACCACACGCTCAATCTGCAGGGCGAAATCCTGCCTATTCTGCCCGCAATCGCCAACCGCATCTCCTTTGCCACGGAGCTGTATGTTCAGTGCGCCGGGGCCAAGCCTGGGTGGACAAAGGCGAAGAAGAACCCGGATACCAAGGAGGCAGCGGAGGACGCACTTGCGGTGCTGAATTCGCATATGGACTGCCTGTATCGTGCAATTCAGACCCTAGAGTCTCAGCGCGAGTCGGCAAGCCGCCTAATCACTGGCGCGAACAGCTTGGACAAGATGTACCGCTACGGCACATGAACCTAAGCATAGAGTACGACAATCTAGTTGCACGTATTGAGCCCTCTGTCCTTCCTGACGACATACTTAGGTATCTGTGTTCCATCCTGCGCTATAGGCCGGATGGATACAGGCATGTGTACAGCTTCAAGAGCGGCACGTGGGATGGATATAATTACCTATTCAACATAAAGGACAACACGTTCAGGCGTGGCCTTCTGAGCCGTGTGGTCGCTGCTCTTAAAGACGCTGGTCATAACGTAACCACCAAATACACAGGGCGCGAGCCACCCCGTGTGGACCACTACATACATAAGGACATCTTCCGCCCGTACGAGTTCCAGAGCAAGGCGGTGGAGGCCGCAACTGAGACGTCCAGTGGGATTATTGTGTCCCCCACGGGCACCGGTAAGAGCGTGCAGATTGCGATGTTGCTGAATAATCTCAAGCGGTACACCATCGTTCTCGTTACGGACGTGGTACTGCTTGACCAGATGCAGCAGTCTTTACAACGCGCATATAATCAACCCATCGGGATAATAGGGGACGGGGAATTCGACATACAAAACATCACCGTATCAACCGTCCAGTCACTCAACACAATCAAGAAAGCAAAGTCAATTGCGGCTGCAGACAAGCGCAAGGACCTGATTGCATTCACAAACAAGGTGGGTGCCGTAATCTCGGATGAAGTCCACCTGAGCGACACGGCTTCCATCCTCAACATTATGGACCTATTCCCTAACGCGGATAGGTTCATAGGCTTCTCTGCCACCCCGTACGGATGGGATGGGGACCGTGAGAAGCGTGAGAACCTGGAGCTTGAGCAGCACTTTGGTACGGTCGTATTCGACACGCGGAAGAATAACTTCGTAGAGCTTGGCCTTAAAGTGCCCATTTACGTCCAGGTCCAGAATCGCGCGCCGGTTAAGAAGGATTATAACATCCACTTCAAGAAGAACCGCTTCAAGGGTGGCAAGACTGAGCCCGATTATACGGCCAATTACAGAGAGTGCTTAGAGAATGAAATCCTCAAGAATGACCAGTATCATGAGGAAGTTGCTGCTTACGCATCTAAAATGGCATCAACAGGTAATTCTGTGTTCATTCACGCTGCTCACTCTATTGAATTCGGTGAATCCATTCAGCAGCGCATTCCAGGTTCAATGCTGGTTAATGGTAAGACTCCTCGCCTCCGACGAAGAGAAATCTACGATGCGATGCGGAGGAAGGATCTACTAGTACTGGTGAGCGATGTAGGTGGCACTGGGCTGGATATACCATCCCTAAATGCAATCATGTTGGCATCAGACTTGCAGGATATCCGGCAGCTCAAAGGACGGGTAGAGCGTGCAGATAAATCCCCAAATGCGACCAAGGAGTACGGACTATTGATCGATTTTCACACCAACACCCAATTTTTATCTAAGCACTTCGATTCACGTAAAAGCCAGTACGACAACGACGGACACTTAGTATTAGGATAGGAGACAATATGAATAACCCTGCAAACCAAGACCCGTATGGATTCGGAAAGCTAACCCAGGAGCAGCTCCGCAAGGTCATCGTGGACATTGTGAAGCAGAACGTAGACCTGGATGACCAGAAGAAGGAGTATGTGGCCTCAACCAACGAGGTTATCAAGGAGAATAAGAAGAAGATGCTCGCCGCACTTGAGGCCGTCAAGACGGCAGAGCGTCAGGCGCATGACGACGCCATTGAACTTGCTGGCAACGAGTACCTTCGCAATGCTGCCAAGAGCGTAGCCAGTATTTAGTATTTAAGCAGTGTACCGCCGCCAGTGTGGCATGCGTATTGCACCACTGGCGGCGGCGTATTGTGGGGAGTTGCGATGCCTAAGAATTTCTGGGACATAATGAGGAACGTATACGCTCCAGCACAGGAGAATAAGCGCATACGCCAACAACTTCAGAACATGGAGCGTACAGTCCCAACCGTACAGCAACAGCCATTCCTACCTCCATCCCCAACGACTCAGGCTCCAGTGTCGGACCAGCCGACACTAATGCAGAGGCAGGACGCAGAACCGAGAGAGCAAGAGCAGCAAGACACGGACGGCCCACTTAGGGAGACGTCAGACTCTCAAAATAATGAGAAGAAGAAACAAGTAATAGGATATGCGGCCCGCAATTTACTTAGGTTGGAACTACAGTATAATGGCATTCCTAGAAAAGTAGACGCATACAGTTACAAAATGATGGAAGATTTTACTATGGATGGCAAGAGACGTGTTGTCCTAGGCATGAAGGAAATGTTTTACGGCAAATGCTCAATCTGCGGACGAGTCAATTCATTCGATCTTCGAAAGATACAGAAGGTCAGGGTACTAGACGAACCTTACTACCCAAGCTACGACGTAGAGATAAAGTGAACCAAACCAAATTATTTTCTGGCCAAGCACTAACCATGGTCATGTCTGCGCCAGACCAGGGCACGTTCAAGCGCCCCATGTCAAACGGCGCACGTGACACGCTGTCGCGCATGCTCGAGTGGTCCACGAAGTTTACGCCGCTGTTCGGCACGAGCCCGAAGCAGCTGATGACAGAGTTCACTGCCGGATTCACGCAAGTAAAGTACGAGGCTGCGGAGCAGGCATACGACACTGTGGAGTTCATGAAAATCGTATGCGGTGTCCCAGGGGTAAAGGGTAAGCCAGGGCTCAAGCCAAAGACTAAGCACGAAGTCCTGTCCATTATGTGGATGGACAGGCTGCTCGATGGCCAGTGGGTCCATGAAAATCCAATACCTAGGCGTAACCGCAATGCCGACATCTTGCAAGTGCAGGATGTATATAACTGGCTCGTAGATAATTACCTGTCTAATGACTTTTCGATTTACGACCTAAATAAAATCGCTGAAATGGGCAGGTCCGCCAAACACGATGCGATCAGGCGTGAGGCCGCTCAAGTACTAGACCCGGAAAAGCGTAGCGTCCCGTACCTGTACGCAATCGTCCGCAGTGTAGCTTCGAGGGACGAAATCATGCAGTATAGGAATTCAATCACGGACAGACTGAATGTGGACAAGCTCGCCACCCTAGGAGCACTTGCTGCAGAGTCCGTGGAAAAGAAGCCTCATCAGTTCGATGCGGACACCAAAGAGAAGTGGGAACGCGAGCGGCAGTTTGCACAGCTTAGCCGCGAGTTCTCAATCGAATAAACGCCAACACTATAACAAGTATCCGAAAGGATATAACACCAAATGATGTATATCACTGACGTAAAGTCAGCACGGACAGAGCTACGTAAAAGGCTGAATATTATCCAAGTCGTATCGGATGACCTTGGTGCACCGGCTAAGGAAACGGGAAACGACAAGTTCTGGTTCTGCCCGTTTCACTCGGAGTCTAAGGGCGCGTCATTCGGTGTTCACACCCAGTTACAGTTCTACAAGTGCTTCGGGTGCCAGGCGGGTGGCGATGTAGTAGCTTGGGCACAGAACTTCCATAGTATCACCGTAACCGAGGCTATTAATCGCCTCGCGGCCACGTATCACATCGATATCAGTGCATATCACCGCCCGCCAACAGCGGAGGAGATTGAGCGGGCCAGATATCAAGACATCTGCGAAGAGGCGGCGAAGTACTGCACCAACGCCCTGTTCGCGAACAAGCAGATGCTCGAGTGGTACATCCAGGATACTGGATTCGACATTGACCAGATTGTGACGTACGATGTTGGGTACTGCATCTCCACGGACCAGATAATCCAGCACCTGCATGCCAAGTTCCCCGGCATCAGCCAGGATGATATCGACAAGCTCGAGTTTACCAACCGGCTCGCGTGGAGCGACGCCCTAGTCTACCCAATCCGTGACCAGAACGGACGGGTGGCACGCTTCTACAATAAGCCGCTGAATCCACCACCCGATTTCGGCGGCAAGTATGTGGGCACGAGCAACCGCCACCCACTGTTCAGCCACAAGCTCCTGTTCGGATTCAACGTTGCCCGCAAGGACCTCCGTAAGAACGGGTACGTTATGCGTATCTGCGAAGGCCAGAAGGCGGCGATTGCCTCTGGCGGCGTGGCGGTCATGGGTACGCAGATTCACGAGGAGCAGATTCAGCTCCTGCGTGAGTACGGTGTCAAGGAAGTGCGTGTCGCATTCGACGGCGACAATGCTGGCCGCGCAGCCTCCGTGCGACTCATGGATTACATCAATGAGTTCCATGACATCAATGTGCTCATCACAAAGATGCCCGAGGGAAAGCAGCCCGATGGTATCGTGCGCGAGTTCGGCAAGGAGGCACTAGACACCATCTTTGCCACGGCTGTACTCCCAGTCCAGTTCTATGTGGACATGCGCCGGGACGCGCACGGCAATCTTACTACGGAGAATAAGTTCTCCCTGGTCAAGGACCTCAAGGAGCACCTAATTCGGCTCCCGGACGTACAGCTGGACCTGACTGCCGAGTACTTGTCCCGCGCAATCGGGGTAGAGCCACTCAGCATCAAGTCGTACGTGGTGGAGACTAAACTTGGCGACACGGGCCTGATGAACCGGGACGCGGAGCAGGTAGTACTCCAGCACGCACTGCTGAACCAAAAGTCCTGGTCTACCATTCGGCAGTCCATCACCGACAATAAAGTGTTCACGGTAGGTGGGCATCAGTACGTATATAATGCGATTGAGCATGTGCACCGCAGGGCACGCGAAGACGGGCTAGCTGATTCGGTCACCGTACAGGTGGTACGCGACCAGCTAAAGATTGCATACCCTCAGTTCCCAGACCTCCACAAGTACATCGACATGCTGCTTGTGGCGGAGGCCAAGTATCAGTTCCAAGACGCACTGCACCGCATCGTAGACCTCTACAGGCGGCGCATGGGCATTGACCAGTCCCGTGTACTGCAGGCCACACTTGGCGACCTCAAGAAGCCCACGAACGACATCCTGTCCAAGTATCGGCGTGAAATGGTCTCCAGCATGGAGATACGCCGCGACGACAAGAGCAATCCAATCTCCCTCATGGACTGCGTACGCGTGGACCTTGAGGAGCGTATGGCCCGCAAGAGCGCGGTCGTGGGGTTCGACTTCTCCACCCTCCGGGACGTGGACGGCCAGATGAATGTGTGTCTGACTGGACTAACCCTGGGCCTGTCCGGACTGCAGAAGGGGCACCAAGTCGTAATCTCCGCGTATTCAGGCGTAGGTAAGTCCCTGCTAGCACTGCAAATGGCGACGGCGATTTCTATCTCCCCACAGCCCCAGGACCAGATTCCCACGCTCTGGATTCCCCTCGAAATGAACGAGATTGAGACCTCGTTCCGCCAGATTTCGATGCTGTCGGGCATCGACAACACGAAGCTACAGGCAGGTCTACTCAACGACGAGCAGTACTTGAAGGTAAAGCTCGCGATGGAACGCATCGCATCGTCGCAGTTCTACATCAAGAAGCCGAAGATTGGCTCCATTGACGAAATCTTCGCAATCGTAGACGAATACCACTTCAAGTACGGGATTCAGGCCGTATTTGTGGACTATATCCAGTTGGTATCACCGGGACCTGAGGATAAAGGCGCTTCACGTGAGCAGGTAATTGGCCGCGCATCCAAGGTGATGAAGAACCAGATCGCAGAGGGCATGGGCATATGCTCCGTGTGTATCGCCCAGCAGAACCGGTCTAACTACGTGGCGGGCGAGACCGGCAAGATTGAGAACATCGGCGGCTCGTACCAGATTGCACAGGACGCAGACGATGTACTATTGCTCCAAGAGAAGACGCCCGACCAGATGGCCGAGGCCAAGGACAAGGGCAACCGTATCGCATTCCTGGATAAGCGCCGTGGCGGTACGTCCGATATTAAGTTCGACTTGGACCTGGACACCAGCCGTACGACCAGCCTACGTTGGACGGAGTGCATCACACCAGAGCAGTTAATGGGCCTTGCAAAGGGGTTAAAGGTATGAGAGTTCTACTTGAGAGTGACCGTAAGACAGACACGAGCGAGCGCGTAACCATCACGTTCGAATTCAACCCATCGGACAAGACGCAGGAAGGCATGGTCGCCATGGTCATGGCGGTGGCTGACTGTGTGCGGCAGATCGTGTTCCTGCAGAAGGTGGTCGAGGCCCCAGAGGAGGGCGCATGACGACCGAAGAGAAAGGTAGTCGAGATGCACTGATGTATTCGCAGGAAGAGCGCCGCCGCCTGCAGGACAAGCTTGAGGACGTGCAGAAGGAGAACCGTGCACTAAAGTCCCAGCTTGAGGCCACGCAGGCCGCGCTCCAGAACATTAAGGCGTACTCTGAGGACGGCCTGCTTGACGGCCTAGACTATGCAGACTTCCTCCACGCAAAGGCCCAAGTGCGCCAGGCAACAACACTACTGAACGAATCGTACCGGATGCTTGACACCATACGCGACGAGACCGACCATGTTGGGGCGCTAAAGGCTTGGTATCCTCCTCCCACCCGTGGTGGGTTCTACGTAATCGATGCTGTAGATGCGCTGCGTAAGCGTATCAGCGCATTCCTGCACACACCCCCATATGAGGATGACTCCCACTGTCCGCAGCATCAGGACATGAAGTTCACCGATTGCCTAGAGAGATACGAAGAGGACAAGGACCAGCCATGAACATAAAATCGCTCCTTACCTGCGTAAATACTGGGTTTACTACGAATCATTTATTAAACCCTATAACGCGCCGTACGATTTGCGGACTAAAGTTTACGTCGAATCCTGCTAGGACTAAAAACCGCGTGTGGATACCAAATGCAGCGTTCTTCTCCGCTGGTCATGGATGCAAGCGTTGTTATTGTACGCCGACCAAATAAGGATAGGCCATGAAAAAGCACACGTACGTAGTGTCTGTTCCAATTGCCGGTGCGATCCACATCCAAGTCAAGGCAAAGTCTGAAAGTGAGGCTCGCCACCTTGCATGGGAGCGTATAAATGACGACGGCCCTGATGCGGGTGACGTTGAGTGGGAATTCTTCGATGCGCTAACGGAGGGCAACGTACTCCATGCGCCGTTGAATGAGGTCGAAGTCAGCCAATACGAGAGCTCCGACGATGAGTGACAAGACGCCGCTCCAGGAGATTGAGGCCGACATTGAGGGCGCAATCGAGACACTGATTGAAGATAGCGACTGCGATTGTCCACCTGAGTGGCAAAGGTGTGTGTGCTGCCGCGTACGTAATGACCTCCGACGCACAGTGAAGAAAATCTACAAGGAGCAGGAGAGGGTTGGCGGTCTTGGGTCGGAGATAAAACAGCTCCGTGTCCTACTTAAGGAGGCGCACACAGAGCTGTCCACATTGGACGCACTAACGCTCCATCCAAATGTAGACTCCGAGACCGATGGACTTATTCTGCTCCTGCGCCGTATCGATGCCGCCATTAAGAAGGGTGAAGAATGAGTGAGATTGCCCCGTACGACGACGACGAGCTTAGTGAGCACGGGCTACGCCTCAGGTGCAAGGAGTTGCGTGTAGAGAATCAGAGACTCAGGGACGAATTCAAACGGCTCGAGTCCAGACTAGACCTCGACCAGATGCGGGTGGATGCAGTCTGCTACTACCGGAACCTAGCCATTATACTTGGGGCAAAGCCTGAGCAGATGCGGAATTCGTGGGATCGCTCACTGTGCGAGCGCGGCATTAACCCGCATGAAGACACAGGCGGCATGGGCATGAATTTTGCACAAGAAATGGCGTGGATGCAATCAGACGCGGATAAACTAGAAATCCTAGTTGAATTCATCCAAAGCCACAGGGAAAGTGCTGCATCTGGTAGTACATTTGAGCGTCTAGTTGAAATTGTAGACACCATGACAGGGAAGAAGAAATGAACGTGACACTAAGCCAATATCCCTCCAGGGCAGAACTCCGTAAGCTTGCAACTTGGAACAGTTCAGACCTTCGTGGCGCACTTGAGTATGCACGCAGTTTGTGGTTATACCCAGGTATGGCACGCAGATACGGGCGCAAGTATACCTTCATCACTGGCGGCTGGAGCGGCAACGAGGACGTAATTGCGGCTATAGAGAAGAATTTGGTGCTACACGGCCTGTGCTGGAAAGCTAGCTTCTCCGGTGGCAAGCACGTATACGACATCCCTAAGGTGTTCGCAGAGCCTGGAGACAAGAATGAAAAGCGCTGAATGTCCAGTATGCGGCATGACCAGGCGTGCACCGTTCTTTCCAAGTGTTCATACTACGCCTTGGACAGATGAATGCGGATGCTCGGATAGTAGCCTATGTATGTACCATAAGCTGAATGACGAGCCCGTGCCGGAACGCCCACCTAAGGAAATTATGGAGGCACGGGCTCAGGCCGTATTTGAGCAGGAGAACAAGCGGTACGAGGAACGTGTTGCCAAGTTCGAGCTACACAGGCTGCTTGAGGAAGAGAACAAGAAGCTCAAGGAGGAGAATGAGCTATTGAAGGCATGGCAGAGCATCATCGATTGGGGATATGATTGCTCCCGCGCTCCAAAGCGATGCGTGCCCCAGGCTACATGCCAAAAGTGCTTGCGTGAAGGATATGGGCGGGCAATGGCCAAGGACGCGGCGGAGAAACAGCGTGAGGCGTGCGCGGCGCATATGTACCGGCACGCTCCAAGCACTTACGCGGATACCGTCCGCGCCACGCCGCTGGTGACGGAGAGGGACAAGTGAGCACGGAACGGTGGTTGCGCGTTCAAGTCCACGAAGTGCAGCCCGTCGCTTTCGACGGCGCGGCAAGCGAACCCGCCTCCGAGTACGAGGCGCACCTTGAGCAATACCGTGCGTATCTCTCTGGGGCACGCTGGGAGCCGGTGCCGGGGCTGTTTCCGCTGGTGCGCGGCAAGACGCGCAGTGAAGTGGTGAAGCAGGCACAAGCGCTGCTGCGCCACTGGGCGAGGGTGTTGGCGTGACGCCACCCAAGGTCGTACTTGCAAGGAAGTTCAACCCAAGGAAGTTCAACCCAAGGAGAACAAGTGATGAGCAACATCCCCTGTCCGAAGTGTAATAAGTCCAAAGCGCAGCGTATCGGCAGTCTCATGACGAATCCGCTGACCCCCATCTACGGCTGTGCGGCGTGTGGGCATGATTGGTCGCAAGTAGATGCGGAGCCCCTGTTCATCGTCACCGACGCCCAATGCATCCATGAGCGCAACGAAGCCCTGCGCGAGCGCAACGAGGCGCGGGCGGTAGCAGACCAAGCGAAGGACACCATCGAGGTACTGAAAGAACAGCGTGAGACGTTGCGCGACCACCTTTCCAGGGCCTGGGAGCGTACTGACGAAGCCCGTGCAAGGGCGGATCGCCTGCAAGCGGAATGTAATAAGCTTGCTGGCGAAACCGCACAGGCATGGGTGCTACGTGACCGTATGGTGAAAGAGCGGGACGATGCGCGGTGGCAGCGGGATGCTGCCCAGCGGCTTCTCAAGGAACAAATCGAGGGTACAGCAAGCAACATGGTGTCCGAACAGACTGGTGCAGATTTCCTAAAAGAGAACATGCGGGCTGGCCACTTAATAGAAGTTGACATACTTAAGAGTGAAATAAGCTCGTTGAAGTGGATGCTAGACCACGAGCGCGCGGAGCGTGCCAAGGCTGCACAGATGTGGGAGGCCGAAGTGCAGCATGCGGACCGAATGGTCAAACGTGCTGATGAGGCAGAAGCAGCACTCAAGGCCATGAAAGAGCGACCCGTGGAAACAGAATTCGCACGACTAGACGGTATGTGGCAACAGCTGGTACGTGAACGGGATGAGGCACAGCGAGAGCTTAGACGTGTTCAAGCTTATGCTGAGGGCCCAACATGGGCTACACACCGCGAGTCCCTGGTGAACATTGCGACTCGTCAGCGGGAAGAATCGGCACGATTTTTGCACAAAAAGCTCCAAGAGAAGAAGGCAACTGCCACATGGGTAGGTGCAGACGAAATGCTCCAGGCCCCACTAGTTACGGACAATGAATGATATACTTAGTCTTCATCGGTGGGTGGCTGCTGGGTGTGGCGTGTAGCCTAATTTGGACTTATGACTACTACGAGAGGAAGGCTATAAGCGCCCATGCGTACGGATACATGCGTGGCTACCGAGCCCACCAACTCGGACACAAGCTTGGCGATGGTCTATTCAAGGAGGATAAATGAGTGAAATCGAAAAGCTGCGAGAACTGCTCACAGAGGCGCGAGAGGTGTTGTTTCCGTACAGCGTGCCGAACGACATGGCGAGCCAGAACGTAGGCGACCTCATCGACCGCATCGAGGAGGCGCTCGCGGAGTCCGACGTGCGGTGGGACGCCCCGGAGTTCACCGGCAGCAAGAAGCACACGGCGATGGTCAACGGCTACTACATCGTCGTCGAGCCTTCGACGACGGGCGTATCGTGGGCGGCGTACCCGCAGCACCAGTCGCACAAGGGGGAGTTCTTGTCCAAGAAGACGCTGGAAGAAGCCAAGGAAGCAGCACTCACTGCAGTTGGATGGAGGAAGCCATGAACTGGGACGTGAAGGATAATGTCATTCAACTTTTCCGGTCCAAAGGACAAGCCGTAACCCGAAAGGTGAAAGATGTCACAACCGGGGGCGTGAAGGATGTTGTCATTCCGCCGCTAATCGCTGTTGCTCTGCTTGTTGGCTCCGTCGCACTCGCCCATGGGGTGAACTGGGTGATGTCTGACCACACTCCAGATGAGACGTGCGCCAAGTGTGTCGCGTCCTGCACACCGCTCGCGGTAACTGCCTGTCGGCCAAGTCGCTACCCGTTCGCGAACTCCCCTGTGCGCGTGGAGTGCGCCTGCGCCGTGGGTGGAGGGACGCCGTGAAGCGATGGATTCTTGGTGTGGTTGCTCCTATGGCTGCGGGTTTATATGTCCGAGTCTTCTGTGCGATACTAGACATACGATGGGACGACGAGGCAAAAGCTTGGGCATCAGGACTTGCAATGATGACCGCACTGTGCATTATACTGTTCGTTGAGGAGCGCTCATGAGCGACGAAGAAAGAAAGAAAATGGTCCAAGCGTACGCGCAGACCATTTATGCAGAAATCATGAACCGCCACGCCCTAGGCGCCTATGCGTTGTATGAATTTGAAAAAGACGCAGACGAGAGGCTCCGTAACTACTGCAGGACGGCCAAGAAAGTTGGGCGTATCGCCGCAGAAGTCCTGTTCGAGGATAAAAACAACATTCCGGACCCAGATTATGGATTCTAGTCTGGCCTGCCCACATTGTGACGACAAGACCGCACACAGTAGTGATCCAGGAGTTCTCCCAAAGGACGGTGATATTGTGCGTGAATGGCCAGCACCACCGGGAGGCAGGTCGTTCAGAGTAGTGTGGCGCAAGTATGATTACGAACACTGGTCCCCATGTGAGGACACACACTGCGAATGCCGTGGGCATGGCCACACAAAGCTCATCCGTGACTTTATACATAGGATTGAAGAGTACGCACCATGACTGAGAATGAAAAGCTGCGCGCACTGCTCAAGGAAGCTCGAGGCGTCATAAGCGAGGATTATGACAGAAGCGTGCCTGGTCTCGTTGACCGTATTGATGCGGCACTTGCAGAACCTGAGATTAAGTGGACTGTACCAAATGGTCGCACCACTAAGAACCACACCGCCATTGCAGATGGATATTACATAGTGGTTGGCAACACGCCAATCGGCATAACGTGGCAAGCATTCCCTCAGACTGCATATTACAAAGAGGGCAAGGCAAGCTCCATTGAAGAAGCCAAAGAAGCTGCTATAAAGGCAATTAGGGATAGATCATGAACCACACTCCTGGCCCGTGGCATGTTGAATGGGGCAACACGGTCAAGACCGTGAACAACGTAATTGTCGCTGACGTAGTTAAAGACGAAGACGCAGCTCTGATTGCAGCTGCACCACTACTCTTAGAAGCGCTTGATAACATTGTCGGTAGTGGCGAGAGATTCTGCGACTGTGACTCGTGTTCAGAGTGCAACGCATGGCACGCAATTAAGAAAGCAAGAGGAGATAAGCATGACTAACCTTTGTACATGCCCGAACTGTGCCGATAAGACCAAGGCTAGGGATGGGTTTCGGCCTTATACAATCCAAGTCACTAGCCACAAGCAGGCCGCGCTGCTTGAGACTGCACCGGAACTACTGGCAGCGCTAGAGGCGCTGTTGAACTCTAGCGGTTGCGGCTGCTGCGGTGGCCACACTTTTAATGACGACAAGGCAAGGGCAGAGAAGGCCCTAGATAAGGCGACGGCGATATGAGCAACGCACAATGGAACGAGGATCAAGCCGTAGGTGAGCGCGCACTGCGGGATCATGCTCGCTTGCTGGAAGCCGCCCCGGACCTGCTCAATGCGCTGCTCGGCTATGCCGATGCCGTCCACGAAGTCGTCGAATCTTGCGGGCGTGCGGCATACCGCATTACCATCACACCCGACCGTGCGGACGCTGCCCGTGCCGCCATTCGCAAGGCAAGAGGAGAACGCTAGTGAAGACTCGTAAAGACGTGCAGTCGGACAAGCACGATTGGTGCATTTCAATGGAGAAGATGCTCCCGCATAACGTTGGCATCAAGGACATACACGGAAGCATAACTGGTGAATTTGGCGCTCCCGTCTTCAAACTGGAGTGGATTGAGCTTACTGACGGCACGTCCATCTGTGTCGAGGGAGAGCACGACATGCCATATCTTTCGGAGTGCAAGCACATAGACGACATCATTGGCGGTATCTACCAGGACGATATTAATGAGCTTGGGGAGCATAAGGAGGACGAGTGAAGAACGTATACTTCTTTATCGGACTCCCATGCTCCGGAAAGACGTACACCGCGAACGTGGTGGCATCCAAAGTGTTCAACAATCAATCGCTGCGTGTATCCACTGGGGATATCGCACGTAAGCTTATCGATGAACAGTCAGGTCGTGAAATGGCCAAAACCGACCTGTTCCCCGGCGAGGAGGCACTTCGCCTGGAGCTTTGCAAGACCATAGACAATTCCACGGAAGACAACATCATCGTGGACGGTTTTCCAAGGTTCGACGACCAAGTGAACTACATGATCGACCAGTTCTGGATTTACAATCCGGTCGTGATTGAAGTGAACGTGGGCGATCCCGTAACACTGGTTAACCGTGCCAGGTTCAGGTCTCGCGACGGCAGGGACAATACGCAGGAGTTCTTGGAGAGGCTCGCCCGTGCACAGAAGAACATGGCCGGGGTGTTTGACGTACTGAATCGCCGCACAGTGCCGTACTATACAATCATGAGCGGCGCAGACGAGCAGATAGTTTCGCAATTCAAATTCATTCAGAAGAGGGCATACAGTCATGGTAAATAACTTGAAGAATGGCGCACTAATCTACACCGCAGGACCCATCGACCTAGGCGTAGACTTCCCCAACTGGCGCGAGAAGTTCACGAAGAAGCTACAGGAGTCGGGCGTGGGCGCGGTCGTGTTCGACCCATCCACCGCCTATCGCCCTACGCTCATGGGCACGCCGGTTGAGCGCCGCGACATCTACATCGAGCACGTGAACCGCGAGGCCCTGGACAGTGCCGACATTGTAGTGGTGGCCATGCCCCTGGGTGTAACCACAGTTGGCACGCCTATTGAAATCGATATGGCATGTCAGCGTGGAAAGACTGTGATGATGTTCACCAACATCGAGCGCGGCAAGTCCGTGTACTTGAACAATCGCGTGGATGCAAACCGGTGGTTTCATGTAGACCTTAAGGACGAAGCGGCTGTGGACATGTGCCTACAGTCAATTGTTAACGACATCAAGCTGATGACCCTAGGAAATGACTGACCTAATCCAAATCGTAGAGCGTGACGCAGAGTTGAAGGCCCGCATGTCCCCAATGCTGTGGAGCATGTTCCCCCACAGTCATGTGCTTTGGTGGGACAAGTCCGTGTACATCCGTGGGCAGAAGCTCACGTTTGATGTACACATCCCGGAGTACCGGCTCGCCATTGACTTCGACAAGGCGGAAGACCTCTACAGCGAGTCGAAGAGTGTCCTGCTTGAGCAGAATAACTACCGATACTTGGTACTCCCGGATGACGTAGATGAAGCTAGACACAAGCTGGTCGAGTCCGCGAATGAGATCTACCTGCTCGACCGCGACGGAGCCCCAATCCAGATACTATCACCCAAACTGCAGGGTGACGCTGGCTGGAACTTGGTATGCGACCAGGATGTGGTCTGTCCGCCGCGTGGATTCCTGGACATTCCGTCCAACGTGTTCCTCGAGATGCCTAATCACCTGTACGGGGTGGTGCAGGCGCGGTCCAGCACGTCCAAGCGCAGGCTCATCGTACTCCCCGGCGTAATTGACCCCGGATACCGTGGACAGATTTTCACCATGGTACACAATCTGTCTGACGAGCCGGTAGCCATTAAGGCGGGGAACAGTGTGTCGCAGATGCTATTTATGTACCGTGTGCCGCATCTGCACATCAATCCAGTGTCGAAGCTTAAGCCATCGGACCGGAACGACAACGGGTTCGGTAGCACTGGTGCCTAAATAATTATACAATGTAACCTACACTCTATGATATGCTCATACAGTGTTAGGTGAATAATGTCCATAACTACCCAAAAGCAGTCTTGCAGTACGTGCATGCATAGTGCAAAGTGCTGGGCACTAGCCACGAATACAGGCAAGCCTGTATCAACTCAGAACATTATAATCAACATTCTTATATGCAGACTACAGTTAGGCATTGACCGGGACAAGTCCGCGCAAAACCTACTGGACATATTTAGGCCGGGTATGATTCGGCTCATCACTCATACCCGGCAGCAGGGCAATACACCTGGGCTAGATATGGAGCAACTCCTAGCCGACATGCAGTCTACAGCGATAGAGTACCTCCTATACGATTACAAGATTGGTGATCGTGGACGTGCAACACCTTACCTATTCGACCCACACCAGGGGTTCCTCACCAAGTGGGTAAAGTGGGTGGTCGGCAAGAGCCGCAGATTCTATTCCCACCACGAACTGCACAGCGGCTCCACCGATGATGAAGGCCACGATGATTCGGGCGACGTGCAGTTCCAGATACAGGGCGGAGAGGGTACATCCAGCTGGAACTCAATCATCGAAGGCACGAGTTCGTTAAGATACGACCCGTATGCGCCCGAGAATGAAGAGTCTTCAATGATGAACACAGTCATGGGCATCATTGAAGATGGTTACACACTGAACAGCAACGAATACCGCGTCATGAAGTTCTGCATGGCGAACGGCAACGAAAGCAACGCCACACGTCATATCGACGGCCTGCACATTTATCTGGCAAGACTAATGGGGGTATCACGCCCAAGAATTACGCGTCTGTACAAGCGGGCCAGGGATAAGATGATTCGCAGGTTCAACGAGACCAAAGAGGAAGTATAATGGAATACAACAATCAGATGGACATGGCCATGCAGAGCTTAATGGCCATTCAGAACGTGATGGGCGAGCTTGGTTTTATCCTCAATGGCGACAACACGTACTACAAGGACTACGCCCTAATGGACGGGTCCATCATGCGCCTTACCCCCGTGTTCGACCGTGGCACGTCCATGAACGTGGACTACCGCCTCGTAGGCTTTAACATCAACACCATGAAGTTCGTGTCTATCACTAACGGTACGCTTGAGTCTCCAAATGCAGTACCCCGCGACTGTACGGGTGATGTATCACGCATCATCGAGACTGTAGGATTCCTAGAGAAGAAACCGCAGACCGAAAGCTTCATCGTAGTCGTGCCTTGTTCGGACTGTGGCAACGAAGTCAATTCATACTTGCAGTTTGGAACCAAGTTCCGGTGCCTAAAGTGTGTTGGATACTCTAACGACTAGCCTGGTTCGCTGCACAGAGGGATGTCCCAATTGCCTGTCCCAGATGCATTTCTCGGGCGGGCTTGATGAGTATGTATGCCTCGAGTGCTCGTGGATGGAAGGCGAGCAATTCGAGCTACATCTGGAGTATACTACGTGGGAAGAATACCAGATGATAGTGCCGATGCTACTCCAACAGTACAGGGCGAACAAGATCAAGTACAAGGAGTACATAGAAGCACTGAAATGCCTCTATTTGATGCCAATGGATCGATTGACGAGAGGGCGTTAGCTAGAGTCGCAATTTACGCTCGGCTCAGAGGAAAGATGCTCGGCAGAGAGGCAAAACCAAGCAGCCTGGATAAAATCGTGGATCCACTATACCAAAGCCTAAGAGCACAACTCAAGATAATCCGCCTTTGGCGCCCAGATTACAAGATGAGCCCAACAATTGACTATATACAGCCTAGCCCCCAAGAGGTAGGATTTGGTGGCATGACATTTGCAGAATTTCTCTCGCACACGGGATTGGAAGAGGAATTCGAAGAGAGTTGCAAGCTGACCAACCAGTATCTGGGCAAACTAAATGACGATTAAGAATTTCACACACCTGCACGTACACACCACCTACTCCATCCTAGATGGTATTTCCCGCCGCGAGGACCTGGCCCGCAAGGCGAAGGAGTACGGCCAGACGGCGCTGGCCATTACGGACCACGGCAACGTGTTCAATGCCATTTCATTCTACAAGACGTGCAAGGATGTGAACATCAAGCCCATCATCGGGACTGAGTTCTACGTCGCACCGGACAGCCGGTTTGGGCGCACGTACTCCACCAAGGCGAAGGCGTCTGAGGACGCCGAGAACGGCGATATTTCGTACCACGCATACCACCTTACGGTCCTCGCTCGCAACCGCCAGGGATACGAGAATCTCAAGAGGCTGTCCACGATTTCGTACCGCGAAGGCTTTTACAAGAAGCCCCGTATCGACCTCGACGTGCTGTCTCAGTATAAAGATGGCCTGATTGTGATGTCCGGTTGTCTGGCGTCCATTACATCCCGCTACATCGTGGCAGGACAAAAGGACAAGGCTATAGAAGTCATCGACCGGATGCGGGCCATTCACGGTGAGAACTTCTTCCTGGAACTTATGTACCACGGCATTGGGGAAGAGGAGGATGTGGTCAACGAGGCGCTGATTGACATCTCCAATCGCCACGGTGTGCCGCTCGTACTGACCAACGACTCGCACTTCACCAGCAAGGGTGACGAGACCGCGCACGAGGTCGCACTCTGCGTGGGCACGAACAAGACCCTAGCGGACCCGTCCCACTGGCGCTTCAACGGCGAAGGATACTGGTTCAAGACGGCGGAGGAGATGGACGGAATGGCCAAGCTTGCAGACATTCCGGAGTCCGCGCTGACCAATACCGAACTTATTAATTCGATGGTGGAGGACTACGGGTTTAAGCTGACGTCGAATAAGCACCCGGCCCAGATTCCCCTGTTCCGCATCGACAATGGCGATGCCCTGTCCGAAGAGGCTTGTGTGCAGCTCCTCGAGCTTAAGGCATGGCAGGGTCTGGCCGAACGTGGGCTGGCGGATAGTAAGGTCCACCAAGAGCGCCTCATGTTCGAACTGGACATGATTAAGCGCAAGAACTTCTCGTCTTACTTCCTCATCATCGCAGACATTATCGATGGGGCAATGCGTAAGCGTGGAATCCTCCCGCCCATCGGACGTGGCTCGTCCATGGGCTCGCTCGTCTGCTACTGCCTGTATATCATCGGCATGGATCCCGTGACGCATGACGTTCCTTTCGAACGCTTCATCAACGAGGGCCGCAAGGACCTGCCAGATATCGATACCGATATTTCGCAGGAGCACCGCAAAGAGGTTATCGATTACATCGTGGCCCGCTACGGCAAGGAGCGGGTGGCGCAAATCGTAACGTTCCAGTCTATGGCGGCGAAGGCCGCAATCGACAACGTGGGCCGAGCCCTGGGTGTCCCCTCTGCTGTGCGCCGTCAGGTGTCCAAGCTACTTGGCGACGATGTGACCAAGGACGACCACGTACGCGAGCTTGTAGAGTCGGTGGGTCGGGCAAAGCAAATCATGGAGCAGACCCCGAACTGGATCGACATTTCGGAGAAGCTCGAGGGCAACAATAAGAACCTGGGCGCACACGCCGCAGGCATTGTGATTTCGAACGACCCGATTGAGGAGCATGTGCCCCTAATCCGGGACTCTGCAGAAGGCTACCGTGTCACGCAGTACGACATGAAGGACATCGCAGAACTCGGCCTGCTCAAGCTGGACATGTTGGGTCTTAAGACGATGGACCTGATTCAGTACACGCTTGAACTCATCGAGCGCAGGCACGGGATTAAGCTTGACTACCAGGGCTTCCCACTAGACGATGCCGCGACCTTTCATAACGTTGCAAACGGTAAGTACGTGTCGGTCTTCCAGTACGACTCGTCAGGCATCCGTACGGCAGCTAGGCAGCTGTATCCTACTGAGTTTAACCACCTAGTGGCACTCAACGCCCTATACCGCCCTGGCCCCATGCTCAAGATTGGCAAGGAACTGTCAATCATGGAGCACTACTTTGAGCGCAGACACGGGCGAGAGCCGATTGAAGTGTGGCACCCGTCGCTCAAGGAAGTGTTCGACCCGACCCTGGGTGTGTGTATCTTCCAAGAGCAGGTTATGTCCATCGCCCGCATTATCGGCGGGTTCAATGAGACAGAGGCCGATGAGTACCGGTCTGCAATCGGCAAGAAGGACAAGGTAAAGTTCGAAGCCGTGCAGCAGAAGCTCCGTGAATTCGGCATGAAGAACGGCCACACCAAGGAGTTCATGGACGATATTACGGCCAAGCTTGCGGGTTCTGCACGGTATAACTGGAATAAGGGCCACTGCCTCAAGGAAGGCACGAATGTGCTCACCTGCGAGCGTGGGTGGGTTGACATTCAGGACGTGAAGGTTGGCGAAGAGCTATGGAGTGTCAGACACGATACTGGCGATCTCTTTAGAAATCGCGTCGTTGATGTTATCGACAATGGTATCAAGCCCGTCAGGACCATCACTGCTAACGGCAGGTCTATCACCTGTACAGGCAACCACCCTATCCTGTCCTCCAAAAAGGCGTATAAAAACGCCGACCAGCTTCTCCCTGGGGACAGCGTTGAAATGCTTAATAAGGGGGTTCCTGTAACTAATTTCGACGTCAGTGTGACACCTAACGCAAACGGTGACCAGATCCCATATGGGGTCAGACTGAACAATACTGTACGGAATTATGTGATGGACCTGGAGCCTACTCGTGGATTTACAAATCACACAAGCGCCTCCGTCCCTCTCAAGAACAGTGTCAGTGATAGAGAGCTTAATTTTCTTCCTATAGCTTCTGCCAACGGTCTTTCTGCGCCTAATAAATTTATAAATGGATTTGGGGTTAACGAATATTCCATTGGCTGCAAGTCGCTTGGCGATGGCGAGTTGGCTAGTGACGCCATCATTGGCGATTATGTCGTCTATCATGGCGATGACTTCGGGCGTAATAACTCCAACCCTGTTGCCTCCGACTCCCCACTGCTTAAGCTTTCTAGAGAGGCTGGCGCTGGACGCCTTAAAGGGAAGCATGATGCGAATCTGTTTAGATGGGAAACCCTTGGCGTGCAGACTGAGTATGAGTTCCTTGCTGACCTCATACGGGTCGGTTCTGGCCTGACAGGGCCTACATCTTCTAGAGTGAGACCACTTGCCAACGACAGTATCGACTCCACACTCAATACAAGCAATGCGCTTCGTGTCGCTTCTGCTAAGACAAGTCTGGCAGTTAGCTACAACGACATTGGGGTCGCTACTGAACTCGACACCGCACCTAATACACACATTATTGATCATGAAAAGATAATTTATAGCTGGAACGTAACTAGTAACATTGAATTGGACGAACCAGCCCATGTATGGGACCTGGAAATGGAGCAGGACCCGAACTTCATTGCAAATGGGTTCGTAGTCCACAACTCCATCGCGTACTCTTACATTTCGTACGTAACCGCCTATTTGGAGACCCACTTCCCGTACGAGTACTACACGGTACTCCTCAACGTGAACTTGGACGACAATGACCAACTCAAAATCCTGCTATCATCCATTATCCAGAAGGGTATTAAGGTCCTGCCGCCACATATCAACAATTCCCGGTCCGAATTCTACACGGATGGGAACGCTATTTACATGGGTCTGTTCTCCGTTCGTATGGCTGGTGACACGGCTGTGGAGGCTATTCTTAACGAACGTGACCAAAAGGGTCCATTCAAGGACTTCGTAGACTTCTGCATGCGGATGTCCCCGTACACCCGCTGCAACAAGACGGTGAAGGAGAACCTGATTAAGGCAGGGGCGTTCAATTGGGACTCAAGCATCACGGACAAGAACAAGTTCGAGAACGTAGAGCTTATCCAAAAGATCATCAAGAAGTTCGAAGGCAAGGTGAGTGATGACCTTATCCGCGACCAAGTGCTGAGCAAAATCGTAATCGACGACAAGGACTGGGACCAGCAGGAGGCACTCGCGTTTGAGCGGGCGGTGCTTAACTTCTACATTTCGTCCCACCCAGTCATGCAGTACCAGCCACTATTCAATCTCTTCCCAGACTTGAATATGATTACGCCGAGCCAGCTGCAGGAGCAGCAGGTGGGGAGCCGCGTGGTGGTGGCTGGTGTAGTCGAAGCCCGCGAAATGAAGACCACGAAGAAAGGCGATCCCTTCCTACGCATGCGGGTGGGTGACCAGATGGGCAACATCGAGGTTATGGTATGGAGTCCGCTGGCGACCCAGGTGTTCAACCGCGTGCCAGACAACAGCATGGCGCTGATTACTGGCACCATCCAGGAGGATAAGTTCCGATTGGGCGAGAACACGATTTACGTGAATGGCGTGACTCCTATAAGCAATGGCATCCCAATCAATAGTTATTACGCCGCAGATGTGCCGACTGCCAACACAGTCGCACTACAGATTGGCGGAGAAATCGCCACTCTGTCTGACCAAATCATGAATATGGGGCATGTAGTCATGCTCAAGAACATCGCGTTCATCCGACCAAACGACTTCGCAGGACTAGCAACGCTACGGGCACGGTATCAAATCAATGGGTAAGTACGCACTTAATCGAGAGCAGGAATACGAACTCGTCACGCGCTATCAGAATGGCGACGAGTGGGCAGGTGAGAAGCTTCTTAAGGAAAATTACGGCCTCATTTACGCAATCATTGGCGACATCGTTAAGGCTAATGAACACGACAATGACCTGCGCGAGGACCTGTTCCAAGAGGGGTGCATCGGGTTCATGGCCGGGGTGAAGTCGTTCGACACAAGCCGTGGCGTTAACCTGAATACCTTTGCCCGCTGGCACATCAAGAACTTAATATACAAGTACTACACATTTAAGACGCGCAACGTGAAGTATATCAGCACAGAGGGCTCGTACGCACTGTCGCACACGTTCTCGAAGGCATGCGCATACGTGCAATCTAAGCACTGCGGGAAGCTTGGGTGGAGCGAACTCGTAGGCGAAGTTAAGGACTTTCTTGAAGTGACCGACGATCAGGTGGAGCGTGTGCTGCAGCAGATAGCTGGCGAAAAGTCTACTTCTGAAATCCTTGGCGATCCAAATGAAGCCGACAATTACGAGCGTGCCCTGGGCAATATGCTCAAGTCGGGAACTGACATAGAGTCAGAAATCCAGTATAAAATGGACATGAATAAGGTGTACGACCTAGCTATTAAGGCTATGAAGAAGCATGTGCCAGCCAAGGACATGGGAATTCTAGAAGGCCGATACTTAGCGGAAGAAGAAGAGACTTTCGCAGAATTATCTAGGAAGTACAAAGTCACGAGGCAGGCTGTGCAGATGCGCTTAAGGCACTACTTAGATCTAATCAAGTACGACGTACAGAACCAGATTGGGGAGGTTGAGAGAGTATAATGGCAATCACAGATTCAGACTTACTGGATGTAGTACGCCGCATGCGGTCATACATGGCAACGATGGACAATGTGCACAACACATTGAACCTTGTGCAGGAAATGGACGACGAGCAGATCAAAAAGGAGGCCAAGTCTCTTCTTCTTGATATCCCAGGTGTAAATTCCAGGGTCTCTATGCTTCTGCGCACGATTGAGTCCAGCCGCGCATACAGGGACATGGTGAAGAAGTTTAACATGCAGCAGGAGCAAAGCTCCGAGGAGGAAGACAATGGCGAAGTATGAGATTGACGACCGTGCAGCACCACCAGACAGCCGCAACGTTGTGGTGCAAGGTAAGCGATACCACTACCAGACCACGACCGAGTGCACAACGTGCAGCGTTAATGACCGCAACATGTTCGTAAAGGCCATCCTGAATGGCGGCTACGATTCAGTTATTGAGTGCCCAGCCTGCGATACATGCATTACGGTGAAGACTGCTTCGACCAAGAGGCTAGAGTAAAATGATCTCCGCACGGATAGTCGCAGACAGCGTGTCTATGTCGGGCAGAAGGCTAACCACCTTCGTACTTAGATACCCAAGGTTCATCCATGCGGAGTTCATGACTCACCGGATGCTCAGCCGCAATGCGGCAAGCTCCAGGGCGATTCCAGTCAACAAGTTCATCAAGAGCGTAATGACGGACCCCGCAATGCCCGTGTATTGGGGTGCGAATAAGCCTGGAATGCAGGCGGGCGATGAACTTGTTGGCTGGAGGCTCAAGGCTGCAAAGGCTCTATGGGTGTTGTCTGGCCTGGCCATGTGCGGCGTAGCCAAGATGTTCGAGTGGATTGGCCTGCACAAGCAAATTGCGAACCGTATTCTTGAGCCTTGGTTCTATATTGAGGTCGTGTGTACGGGTACCGAGTGGGGCAATCTGTACAACCTGCGTGCGCACAAGGATGCACAGCCGGAATTTAGGGAGCTAGCCAACAAGATGATTGAGGCACAACGTGCGAGTACGCCTAAGCATTTGGACTATGGGCGCTGGCATATGCCGTTCATCACAAACGAGGAAGTAGAGAAATACGGCGTTGAGAAGTGCAAGAACATGTCGGTAGCCCGCTGTGCACGTGTGTCATACCTGAACCACGACGGGTCTACTCCAAATCCAGAGAAGGACTTGAAGCTGCTGGAAAAGCTAATTGAGCAGCCACACGCATCGCCATTCGAGCATCAGGCCACACCAATGCTAGACCCAAACGATAAGTCGGGCAATTTCCGTGGCTGGCACCAGTATCGTAAGTCCATTAACAACGAGAACCGCCCTATCTTTGATCTTGAGGCTAAATGATCAGTATCCTGGCATATAGTGATATTCACTTCCACCAGTACGCAAACGGCGTCACAATCCAAGATGTAGTAGAAGTAGAAAACCAAGTAATCCAGATCGCGAAAGAAAGAGACCCAGACTTTATAGTATTCTGTGGAGATAGATACCTTAGCCGCAATCCCACTACTGAGACTATGCTCACTGCCATGAAGTCCCTATGGCATGTAGCGAATCTAGGCATAGAGGTCATAATCTTAGTAGGCAACCACGACCGTGCCACTAAGTCCCCATACAGTGAACATTCGTTCGGTATAGTTCCATTGTTCAGGAACGAAATGCCGAACGTAACTGTTCTCGACAAGCTTGGGTCCACAACTGTACGTACGAAGAGCGGCGTTAAGGTAGAATTTCACGCAGTTCCAGCGGGACATAAGCTCGGAGGGCAAGAACTGCCAGTGGACGGCGATGCGGACTTCCGCATAGCCTTATTCCATGATATTATCCGTGGGTCTAAATACACCAATGGCATGGTTGCGCCGGAAGGCGTGAGCCCGGCCTTACTAGACCGAGAGATTTACGACCTAGTACTCGGTGGCGATAATCACCAGCCGCAGGACCTAGACTTCTCTAATACACTGGGCCTGTACATAGGTGCGCCACTACAGCACAATTGGGGCGACTATGGCTCAGAACGTGGGTGTGTGTACGCAACTCTTACTGACGAGAATGTAAACGTAGAGCGTATTCCACTTAAGTATCCTGTATTCGTCAAAGAAGATGTGGTCGTAAACTCGGATGACGACATACAGAATTTCATTAAGAACATCGGTGACAAATGGAGGGATAATGTCGTCAAATGTACATTTACTGGCCGCGCAGACGTCTTTAATGGATTCCAGGCGTCGAAACTACACGACAAGCTCAAAGCTAAGAGTGGTGCGCGGTCCATCAAAATTAACCTTGAACACATCGTCCAAGTACCACTACTTACTGCAATCAAGAAGACTGGCACGCCCCAAGATGAATGGTTAGATTACGTCCGTTCGAAGTCCGAAGAGTTTACGGACATTAACCGCACAAAACTTGAAGCCATTGGCATGGAGATAATCCTGGATGCTGACCGTTCTTGATGTAAACCCGACTGGGTATTTCAGCTTCGGCATGCACCCAACCGTCCATTTGGACGGCATGGGCACTGTCCTGCTTGAGGGCCTGAACCACGACCGGAACGGGTCTGCGAACGGCGCGGGTAAGACTTCGATACTAAATACACTTACGTCCATCCTGTTCGACAAGAACCCAACCGGATATGTGGGTGAGTCCATCGTCAATGAGACACTTGGTCGTTCTTTCGGAAAGGTCACATTCCTCGACCATAATGGGGATAAGTGGCGGGTAATTATCACCAGAAAGTGGAAGAAGACGGATAAGTATCCTTGCAATGCTGTAGCATCTGAACCGTCCGAATGGCATAATAATAAGGAAAAATACGCCGGTACGGACGTATACCTGGAGCGATGGGATGGGAGCCTCTGGAAGGACGAACGGGCGACCAATGCAGCAGGGGAACATAGACTAGACCCTAAATCCACACGCAAAAAGCTGCAAACAGTCGTGGGAATGTCATACCAACAGTTCATGAACGTGGCCTACCTGGCACAGCAGCAGAGCCTCAAGTTCGTAAACGGCACACACAAGGAAAAGCTTGAGGTGCTGTCTGAACTGTCCGACATATCGGCATGGGACAGGCGCGCAGCAAAGGCCAAGGAGCGAATGAAGGAGTATGAGGCGCGGACAGACAAGGCACGAGCAACACTGGCCGGTGCATCCGGCGCAGGTGCCATAATGTCTAGGCCAGACGAGTCTCAGCGGCCTGTCATCCAAGACTCTGTGCAGCTTGCAGAAGACAAGATAAAAGACTGTGAACGCCGCATTCTGGAAGCCACGAACGACAGCTCTACCTGGGTTGATAGCATTGCTATCATTGATAGCGAAATTACAGACCTAGGCAAGCAGATGCGCACGATTGTGGGCAGCAAGAATGAACTAGAAGCGAATCTGTCCTCACTCGCTGCTGCCTACATTAAAGACTGCGCCCAAGTACGTGAACTATCCAAAGGGCCTGAGTACTATCAGTTAGAAGAAGACGTCCGCAGCTTAAAGTCCGCCGCACAACTGCGTAGGTTTGACCTTGAGCAGATTATGAGCGGAGAAGGTAGGTGCACACGCTGTAGAACAATCGTAACAATTGATCACCTACTTGATCAAAAGAAGCAGCTTGAGAACGATATCCGCGAAATAGAAGAATCTGCAACCAAGCTGCAGTTGGGACTTGATGCTAAGAACAAAGAGTGGGAGCAGTTGGTCGTACAAAAGCTCAACGATGTAGAAGTAAAGTACAAGATGGACAAATTGGATGTAGAGTCTGCGATCCAAATGATAAATGCCAACGTGGCATCCATCGACAGCCGTATTGCAGACTTACGCACAAGGAAGAGCAGCTTGGGCCAGGACCCAAAAGTTACAATCGCCGGGATTGAGCGTGAGCGTATGGGCTTCCTCATGACTAAGAACAGCGAAGTGTCGAGGCTTGTAGAACTTGATCGTAGAATTAAGCAGTGGAATAAGTATCAAGAGTCTATAGACAAAGCAAAAGCAGATATAGAGAGCCTCGAATCGGACCTTAAGTATCTCCGCATCGTAGAACGCACATTTGGCGATAAGGGCATAAAGGCACACAAATTAGCGTCCGTGCTGGACATGCTTAACAAGACAGCCCAAGAGTTTGCAGACGTGCTAACCGACAACTCGGTTAAGGTGTGGGTCACACCTTTCCGCGAGAAGGTGGACGGGACCACATCCACGGACATGTCGATTATTGTGTCCGAGGGAGAGAAGCGAAACGTTCCATTCGACTTATACAGTGGCGGCGAGAAGCAGCAGATCATACTTGCATTTATCGGCGCGTTTTGGAAGGTGGCCACAATGCATGGGTCCGGTGTAAACATCCTATGCTTGGACGAAATATTTGGGCCGCTAGACGAACTCAATGCCGTGGGTGTATTCAATTACTTAGACCATATGAAGTCCGGAGGCAAGTCCACTATAATAGTTATCACACATGACAAGAACATCAAGAATCAGCTGAACTTTGACAGCAAATGGACAGTCGAGAAGAAGAACCACACAAGTCAGTTAATCACTGACGCGTAGTCCCTATATATCTAGTCTCAGGAGGCCGTACCACAATGGAAACCACTACTAATTCAGTACTTCCCAATGCAACCAGCTTCAGCGTCACCATTAACGTTCCAAAGGACGAGCTTGTAAAGCAGTTTGAGCAGTTCTGGAGCCAGGTCAAGGACCGTCTTAGTCCAGATATCGTAACTAAGGCTAAGAAGGGTGGATACCGCTCCCTCAAGCGCGAGCGCGTGGAGCGTGCAGCAGGTGGCAAGTCTGAGTTCTATCGTCCTATCCTTATTGACTACGTGTCCAGCTACTTGGATAAGCAGGAGAAGCAGGCCATCTCCTACAATGATATCGTGCTAAGCGAAGATAGCAGCACCGGCACGATTAAGGCCAATGTATACCTTGAGCCCACTATCGCCTGGAAGCAAAAGCCAGGCGTTGATTCTCAGATTGTGGTGCGACTCGACAAGCTACCTGAGAACTTCGTGCAGAAGCTTGTTACGGACGACCTTGAGCGTTCGCGCCAGGCTGCTGCTACACTCGTAGAGGAGTCCGCAGATACAGCCGCACAAATGGGCAGCATTATTACCCTTGACTGTACAACCAAGGTAGACAATGAAGTGTGGGAAGCTGGCACGTTCAAGAACAACCGTTGGGCCGTTGACCCATCTGTATTCCGGGTCCAGGGAATCGCAGAGCAGCTAGTCGGCCTTAAGGCTGGCGACACTAAGGCGTTTACTGTAACCTATCCTGCAGATGTACAGGTTGTTGGCGGCAAGCAGGCAGAAGTAACTGTGTCAGTACTAAAGGTCTTTAAGCGTGTTGTTCCAGATCTAAACGACCAGTTTGCGATTTCAAATGGCCTTGAGTCGCTTGAGAAGTGGTCGTCAACGTTAACTGCTAAATATGCCGCAATGGTTGAGGAGGAGCGTAATGAGGCGATTATGGCGCGTATTACCTCACAGATTGTAAACACAGACGTGGTTGACGTTGAGCCAATTCCGGTGGTGTGGATCGTCCAAAAGGCTCGTCAGGTGTACGCATGGCAGCGCGAGAACTTCAAGACCGAGGAGGAGCTAATCACGGCGTTTTCGAAGGCAAAGCTTAAGGACGGCACTCCCGTTACGGACCGTAATTCATTACTTTGGTTCTTTGGGGAAAGCGCGGCAAACGAGCTAGTTTCAGACCTTGTGCTACGTAGCTGGGGCAAGCTGAAGGGCGTAGAGGGCGACTCCCGCTTGTCACAGCTCGAGTCCTACACCGACACTGTGCGCGACTACCTACTCAAGTCTGTAGTGGTAGAGGAAGTGGAGCCAAAGAAGGAGTAGCCATGCCATTATACGACTACAAGTGCACGAGCGAGAAATGCGACGAAAAGTTCGAGGAAAGAATGTCGATGGACGAACTGGACGCGGGGAAAAAGGTTCAGTGTCCAAAGTGCGGCGAGGAGGCAAAAAGGCAGGTGACCGCAACAAGGACAACGTCGACAAGCTGGAAACACTGGAGACTATAGGCGTAGAAGAAGCTGTAAAACTGGTAAAGTCTCACTTAGACCTAATCCAGCTGGCACGTAGATACGACCTGCTCCGCGATGAGCTAATGTCCAAGAGGAATTCGAAGCTTACGTCGAAGTTCCTAGACACGGAAGTGGAGCTCCTAATCGCGGCGGTTGAATACAGCAGACTCTACAACTAAATAACCTCAAACGGATTGGGCCGGGAGATGGGAAACCACCCCGGCCCAAAACGTATATACAAATCGGCCCCACACCGTACTGCGTGTGGGGCCTTGCACTTGCTTGGGATTTTATATAGTCAGTGTGTACTTATACGGACTGATTATCTTCTCATAGGAGGCATCCTCGTCCGCATCATCTAATCTGACTTTGCGGACGTCGCCCACCGCATAGTCGCGTGTTGCTTCCCACATGACCTGCATAGGGATGGTGCTAAAGAATCCAATGCTCTCTGCGTATCCGTCTGTGCCCGAACCTGTGCCATTCACGATAAGTTCGGTGCCAGTCTCATTAAGAGTCATGTTCATAGCGACGTGTACATGACCGAGCAAGATAGCAGAATACTTCTTGCCGTCAGCTACAGAAGCGTTTAAGCGAAGCACCTTGTCTGTAATGCTCTTTACGTTAACCTGATGTCCGACGTTGCCCGTGGTGATATGGCCATCTCCGTGCGTGAGACCATACTTATGACCAAGCACGTCAAAAGTTGTGATGGCAGTCTTGGGGATTACGATATTTACATCGTCCGCCTCTCGGAATGCCATCTGGAGCGCATGGTGGACCATAGTTGCGAAGCTATCAAACTTTTGCGCAGTAGCGCGACCAGCACCCTTATGAACAAGTCGCATATGATTATCTGGAGTACAATATACATTGATTTTAGCATATGATTGCCTCCAATAGTCGATCATCTGGGTAAGGTACGACACAATGCCGATTACCTGGTATGTAATAAGGTCCGTACCAGCATCGGTCTGCCAATGGATAACACCCTGGCCCAAGTCGCCACCAAGGCAAACATTCAGTTCTACGCACTCATCGCGGTGGTCCTGCTTGTAGGTAGCTACTTGGTACGCAAGCTTACCCAGACGACGGGCGGCGATGTTCCAATCGTACCCATTGTTCATAAGTTCATTTGGGTCGATTCGAAGGCCAAGGTGGATGTCCGATATTAGCACACAATTGGCGCGTGCCTTATCGGATGGCTTTCTTTTGGCCGTCTTTTTGTTCGGAGACACTGATATGGGCGCGGACTCGTCGAAAGCGCGCTTGAAGCTCTCATATACCTGCTCGCGCAGAAACTCCCAATCCCCAATCTTACGCTCAAGCTTGCGTACATAAGACAAATTACGCTTCAGACGCGCATTGGTGTAGGTGTCGCGTTGCACGTCTCCTAGGAACTCAGACCTGACAATGGCCTGAAATCCGCCTAGACGCTTTAGTCTGCGCCCATCGAACTTACCGCCAGCACGAGAATACTTATCCACAGTAATCTCGTCCGGGGTAAGCCCAGTCTCCTCCATTATTCGTTCTATGTCGTCTACTACGTCCTGTAAGTTTATACTTGGTTCGCTATGCATTAGGTGTGTCCTATCGACTAATCTTGGACTGGGCCAACAACCATCACAGACACGATCAGCGCAAATCCATTCGTGGCCTTGCCACTCCCACCGTCTGTCAGTATTCTCTCCAGGGCCTCATGTCCGCCTTCGTTTGCAGCTATTTGTATTCTTGTATAAGACCCATCATCGGTTTCGTCTACACGATACTGCCAAGCATGCCACAGTCCATCACCACCAAACGCCATCCAATTATTTGGCTGGTTCTTCTCCTTGTATACATAACAAGACACAAACACAGGCTGGAATGGATTTACTAGCTTTTTAGTCCACCATAGACGAATGTTGGCATTTCCAGCGTTTTCGTTCGCTATCTCAAAATGAGAAAAATTCCTTGCACACTTTACACCAAGTGTGTTGAATAGCACATTATTCAAATTGTTTGGGTCTGAAACCCATCCATATTCAAACACCACCCAATTGTTGACTATGTTGGCGGACGAAATCGAGTTGCCAGCGGATAGCCATGGATATACGTTTAAATCAAGTGGGTCTGGCTTTTGCTTACTCGGGTCACTAGCGCTTGGGGAGAAGTTCGGATACGTCGTAAGCGCACCCTTAGAGTCGTCCAGCTTGATCACTTGACCATACTGAGAGTGTGCCTTAATAGCATAAGCTCCATTCGCATGGCCACCATCAGTGGAGAAATATCCACCAGAACCAGCCGTTCCGCCGCCAATTCCGCGCACACCATCAGAGCCTGAGCCTAGAGAACCAGTCCCGCCTATGCCGATTATTCCGCCGCCGCTAAGACCACCGTTACCACCTGTGGCCCTTACACCCCATGTTGCTGCGACTGTAGACCCGCGTGCATACACTCCATCTGCGTTTGGCGACGTACCGCCATACCCATGCACACCAGCACCTGCAGTTCCACCGGCCAGACCAAACACGCCCTCACCACCAGCGGAACCGACTCCCATTACACCAATCGACGCAGGCCCAATGCCACCAAGACCAGACAATAACTGCTCGTCACCAATGCCACCAATACCAACTACACCGAACGCTGTACTTGCACCGCCAACTCCATATACACCAGCGCCCTTACCGTAAGTAAGCGGATCGCTTGCTGTATGTGCGGCCTCACCACCTTGTGCATATACACCAGCACCGGTACCAGACGCAGCAAAAACGCCTGGGCCAGAATCGAACGCAACTGCAGTAACAGCGGCCTTGTCGCCGGAGCCCTCAGCACGTATGCCACCCTGATTATAAGGGATTGCAGGCACGCCACCAGAAGACACTGCATGCAGTGTCTTCACTTCTGTAACATAACTGGTAAAGCTAGTCGATGCAGGCTCTACCAGTAATGCGGGACTTGTGCCTGCGCCCACCACGGTTAGCGCACTCCCTGACAATCCTGCGTTGGTGCCCTTGATTATTGCCCTATTGTACTTATCTAATCCAACCTGGCCAAATTGCACATCATTACCAATGCGCCTGTACGAGTACTCCCTGAGGTCGATGGTGCTAGACACCGCACTGCCAGCGGTCCTAACCAAGTAAAGACCAATCTCAGGATCGCCAGTAAACGACAAGTTATACAATGCAGACTTGAAGCTTGACGCGTCTGGTGCTCCAGTTTGCGATATGACTCCGCTCTTGGTCACATATATGTATGTATATCCATCAGTCTGCTGTATTGTTAGCGTAGCAGTTGATACGGTCTTGCGAAGGCCATTAATGTACGCGACGCCACCAGCAACTGTAAAGTTCAAGCCGCTCTGGCTCTTGACTGAGAACCAATAATCGTCCTTTACAATTGAATACTCATCCGTAAGCACTGGTGTAATGTCAGCCGCGCCTTCTGACTTCCATGCAGAGGATATCTTCTTGCGCACTGGCAGGGCCAAGAAGCTGTCGCCTGGAAAGTTATCCGACATGAATCCACGTAGGGACTCATATCCGGCATTCGTATTGATATTCTCTGGCATGAGCGTACCATATGTACGCCTATCAAATGTTCTGTTTGGTGCGGTTAGGTTACTTCCACCAAATCCATATCCAGCGTTTCCGTAATTGCCACCTAAAAAGTGGACGTAGGACACCTGTAGGCACTGTGATACGTCAGGCTCCGCAAAGAATTCTACGCTTATAGACTTAGTAGAGGTTGGCGGTGATAGATGCTTAACGAAGACATCCACATAACGAATGCCGTCTTTGCTGTAAAGCCTTACTATTTGTTCCTTACCAGATGTATCATTCGCAAATACAGTAGCGCCAGGGCCGTCATCAAACGTTACGACACCAGATGTATTCAGACTTATGACGTATGTTCCGCTGGTGATGTTATCACTTGCGTTAATTAAGAATAGTCTGTCTATTAAATCATTGCCAGACAGCTTGGCGCGCACCTGCTTAAATAGATATCCATCCTGAGATACATATACGCCAAACAAGTATGGGACATTGTCGGTCCCAGCGTCATCAAAATTAACTATATTTGTTGCATCGGACGCTAATCTCTCAATCCTACGCCCGTTGATGTATACAGAGTCACCCTCTGTAAAATCTTGAACAAGTAATGTGTCAGCAAGTGTCGAGTTCAGCTGGACCTCACACGACAATAGCATGCTGCTTGAGCCAGCGCCTATGCCGTTTGAATGCATTATGTCTTGGTGCTGCTCAAGAGAGCCAGCAACACCAGGCGCAAGGTCATCCATCGTCATACCGTGCGGGTTGTTTGAGGTTGGCTGACCACCGCCCACAAGTGAACGATGGTGGGCATCAACAGCGGTAAATCGACTTACTTCTTGGGAGTATAGGTTAGAAACTGTTAAACTATCTTGCTGTGCGTCTATTGGCAGCCTTGTATATGCCACATCAATAAGTATGGTATACGCACTCGTGCTTGACTGTAGTGTTACAGAGTCACTGTTCGTGATAGTTACTGGCTGTCCAGCAGATGTGTCGCCTGGGGCCTGCCACGAAATAGCCTTAGCTGCAGTAAAGTAAAGAGTGCCGGTTCCAGTTGGCGTATTGCCACTTACACTAATTACAGTTATACCTGTGATATTAGAAGGCTGTGGCGATACATACTTTGCTTCACCAAATACTGTTGGCGCTGTAATTTGTGGTGTGCTACCAGACCCCATGCCAGTTACAATGCCGACTAGTAGTGCACGATCCTTGGCATTTACAGCCATATTCGCAGAGGTCTCTAGCCAGGCTGCGTAGTCTGCGGATTTCACGACTCTCAACATTGAAGCACCAACTGCTCTGGTAGGCTTAACCGTGCCGTCAGACTCGTGTGCCTCCAAGTCCTCTAGGCTCTCAGTATACACTAAGTATACATAAGTCTTCTCGTTGTTCGTCTGGTCAACTATGAAGTTAGCGTTTGTGGCATACTCTACATACTCGCCAGATGGAGTATATCCACCACCGGCAGTCATGTTGATACTGTTGTTGGTAGTGTCAACTGATAGAACCAAGCCACTTACAACGCCATACTTTGCGGAGTGACCTGTGCGCAGTTTAATTGACTTTATACGCTCAGTCGTATCGTACTCAAGGTGCTCCTGGTGAACTTCACAGCCCTCAGGCCATAGCGAACGGTTAGCCATTTTATTACTCTCCTAACGAACCATGCATAGTCCGTACAGGGTAAACGGTTAATAATTACTTATACTATTATACTAGTATTAGGACGGTCTTAGAACAGGTACAGTAACACCTGCGCCGTACATGTTCAATCCCTTTAGCAGTACAGAATATACGCGCGCATCAGTTGTGTCTTCTATATTGTATATAGTTACGCGCATCTGGTGATATCGCTTAGTATTGTCGACAACCTCATTAATTGACACCTCACGCCAGACCTGAGTATCAACATCTTCTGTGTCCGAAGATCTAATTTCAAGCTTAAAATTGGCCTTTGTGTCCGAAACAGATATCCTCGATACATAATCAATCGAATATAGATACTGTCTGTTAATTTCTCCTAGGGAAACATTTACAGTATCAATTGAAGTGTATGACCATGATGACACAGGCACTGTACGTGACTCCGTATCACCGTCCTCAGTTATGGTCGCAACGAATTTGTTGCCGTTGCTCGGCACTGGTAGCTTCGCATTCCCATTCGTGTCAAATATTAGTTGGGATTGCATGCGCGAGTCCCTTGGCATAATATCTGGTCTAAGCCATACATGCGCATCAGCAAACCATATATAGTCAGAAAATTCTGCGCCCAAGTCAAGTATGTCTGTAGTAAACCTAGTTAAACGCTGCGCCTCCAGCGTATATACCGAACCATCAATAGGGGCATACGTCTTACGTATTGTGCGACTATCTACAAACGACCATTCGTCTGATGTCATCGGCACACCGTCCTCGTACAATATGGATTTGCTGGCATCCATATCGTAGCTGTAAGACAGATCAGCAGTTGCACTAGCCGTCAGACCGGACCAAAGCACATTCTCAGTTGAAGAACTTACAACCAACGGCTCCATGTATGAGAACCTGGCCGGTATAAGTGACGAATCGTTCAGTGCAAGGTTCTCGCTCTCACCAAGCTGGAAGTGAGTGTAGTTATACGCCCCAACAACGTTCTTTGATAGATTTTCTGGGTCTGCTGGTACGTTTGTATTTGGCACATACTCCGTAACATCGTATATCTCGGCCCACGTGTTAGCTGGCACAATAGAAGCCACATGACCAGTGTTCGTGCCGTTATATTCATTTATTCCAAGATGCGACTTTTCTTGATTTGTAAGCTCCTCAGGAGACCATATGAATATGTTTTGGCCGTTCTTTATCCTGGAGTCGCTCCTAGGTATTGTTCCACTACCCAAATGCAGCCCAAACACGTTTTGTATGGCTAAATTTATTCTATCGAGTCTAAACTTCTCAGAAGTCGCCCCGGTAGTTATCACCTTCACTAGCACACCAGTTGCGGAAGCCGGTATGAAAAACGTACAGTCATACCTTTTACCAGCGAACTGATGCGACACAGCAATACCACTAGATACCGGCACTAATGAACTGTAAGTCGCGCCACCGTCAAAAGACACTTGCATGCTAGACACTTCAACTGAACTATCTATTGACGCTCCAAAGACAGATGCCTTCGCAATGAAGTTTTTATACTTCAATATGCTGTCAGATATCGGCACAACAATCTCCATGCCGCCAGAGATTAGATAAGCGTCCGTGTCGAATGGCCTATACTTTGGCTGGCTTGCGGACGATATCGTTCCATCTGAATGCTTCCTCAAAGTCCAACCTAATGGCACTCCTGAACCGGACACTTTAAATGTTTCACTACGCGACACACCAAGCGCAGAAGAATCTTCTACTTGCAATCTTAGATACTTGTCACCGCCAGCGGCACGCATTACGAATTGTGTATTAGCTGACACGCCAAATAGCATATTCATAGTTTGGCTACCATAATACACTGCATCTCCACTTATATTCTTTATGCACAGATACGTGCCTAACGCACTTGGCTCACCACTTGATGTGCCAGCATATGCACACGAACCGTAAGATGGGCCGTAGCTCGTAGAAGCGGACAACGCTGCGTTTATGTCAGACGACACGTCCAATGCCGTTCGCCCATTACCGGCAGTCAAAGGAATTAACACAGGCCCATTGCCAAAATCTACTTCAATTGAGCTGCTAGCCTGTACGTCGAACGGACCCTGACCTATTAGTGGCCTTGAGTACATGCCGTCATGCAAAGTTACACTTATATATTGACCAGGTGTAACACTTACCCAATCACCATATACATATGTACTTGCATTAAATAGTCTAAACTTGCTTGTGGCACTATCATACTCAATGACATGCGAATCACTGCAACCAAGATTTGTGTCTACTATGGACACTCCGTTTTGTAACGAATTAGAACTGTCCTGGTATACGTATAGATTACGTTCTTCTATAAAATCTTTGCCTAGCTTCCACGACCTAGCGAAACTAAAGTCGAGTACAAGCGGGGACACATGCGTGTAAGCACGCACAACGCGATTAATGCCTTCGTACGTGCCACCGTAGTGCCTGTAAGCACTTCTTAGCCCGCGCACCAAACCACGATACACAGACAGCCCGTAATTATCGATGTGCGGGGTGCGGACCATTTTGCCGAACACGTTCTCAGCAAAATCAAGGTCGGCGGTCTCTAATATTGAACCTTCTCTTACGATACGTACATCACTGTCTATGCCAGGCTGATCAAGCGTGCCATCAGACACATAGCTACCTTCCATTGCCTGTGCAACGGAAGCCATTAGGGTAGCACTGTTCCTGGTGGTAATGTATCCTACAACCTTATTGGTGCTGAACTCCTCGTATAGGATTATTTCATTCTCGCCTAAGTCTAACGCGATAACGTTATAAGGTGGCGCACCAAACCTAACGTCGCCATTTGCATCAGACACCACGGTGCCATTGTCCCTGCCATTTACTGTAACTCTATACTCAGTAGCCGCCTTGCCCACCCTAAAGAAGAAACTATAGGGATTATTTGGACCACGGTATGGTATGATTTGGCCATTAGAAGAGTAAAAGTCACCCTTCGGCACAACGTCTAACATGTCCCTATAACGATTAATGGCCATTATATCCTCAGACCCTTCAATTCAGAACTCACATCTCTGAGCGCTTTATCATTCTCTATTCTTACAGACGCGTCATTATTGGACACTGTAAGCCTTGGTGGTTCTATATACTCAAACCCATCGGGCATAGACCTAGACGCATCAAACGAGAACATCTGCATTGAGACGCTTTTCGGTATCTGATACCTAGGCGAATGCACCCTAACAACACCACCAGTATATTCGACACACGCATCGCCAATCTTGTCATCGAATAGAACAACCACTCTTGGATCCCAACTTGTGAGTGTCGTTGTGAACCCTACGTTAGAAGTATACGAACTTATAACGAAATTAGATGGCGCATCAACCCACCCATTAAACTCTGCTATATGCAGTCCGCCCATAAGCATTTCCACATGCCCTTTGTTTCTCCTTATCTGTAGCATGCCAGGACTTAGCGCTGGGCGCACTATCTCCATAACTTTCGTTCCATTAACGTATACCACAGCTTTAGACTTTGGACCTGTGCTATCGTTTACGTGAGCTATAGAACAGTAAGTAGACGATGAAACTTTTGCACGAAGCTCACAGATGGTAGACAAACCCACGAAATTTCTACTTGGCCTGAGTGTTGTGTTATAGTTTACATGTACGTCAAATACGTTTGAGTCATAATTACTTTCTATTGATGGCAATACACCCTGCATTGTTGGTAGTGTGACTCCACTAGTAGAAGCACCAGTGTCGCTTCCTAACCAACTGCTAGTCAAACCGCTCTTGAAGTCGACAAAGTACTTCTTATTTGACACACCGGAGCCAAATATCGTAACTACAGTTCCACCATCAAGAGGCCCAGACAGTCCAATTACTTTGAGTGTATTAGGTATAACGTACGTAATATACGTCCATTCAGCACAAGTAATCAAGCCAGTATCATCCTTTACGTGTGCGTCCACATGAACGGATTTGCGCCCACGGCCTGTGAAATTAGGATTCAGATGTACATGATACCCAAAGTCTGTCTTCGCTACGGAGCCAGTCCAGCCCAGGTAAAACGTATCGCCAGACAATACAAGCTCACCATTCACTGTCACCGTGATTGACGCACGGTAAATGTTGTCGCCGTAGTCGAACACATCAAACGTGATTGGCGTTGTATGGTCTTGCTGCTCAGAGCCATCGACAGGTGTTATGTTCTGGATAATGGGCGCAGTGAAGTCATTGGACGAAGCGCCACCCACTGGCCCGCGTCCAACACCCATTGACCCTACTGCCTGTGGCTTATGATATTGCATTAGTAGTATTCAGCGTCTGCAGTCCAATGACCAAACGAATATCCAGTGCCAGAGCCAATAGCAGACACAGACGCGACCATAAATCCACTATCTGTTATTGAAGTCGCGAATGATGCCTTATGTGCAGCGCCACCACTTGTTGGGTACACATATGTTCCATCTGAGTCTGCACCCGCGCCAACCTGCCAGTATCCGGATTGCAAAATTGAAGGCTGCACACCAGCGGCGTTCGTATCTGTGAATCCATACAATGTAACACTGCTAGGTGCGCTACGCTTCCTAACTTTAAACTTTGGATGCGGCGTAAATCTCCATGGCGTATTTGCCACCAGTGTTCCAGATGAATTGTTATATCCGATTTCCATCCCAGCAAAAGTTACAGTACCTGGGGCTTCGTCTATCTCCCAAGACTTTTCGTAGTACCTCTGGCATGCAACAAGCTCGTTCGCAAGCGTACCAGACGAGTACAGAAATGGGATATCGACACTACCATAACTGCCGGTCGTGCCTGCGTCAAGTAGCATGAAATTAGTTAAGTAGAAGAACTCTGAAGCGTTTGCGGTGTCACCATGTTCAAATGACACGACGACTGCAGCTGCAGTCGTGTCTGCGGGCAGTACGTCTTGACTTACATAGTCAAACCTTACCCACGTGTCCGCTGTAACGCCACTTGACGCTGGCTTGATCGATCTATTGAGTATAAAATTGGTATTAGTTGCAGGTGACGAGTAGTACGCTTTAAATGCTCTGTTCCTATTCGCGGGCGAATTCGTGTGCACAATTCTGACCAATATGTTATCGGTCAGTGTTGACGCCTTCGAGACTGATGATATGAAGGATGATGACATCTTATAGTAGAACGACAGTCTTAGCTTCCTGCCACGCAACTGATTTAATAATTCCTGCTCTACGTTATGGCCTATGCTTCTAATCTGTGCTGCATTCTGTAGGCCGTTGTTAAGTCTATAGTATCTTAAACAGCCCGTCTGTGAGTCGTCAGTTAGACCATACCACTTATCGATTGTAAATGTTGCGCTGGCATCAGTGTTGACATATGCACACCATCTATCCGCTGTATATCTAGGCTGAGACGTGCTGCTCATCGTGATTGTATGGTACGTGCCCCTCTGCCAATAGTCGAAGGCACCATTGATTACGTAATTACGCATCGCCCCATAGTTGATTTGCGATATTGAAGGGAAGTCTATGGCCACGCTCTGCGCTGAAGTTATCCTTCCCTTTGAATCTATCTGTATCTGTGGGACATAGCCGCCGTCACCGTACGTGCCTGGCGATACTGTTGTGTCTGCCAATGATAGTACAACAGCACCGGTCGTAGCACTGGACGGATTTATCTGATTAGCAGTGCCAGACACAGACGTTACAGGTGCTGTGAATGATGCATTAATCTTAATTTGGTTCGGAGTAGTCGTATCTACAGTAGTATTTGTGCCAGGCGCGAACGTCCTAAGCTCGTAAGTGCCGTCAGACTTACCGAGCAGTACCTGCGTTGCAGTCGGGGCTGTTGAAGTTCCAGTGCCACCTCGTGCAATCGGTAGTATTCCAGTTACATAATTAGTGCCGCCGCCAAGATTTATAGCACCATACGTGAGCGCACTTGCCCCGTTCACTTGTAGCACGTGGCCAGTTGTTAAGGAACCAGCAGCTGGTACTGTTGCGCCGTTAATCTTGCCGACAGTGAACGCACCGGCTGCAGTAAGACCAGTTACGTCGCCACTCGACGTTACAGTCTTCCATGCTGGAGCCGTTGCAGCACCCTGACCAATTAATAGCTGGCCAACAGTTCCAGTAGGTAGTCCAGCTAGTGTGCCAGCTGCACTCGCGTATACTATGTCACCAATTGCATAGCTAGTTAAACCAGTACCTCCGTTGCCCACGGCCAGTGTGCCGGTAACGTATGAACTATTGTTTAACGGTAATGACCCCCAGCTTGGTGCACTTGCCCCAGACAATAACACCTTGCTTGCCGTTAGCGGTAGCGGGGTGAGAGCCGTTGGGTTTACAGACCCAGCGTACAACATCGTGCCCTGTGCGTACGTGCTTAAACCAGTACCACCATTGTCTGCTTGAAGGACACCGGCTAGTGTAAACGTGCCGCTAGACCCATTTACAGTGGCGTTAGAAGCATTGCCGTTAATAGTTAAACCAGTGTTTGATACGTCAAACGTTATACTTTGTAATGTACCGGTACCATACGTTATTGATTGACCAGTAAGGTTTGTTACCCTACCGTAAGAATCTACTGTGATAATAGGTATCGTGGTTGAACCACCTGTAGCACTAAACCCAGAGTGTATCGTATTGAGCGATATTGTGCGGTTTGTGGTTAAGTCTCCGCCACCAGACAACGCACCACCGGCAGATACAGTTATGGTCTTGTTTGCTTTCGCCGCCAAATCAGCCACTAGTCCAGAGACCTGTGATTGTGCGATTGAAATGTCAGTCTCGACTACGCCGGATACACGCCCCTTGGCATCCGTTGTTAATCTTGGTACTTTAGACGCAGTGCCATACGTATCAGCACTGCCAACATTCGGCATACTTATCTGCAGGTCTGTAGTTAAAGCCCCACCACCAGTAAGGCCATCTGTGCCTTCTACTTTGCGTGTAGCTGGCACGTGACCAGATAAGTCATTTATGGTCGCGAATACGTTAGAAGAGCTTGGTGAGTTTGCACCATTTACTGCATTGTGCTGATTCAGATTTAGGTGGTAGTGCGCACTAACAGCGCCACCGAGCAATCCCTGGAGCTGCTCGTGGTTAATCGTGCTGAGCAGTGTGTGGTCGGTTGGTGCGAACCACACACGTGCGACACCACTCGACACATAAATACAGTAGCCTAATGCCCTGTGCAGATACGACAAGGACGAGTTTACAACTGAGCCATTGGTGGATGCGTATAACTTGTCGCCAGCAGACACACCTGTGAGCGGCACGGAAGCAGACATGCCATGCGCAAGAACCGTAACCACACCTGGGGCAAGAGCGCCAGATTCAAACAGGAACATAGCCTGCTTGTCGTCAGCCGCAGTGGCAAGACGCACCGATGGCACCACATCGCCGTTTGCCATGGTGTACATCGTGCCATCTGCAGCAAGGAACACGGGTCCGGTGGTTGCAGAGTCCGAATACTTTACAGTGCGGCGGTCCGATGGGATGCCTAGTGCTTTATCCACTTTCAAGTATGACTCACGCCATGCCTTTGCCCACCCCTCTACCGGATGGCCTTCTGAAGTCTCGTCCTTCGCGTGCGGCAGTAAATTCTTGTGTAGCGTCTTCACGCGACCCACAGACGTGCCCTGCTCCTCAGTCGCCAAGTCTTTATTTACTATCAGGCGAACTAGATACGCACCTTCAACGTCTGGAGTAAAGTAAGCAGTAGCAGACGACGCGCCTGTTAGTGTGGTCGTTGACCCTGTTGGCTTAGATACAATGGTCCAGGCCCAAGTAACTACTCCTGTGTCGTCCTGGTTAGTTAAAGTTACTTGTGAACCTATTGACAAGCCCTCATTTGGAGTGAGGACGCCATTCATCAAAATGTATGCTGTACAGGACATATATCACACCTTACAATAGGTCTTGTAACGTCAAATCTATATCCGCAATCCGCATGTATTCGAACGGACTTGCGGTGACGTCAGACACACCAGTTGAGCCTAGTCTTGACAAATTATTGATGACGAAGTTATCCACACCAGTATACCTTCTAACAACTGCCTGGATATCAGACGCCTCCACTGGTTCGCCAAGTTTTAAAGAATTTACATACGACAGTATTGCAGACCTGACTGAATTCTTAGTCGATATGACATTAAATCCACTTCGTACTTTAATAGAAGCGGACATTGACAAGTCTACCTGCATTGCCTCCTTAAATAAGAGGCTTCTACCTGGCACGTCCCTGTCTGGTTTTGAGAATTCTGCTAGCATACTGGCTGGGAGTGAATTGTACTTGTACTCTACAGTTAGAACTGTCCCTAGCGCAGGCAGCGTTGCAGCAGACGGTATAAAATACACACCATCGCTTGCTTTGTTGGATCCAGCGTACGAGCCAGCATCCTTCTCTAATTTATAACTTGCACCGACTGAAGGATATTGTACATACTCGCTAACGGAATCCATTACACTATCTATGGATATTACAGGCTGCTTTGATAACTTAAGTGTTTGCGAAGGTCCGGTATATGTTACATAATCTGTGGCCGTAGCTTGGGTTTCACCTATCAAATACACGTCCACTGCGCCACCGTCATTAGCAGACCTTAAATTGTATACGCTATTGCCATATACGATGTTCATGTCCTGGACGTTGTTAAACTGTGACCTGATAATTTTCTCTATACCACCGATGACTGAGGGGGACGACCCAACTATTGATGTTAAATACCTACGTATAAGCTCTGCATTAGTCTCTAAATTCGTACCCCCAGATGCTGGCATCTCGTTGAACACTGCACTAAAGATTGGCATTGGCCGCAAGGCTCTAACTACCCTATATGGCCCAACGTTACCAATTGTTCCGCTGACAGAAGCAGTAGCCGGTACTTTTAACTGAACGTACTGCGCACCATTAACTGTGACCAGGTGAGAGTATACATCACTTACGTATAATGTAGTGTCTGAATCAACCGTGAATGTAACGGATATGCCAGTGGTTTCATCTTCCGTCGTCGCAACTGCAAACCCCGCCCTGATGGTGACGTCAGACTGCGGTATTTGTGACGTCTGAAATGTTAGCTCTACCTTCGCGCGTCCACCCTTGTTGCGCACCATCGACTCGTTGTATACAAACGCGTCAAGGTCAGCGGCTGTAAAACTAGCGCCATTCGCAAGCGTTAACAACTGTTGAACCTGATATATTGAGTTGGACTGAACTTCTAGAGCAGATGCAGTCGGCTCTATATATATATCCCTAATTGGGCCAACAGCAGTGTCATATGAAGAGTTACGTTGTTTAATGGCATTACTAAGTATGCTGGCGAACTCTACAGCTGATTTACGTGTGATTGCCATTATGCACCAAACCCTATCTTAGGCAATGGTATTGAATTTCCACTTGCTGTGATTATGTTTACTGTGAAAAAGTACCTGGTTTCATCGGTTGGATCCTGATATACTTTTAAACTATCCATCCCAACAACACGTTCATCGTCTGACAATGGAGTGGCCGGATCTGACTTTTGTAGCTTAATATACCTGTTAATACCATCTCTAATGCTTCTTGTCGCAAGCCCAATTACCATATCCTGAAATTCAGGTATCGCACCAACTAACTCATTTAGACCAGCACCAAACCCATACCTGGTTACATCAACCGAAAAAAATTCGACCATGTCTTGCACTAATTTGTCTGCACCTGACAAAAGTACTGGTCTACCATTGTGACCAAACACTGAGATGTCACCATTCTTGATTTTTAAAGTGGTAGCCATAATGCAATAATCAGATTGTAATGTACATTAGTAAATTATGCAATAGACAGCACATACTCCACGTCACGTATAAAACTTTTTAGAAACTGCTTTATGTACTCTATCTTCTCTATGACAAAGTATATCTCGGCAGCAAGCGATAACTTCTGGTCGATTTCAAACAGCAATCCCTTCGCTACCTTAATAGGCATCTGCAGCGTTTCGTCCACATACGTGAATAAGAACGCCACATCAGGACACGAAGCGGAGGCAGACCTTAACTGATCAACGTATGGTATTAGTGAGAGACTGTTCTGTGCAACATCTATACCCTTAACTAACGCAATGCGCTTAAGTTCTGATTCATAATTTGCGATCTCTATGGCTTTTGCTTGGATCTCATAGACGACCTTTTGAGAGTCAAGCGCTACTATCAAGGAATTCATCAGACCCTTAAGTGATATCAACGCCTGCTTCACTATCTGTATATTCTGCCCAGCTGCCATTATTAATACTTTTAATATCTCACGTGCACATCTTACGTCTTCAACCTGCATCGCATTGCGGTACTTTTTAGGAATGTCTACATGCTTTTTGGCAGCACCGTACAGACTTGATATGTCATTTCCTAGTCTAGTATTCTCTGCCTTAGATACAAGCGATTCTATGCCACGCGAAGAATATTTAAGTACATACTCCTCAGTAACTGTGTTAGTAAGTTTTTCTACGTCCTTTTTGTAATTTGCACTAGCTGCTGCAGCTTCATTCTTAGGTATTATCGACATAACATTACCCATTCTTTACTATTGTAGAAAGGTACGTGGAGCTATACGACTTGAAGCCTGTTGCAGCAATAGTAGCGGAAGCTACAGTCGGACTAACAGCGGCTTGGACAGCGATAGACGGCGCAAGTCCAGCTAAAAATACAGCCAACGTACCATTGGTCACCGGCGTTGCAGCCGCAGCTGAACCACTCGTAATTGCTGCAGACGAAGCTGCGAGTCCGGTTGATAAGGCCACAAGCTGAGAACTTAGAAAATCTATCTGTCTAGCTAGTTCTGTAACTAACGTGTCCTCGGCAGCTCTGTATGGAGTGGACAATATGGTTGGATATGTGGGCAACCCAGATCCAGGACCAGAAAGCGTTATATTTGGACTAGTCACAGTGAAGTCTACAGATCCATTCAGCTTAACTGACGGATACGTAACTTCAGCGACCGACCCAACAGATTCAGATTCAACACGCCAGTTACCCAACTCATCAACACTTGTTCTGTGCGTTTGCATGCCAGTTGAATTATGTGCTCTGTAAGAATACTTGACCGGAGAGCCATAGAAACTTACGTCCATGATGCCCTCTGCAGTCGCAACATTGCCAACTTCTAAGCTAGCACAGTCAACTGCAACGCCGGGTGCAGTAGCATTTTTAAGTACTACTCTAAACTCTCTATTAACACCAAGAGAGTCAGACTGTAACTTGCTCTCTATCATATCAGGGCCCATACGTCTGACCTGCCCAAACCTAAACTCGCTCTTATCGGCAGAATGCACAAGCACTTGTGATGCAGACATTATGGACATGTCAACTTTATTTAGGGATACCGTGGTGCCACCACCACCGGCCAGATACAGCTTCCCATCCTTAAATCCTCTTATGTATGCACCACCGGACGACATGAAGTCGTATTCGCCCTGATTCAGCGTTTCAAATTGTGCATACTTATATAGAGGTACTGATGCGCTACCATCTTCCGTTTCTATTCTTGCTCTCGGATCGGCGCGTGCCTTCTTATGAAGCTCGTATACACCAGGCCATCCGTATCCAGGCACAGCAGAGTTTTGGCCGGATTTAGCATTTCCTGGATCGTAGCCTATTATGTGTTGAGAATTGTCCGGTCCGTATACTATTTTAGCCACATCGCCCTTCTGTGGCATGTATCTGCCCCATGCAGCGGTCTCGCCAGACATTGAGAACCACAGTGGCGGTACGGTAGCATACATCAATCCGCCACCAACACCAATAAGTGGGCCAGCGACAGTACCGTTATTATCATCAACTACGTCTATGCTTCCATATAGTAGCCTATCACGGATACTATCGTTACCAATTATCTTTAATGGATTCTTTTCGCCTAAGTTAAACGATCTCCCAGATAACTTTATACCTACAGATACGCCACCACCTGACTCATACTCTACGTCGTCATCAGCATTGTCGTCATCAAAGTCATCGTATCCACTCATTTTCTATCCTTTTATGTAATCAGTGAATTCAATTGGCTGATTATTACGCTTTACATGCAGGACTAAATGTCCTACGCCATCTGATTGTCTGACTCCTGTCGCACCGAGTGGATCACCTTGACTTACTGCACTACCGACGCTCAAGTCAGAACTCACATTGGCTAGATCATAATAAGTAAATATCCACACATTTCCGCTGCTCGACTTGTATCCTATTCCTATTGCGTACAAACCACTTTCTAGTTTTTCTATTGCGAGCACCTGCGCACGTGGTGGGCATACATAAACACTCACACCAGGATCAGACTTATATTCATACAGAGTCCCAACCGGGAAACCAGCCCTATTTGTCTCCTTTAATAGAATATTAACATCATCTAGTGGGTGTATGAATATCCTGTTGTTCTTAGGAACAGGGTTTTCCCTTTCCTCCTGCTCCTTCTTTTGCGCGTCAGAATTAGACTGATCTTGCGCCTGCTTCGGTACTGGTGCACTGCCCCACAAAACTTGGTAATTTAATAGTCTACCGCCAGATCCTCCAATGTGATTGAAAAGCAATGGGTCAGGTCGCTCGGCTTGGACCTGCTTCGAGCCTTTTTCTGCCTCTTCCATCTGGGCCAAAGCTGCTTGCAGCTCATTGTACTCTTCTTCTGATGTGGATATGGCTATGCTTGTGCGTAGTTTCTCAATGTCCTGATAGAATACTTCGTCAGTTGATTCCAGTCCGTACTTCTCACTCCTTATGCTTGACAAAGACTGGTCCTCAAGAGTCCCATCCCAAGACCTTACGGTATTTATTTGTAGTGAGGTAGACATGTCACCACTAGCCCCCCACGTTATGCTATGGCCAATATTTTTGGTTGTGCCAATTAAATTTCTAGGTTCAAAATATATTGGTCTATTCAACCACATCTTTATGTTTGGAAGCGCACGTATTGAAACCGTTCGCGCATCGGCGTTTAATTTATCAAGTGTAATCGCAGCAAACAACTTCGCAGCTTGTGGTGTACTTATATAGCCACGCTGTGTTACAGTTGCTGCCCTTAGTCCATACAGTGGTATCAAACTATCAAGCTTCTGTACTTGAAGACCACCATACATCTCTGACCTTCCTATCTCAGGAAAGTTTTTAACTATCGCATGGTCTGCAACTGCTATCGTATACACTTTTTCATCTGTGTATGTACTATCCCAACCAAAAGTATCAGACTGAAATACTACGTAGTCGTCACAATATGGGCGTCTCACTACAGCATCTTCCTTGCCCATATAATCTAAAGTGTTGCCCACAGCTAGATCAGGAGACTTACGCATGTCTTCTAACGTTCTATAAAATTCACCAAAGAATGATGGATCTGCATCAAACATTGGAGGCTCAACTACAATGTCACCACGTGGCGTGCAGTACATGACGAACTGTATTCTATCAACAGTTTCGTACATGACCTGGCCAACGGTTGACCATTCTGTCTTCTGATATGGACTGGCTATTATGCCCTTATCTACAATATTGTCATTTTCGGTGCCAATTCCGGACGGTATTAGCATCATTAAGCGTCCACCATCTACAAGATATTCATCAGGGTGTGTCCCGATGTACTCTACTATTTTATTCGTATCATAGACGAATGCATCTTGATCACTAGTGTTGCCAGCATTACCGAAAAGCTGTTCTGCTAGCGACCGGCCATCATTTATATTTGAGACATAAACTGACTCGTACCTTTGTGACATTACA